TCATTCTAAATCACACTTACCCATCAAGTCCATCCAGTCTCTCATAGCAAATTCAGCTTTTCGTTCTTTTGAATAGGTCTTTTCAGGGGTTAAAAATCCGACAATCCTCTGATATGTTGTCACCTTTTTACCGCCGCATTTGGGGCAAGTCTCCCCGTAGAACCCATGATTATTTGCGCAAGCACTTATTCTCGTACAAAAAGCAAAGTATACAACACCTGCATCCGCAATTTTATTCAATAAGTCCCACGCCGTATCAAAATTGTTAAATGGAGCATCAATATTTATATGTGCTATTGAGCCACCGTTACACGCCTTGTCAAGAATTGCGCTTAGTTTGACCTTTTCATTGATTGTTGTTTTTACTCCGAGAGGAATCCATTGATTACCGTACAAGGGAAGTTCATATGCCTGATTGGGGAAGAAAAATTTATCTTTCTGCATAAGAATTGATGCAGCACGTTCACCGGGAATCTGTTCAATATTGGCTTGATAGTTCTTATCAGAAGTAAACTCATTTTTAACTTCATTTATTGTTTTCAGGATCTCCTTTGCGAATTCGATTCCCTCGTCATTGTAAAAGGTATATCCGAATTTATCTTTATAAGTCAGATTAAACTTTTGTAAGGTTTCATATATGCCAATTATTCCTATTGAATTATACTGCGATGACATGTTCATGATTTTTTGAGTATAGTTAGGTAATAATCCTTTTTCAATGTTTCTCTGAATTATACTTCTTACTACATCAAGTGCTTTAAGGTCAAGAAAAACTTTTTCTTTAAGCGTATTAATATATTCTTCTTTTGTCTTGGTTTCGTAAGCGATTCTTGCAAGGTTAATTGTATTTACCTTTACGCTTCCTACTTCAAGTGCTGATCCACCAATCGAATTAAAATAACCCAACTTGTCAACATCAGATACGAGACGACAGCAATTGCTCAAACTTGTTACATCTTCGCTTATAAAGAAGTTACTATCCGCCCATTTCATATTATGATTACAGCACCATTTTGCAAAATCTTCATCTGCAAACTTTCCGTTTTGTCTCAAAAGGGCGTAAGTTAAAACAGGAAATGTCATCATGTTATCCGAGCGAACTTTGCTTACGATTTCCATGAATGCCTTCTGGTATTCTATGATTTCATCTATGTAGTCAATTACATATGTTCCATCCGGATATTCTTTTCCGCCAAATAGCGCAACCAAATATTCTTTGTCGAAAATAGAAAAATTCGTAAATGCTGACTGATTTACTCTTAAATACGGCTGATTCAATTTATATATAATTCTTTGAAATTCTTGGTCTCTGTAGTATTCTGGGTTTTTTATATAATATCCCTCATCACAATCTTTTTTCCAGAAGTAATAAGAATATACGAGAAACGAAGGCAGTCCACACGCCCCACTTGATCTGTTTGATGTCCAACTAACAAATTCGCCTACAAAATCAGTGTAGGTTTCAAGATGTTTGGGCGGCTGAGCGTTAAAGTTTTCAATAAAATATAGTCCTTCATTTACAAGTCTTTCAATATCATAAGCAAAACAATACGGGACATATGTTGTACTTGCAGCATCGTGCATGTAAAAATGTCCGTCGTATTCGTTCCTCAGCCATTCGTTAGCTGTTTTGAAACCATATCTTTTGTTCATTTCGTAATATATCTTATTAAAAGCCAACAACTTCGAATGGGGTTTACTCATTTCGGCAGTTAAAGAACATATGTCCTTTGTCCCCACATTCGCATTTCCGTCGATAGAAGCATCTGCAACAGTCTGCTTATCTACAAAATTGTCTATAAAATCAGTGTAACTAAGTTGTTCGTCCGAAAAACCATTGAGACGCGCCATATCTGTTCCGTATTCAGCCAATAGTTTATTTATCTGGGCTGTGAAGTTTTTGTCAAGTTTTATATTAATGTTCATTCAGTGTTCTCCTTATAAACTGTTTATGTAATCATTTGCTTCTTTGAAGTCCAAAAGTTTGCCGTCAACATTTAAAACTGGCACAGTTGTTATTCCCAACTTTGTCATTTTGCTAACATCCGAAATTTCAGAAAACTTAATATTTTTAGACCTCATTTTTTTAGTTAACACATTGCATTTAGGGCAGTGTGTTGTATATAAAATAATCTTTGTCAATAAAAATCCCCCCCTAACAATCAACAGAATAATATTCAAAAATATAATTGCATAAACTACATACGTCCGACTCAACTCTTGAGATGCACTCTTTCAGCCAAGGATGCGTAATTCCCCATTCTTCATCGCTTCCCCAAGCCAAAACAGGTATGTTATTCTGTGCCGCAACATACAATTCTATAGCCGTTCCAATACTGGTATTTATATCTTTGAGATTAACCACAATAATATCACTACTACGAACATGGTTTAAATCGTACTGTATAACCTCACGTTCATTCTGGTGTGAGGGGTTTTTAAAATTGTAATAATCGTTAGGATTTATTATTGTATAATGCTTTGTGTCATAATTCATCTTTTTCTTAAAAACCCTTTTAAAATCCCTGCGCCACTCATCGGATTCTTCAAAGCTCAATCCGCTCATCTTGCCGGCAAGATATATTTTTAATTTTTCCAATCTCATTCCTCCTGTAATGTCTTCATAAATTTGTGTATTTTCTGACAGATATAATCTAAACTATCATCGCCGTTATTATGAACGACTAAATTCCAAGGATATTCTTTTGCTCCCTTAAACATTATCTCATCATTTTTAATACGTTTCTCTATGGCTTCATCGGTATCACCACGTTTTTTCATACGCTCCTTTAACACTGTATCAGAAGCAGTAATATAGATTGCTACAATATCTTTATCCGAATATCTTTCGTGCAAAGTTTCTAGCCCGGGTAAATCCAATATATAAATATCAGAAACGTCAAGCTGACTCTTAGTTGTCCAATAACGATTGCCGTCAAAGACCGTCTCGGCTACAATATCACCACAGCGCTTTGCAAATGTATAATCTATAACATCAGCAAATATATGGCTTTTTAAATCTTCTGCACTGTTACGAGGAATGCGTGTTGTATATGAAATGATTTTTTTATAGCCATAGTCATCACATAACTTATTTACAATCGTATCCTTCCCTGCTCCTGACTTTCCAACAAAACAAAAAAGCTTGTCTTTCATTTACTTGACTCCTTTCCTCTGGGGCTACCGCAACCCATCTTTCCTTCGGGACATTTACCATATTCACAAGGCGCTCCCGCATAAGCAAATATATTAGGCGCTACCACTTTGCACTGTCTTAGCATTTCATCAGCCAAAGCTCTTATCTCGTCCTGCGCTCTATTACAACAACGATGAGCAAAGAAATTTAAAAGACTTCTTGCATTCATTGTCGTTACTATTTGTGTAGGACACGCATTGGGTAATACACTTCGGGCATTTTCCTGTGATTTAGTCTTTGCTTCTCTCTTGGACATACCTTCTGAAATGTATTGGTTGTACAGAATATCACACAGTTTTTTATACTGGGTCGCAATTAGCTCCATCGTGTCGTCAAATATCATTTCACAATACTTGTTATTCTGAATTTCAGACGGTTTAATAGCGTTAAAATCCGTCATATCTATGTATCTTTGTGAACTTTGCGAGTAGCTACCTATTCTATGACGTACCAATTGATGAGTCAGACTTCGTGATACATCTTCAATAGCAAAAGTAAAATTTGCATGTTCTAACACCGATGTATGACCCGATTTTACAGCATCTGTAATATGTCTTATGATTTCATCTTTAGACATACCCTGCTTTAAAATCTCTGACAAACTCAAAGGTGTATAGCAAGCCTTATGCGCTATTGCTACGGTTAATTCAGGATTATTTGTATATGTAAACAACTTTACTTTCAAAAATTTTCATCTTCTTTCTTATTTAATATAGATATACGGCGCCAAATCATCTATAAAAGCCTTGTCAAAAGGTTCGCTGATTTCCACTTTAATAGGCTTAGACCAATCTAAACTGTATATCCCCATAATGGATTTACCGTCTACAATGTATCTCCCGCTAAAAAGTAAAATATCGTGATTGTACTTGTTTGTCATATTAACAAAGTTTTTAATATCTTCGACCGTATTAAACTGAATAATAGTTTCTTTCATATCATTTCTTCTCCTTTCTTGTTTGATTTTTTTCTTATTTTCTGGTTTTTAGCTTCTCTCTTCCCTAAGAGCTTATATCTTTCAATTTCTTCGGGAGTGCCTATTCTTGTTGTTACATCGCCACAATACAACTCATACATCTGTGCCTGACGCTTCACATCCAACCACCCCATTTGATATCTACGTTCTTTTTCTGTCAAGTTTTTATTGTCATCCTTTCTTGTTAATTTAATTAATGTATTCTCTGCTTACACAGTAGTTACAACCGACAATCTTTTCGGTTAGGTTATTTTTATACAAGCAAGAGAAATTTATCTCTCCGCAAACCGGGCAACAACATAGCGAAGAACCATCATCTTCACCATAATGTCCCGTCCTTACATATTCCATTGCTGTTATAGCTTTTTCATTAGAATTTTTATAAATCATACATTTTGCTCCTTCTCTTTTCGATGATTTTATGAAAGTCCATAGGATTATCACTGCGTTTTACTTCTTTTCGCTTGCCATTCGTAAGCTGATAAAGAATGTATTCTTCACGATAATATCCTATGGTTATCACAATAAAATCAGGGATTTGATTATAGGTATATATTTCCCACAAAGTTTCGTTACTTTGTAAATATCTGGATACGTCTGTCATGTTTATTTTGCCTCTTTAATTAATTCTAAAAATTCTTCTTCGGATATGATTTTTATACCAAACTCTTTGGCTTTCTTATTTTTAGAACTATTCGATGTAGTGTCGTTATTGATAAGATAATCAGTATTTTTGCTTACCGAACTTGATACTTTACCACCCATTGACTCTATTTTTTCTTTTAATTCGTTTCTATTTTTAAAATGTTCTACGCTACCTGTGATAACAAATATTTTACCTATGATTGAGGAAATTAAATTGATAGATTTATTAGCTGCTTTGAATACAAATTCTTCGCTGAGTTTAAAAATTTCCAGACTATTTATATTGAAAAAGTCGCTGATTGATTTTCGCATTTCAGTACCAAAGCCCTGAATACCATTGAGTGTATTTGGGGCGCTTAGCTCTGATATTATATCCGGCATGTCGGTATTACCATTAAAATAATCTTCGACCTGCTTACTTGCCACTTTGCCGATAAGTGGTATGGATAAGCTATAGATAAAACGACTTAAAGATATTTCTCTGGATTTTTCAATAGAATTTAAAAGTTTGTCGATTGATTTCTTACCAAAACCCTCTATGGTAACAAGCTTATTGTAATAATTTTTGAGATAATAAATATCTTTAAACGAAGAAATCAAACCAAGTTCGATAAATTTTTGAAGAGTTGCCTCGGACATTCCTTCTATATTAATAGCGTCACGAGAGGCAAAATGTTTTAAGCGATTAAGAATTTTTGCAGAGCAAGTCGGATTAGTACAAATAAGAGATTTGCTGTTACCACTATCTTGAATTTTTACTTCACCGCCACAGCAAGGACACTTTGTGGGTAACATCAGAGTATTACTTCTGGTCAAGTTATTATGTACTTTTGGTATAACCATATTTGCACGATAAACTTGAATTCTATCCCCAATACCGAGTTCTAAATCCTCAATATATGAAACATTATGTAATGTCGCTTTGGTCGTAATAGCTCCATCTAAATCAACAGGGTCAAAAATTGCAACAGGATTAATTAACCCTGATTTTGATGTTTGCCAAACAACATTTCGAAGAGTAGTTTCATATAATTCATCAGCCCACTTGAGAGCCATACGACAATTTTCGTGATGTCCCGTCGCCCCAAGTGATTTAGAAAGCTTTCGGCTTTTAAGTTCAAATATAATACCATCTACTGGATACGCATATTCTTCCGGTTTTAATTGTTCAACACATTCTTCTATGTTACCATTACATCGTTTTACGGTTTTAAAGCCCATATTATTTAAAACGTCAAGAACGATATATTTATCGTCCCAATCGACGCCAGATACACATTCAAATACAATAAATGAAAGATTACGGTCTTTAATTGTGTTCAAGTCTAAATTTCTCAAAGTTCCGGCGGCAAGGTTTCTTGGATGTGAATATGGTTCAGGGACAATCTCGTTAACTCTTTTAAATTCATCCCAAGATATAACCGTCTCTCCTCGGATTTCAAGACTCTCCTTATAAGGGATTTTCATCGGAATATTTGAAATAAATTTACAAGCTTCTGTTACATCTTCTCCTATTATGCCGTTACCGCGTGTTATACCCTGTTTAAATTCTCCATTCTCGTAGCGAAGTATTGTGGTCAATCCATCAAGCTTCATAGAGGCGTAAAAATTATTATTACCAATAAACTTACGAATATCTTCAATATCTTTTGTTTTATTGGCGCTAAGCATTGGTTTGCTGTGTCCAACTTTTTTCAGTCCCTCAAGAATATATCCCTGTACTTTTCTTGTCGGTGAATTTGACATAATAATACCAGATGTCTTTTCTATTGATGTAAGAGTATCATACAGATCGTCATATTCTTTATCAGACATTATAGGTTTGTCATATTTGTAATATGCTTCAGATGCTTTGTTTAATTTTCCAATAATGTCTTTCATGATTTTTATCACATCGTTCATATGTTTATCTCCTTTACAACTGAGCTAACAAGCTCTTAATCGGTTCCCTATATATATTCTCTTTCGCCCAGCTAATATAATCGGGATTAGACTTGGCAACATCAATTAATTTTTTACCCTTATGTTTATCGAAATCCAATACATATTCTTCCAGCTTAGGAAGTTCTACTTCCGGCGTTTTAATTTCATCCAGAGCTTCATACACCTCATCTGAATAAATCATATCCAAATTTGACCGGCTCGATAGATAATCACAGAGATGAACTAAAAAAGCTTCATCTGTTTCTGGTTTAGGAAGTACGGTTGTACTTCTTTTGGCTTCTACCCATTGTCCACTGTGTCTTTCACAGAGATGTGCAATATACTCTTTAGTTTCTTGCGGAATATCATGCTCGACAGTAGTATTTCTTACCCATTCTCCTGCAAGTAAAGGGTGTTCGTGAACCGTGTGTTTTGAGCCATCTAATCCACATTTAAGAGCGTCGTGAAAAATTGCAGTACAACGCAAACAATCTCTGTGGCGAGGCTTATAATATTTGTCCTGTATATATTCCAATCCAAGAATATAGTTCATTATCTCTCCAAACATCAGTATATGAAAAATCTGACCATGCGGCTGACACTGTGTTTTATTATGATATTTGAGTGATGTTGATGAAGGTATTGTAAATATGTAATTAGGTATCTGTTCTATCATATCTTCACAATATTTTCTCATTTCGTCCGTTTCAAATTTATCCAACAGTGTTTTAAAAACTTTAATTTTATCCATTTAGTTCTCCTTTGTTATCCAAAAATATTTGCAACAATGTTTTTCTATTGAAATTTTCTTTCTTCTTTAAAGCTATATTAACAGTTCTAACCTCACCCAAATGATAACATTTTTCTTTTGCTCGGCTTTCTCCAACATATAATAAATTGGAATTAAGCATATAACAATGAGCTTTAGGCGTAACTAATATAACAATCTTCTGCTGCGACCCTTGCGATTTATGTATACTTATGGCATAAGCCAGTTTAATATTTTGCATTGACCCTTTGGGCGTATAAATCAACGTACCGTCATAATCTACCACCATAGCGTCTCTCATAATTTTTACTACTCGACCAGTCTCGCCATTTGCAATAAAAGTAGTTATATCTCCCTCGGTAAGGCTGGCATTGTAAACCTCGGCTTTGTAATCATTGACACAATTTATAACAATATCATCCAATCTAAATTCACTATCCCCAAATGCAATTTTCGCTTCAGGCTTGTTATTAACCGCCGCTTGTATTTTTTTGTTAAGCGTTGTCGTCCCGTAATCTCCAACGTTATAGCATGAAAGAACGGCGATATCTTCAAATGAATATCCTTTATTCAATAAAGTCTGATATAATTTTACTGTATAATCAACTATTTTATCCTGTGTCATAGGCATAAAAATATACGACTGGTCATCACCGAAAGCTTGCATACCCGAATTAGATTTATCCAAATATTCTGTGCCTGTGCGAGTATCGGTTGCAACAGTTGATAATCCGCCTGTTCCATAACGAAATACTTTGTTAAGTGTTATAGTAGGGATGCTTTTACTTTTTAACAAGTCATACAGTATATTACCTGCGCCTACAGATGGTATCTGAGCATCATCACCGATTAATAGCAATTTGGTTTTTGAAAAATCTATAGCCTCGAGTAAATGCCGAAACAAAAAAATGTCTACCATTGAAAACTCATCTACAATTACAACATCATAAGGAAGTTTGCAAGTTTCATTATAACCCCAATAATTAGGCGGTATGTGTGCTAAACCTCTATGTATCGTCATAGCATCTTTTCCCGTAAAACCCGATAAGACTTTTGCTGCCTTACCTGTTGGAGAAAGAAGTAAAAATTTCTTATTATAATACTCGAGCATATCTGTAAAAGCCTGTGTTGATGATGATTTGCCGGAACCTGCATAACCTACAAGCAATACAATATTATTTTCACACATATATTGTGATGTTTTACATTGTTCATCTGTCAATTTAAAACCTTGAAGTTCTTGAAACTTTGAACAATCACAGTTCCATTTTGTATGTATATTTAAGCCTTCTTTGATTTTTTCTGCTACATATTTTTCTGTTTCATATGTATTCTTTTTACATACGCTTAATAGATCACGATTAAAAATTACATCATTTTCACCTTTTAGAATAAGCGGCAAATTATCCTTTGCTTCCGGGACTAATACATCAAACTGTTTTTTCAAATCACCAACATTCATATATGTATTGCCGTTGTTTTCATTCTCTGTCAACAAATAATCCACACAAGCCTTAGCACGCTGATATGACGTAACAAGATCAAATCCAAAAAATAATACTGGTTTTTCACCTGTTTTTTGACATGCCTTTGCGTCTTCATCAAGTGTAAGAAGTAATGAATCGGCGGTTTTAAACCCAATGCCACCTAATCTACATAAACATTGATACGGTTCTTCTCTAATGACTTCTTTGATTTTATCTACTGATGTATATTTATCATATAGTTTTTTAACGGTTGAAAGATTGAATAATCCTCTAAATTCTTCAACTATTTCAGCTAACTTAAAATTTTCTATGACCTTATTTTTAATAATACCAAACGTATACTCTTTAACACCTTTAACCTTTGATAAATCAACGTCGTCCAGTCGATTATTAATTATTCTATCTACAATATCCGGGTAGACAGACAATAGTGCATCAGTCTGTTTTTCAGTCAGAATTTCATATAAAAATGTTCTTGCTGATGCCAAACTCGTAGGTTTTTCTCTTTTAATATATATAACCTCATAACCTATACCATAGTTATCCGATACTTCTTTCGCCTTGACTATATACTCAACACCAAGATTAAGTTCAGAAATATTGCCTTTAATGGTTACAGTATTATATTTATTAATCTGAATGTCGGGGTACTCAAAACTATTAATTGAGCACCCATATATCTTGAAATCTTGTGAATTGTAAACTTGTCTTTCCGGTACGCACCGAAATTCAACAATTTTCTCCAAACACTATTTCTCCTTTCATTTTAATATACGTCCCACTTCTTAACTATTCTCTCTTTTTCGTCTGTGCGAACCCAATCTCCACCCACCTTTTTCATTTTATTGCGTTCACTAAATTCTTTAACATGGATAACATTACCCTCTTTAAATGGGGATTCTATAAATGCTTTCCCCGCAGTGATTTTTGTTTTTAAATACTCGCCTGTTTTTAAATTATAGAGATATAAATACGGTTTGGATTTGTCTTTGTAAAATTTGCATTCAACAACATAATACATATCATCGGGAGCCTTAGGATTTTGGTATGTGATATATTCCAAATATTCCATTTCCGATTTTATTTGTTCCTTTATTGATAATGATTTATTATCCACGTTTTGTGATAAAGCAGAGATAAGACCTATATTGTTAATATCTCCATATTGCATTTTAGTTTCTTTACCTGAATATTCTTTAATAATATTTTCTGAAAGCCCATATTCTAATATTTTTGTCTTTTTTATAATTTTACATTTTCCATATTTATCATAAAGATCATAAATGTCCAGTAGATATTTGTTATTACCGAAATCCGAGAAAAATCCTAAAATGATTAAGATTTTTAATTGTTTAGAATTAACAGAAGTTTTTTCTTTAATATCAGAAAGCAACTGAATAAAGTTATCATACTTATTTTGTCCCAATTGATAAAGCTCGTCCGCAATTTGTTTATTGCAATATTTAATAGAAGAAACCGCTTTATAAATTGTATTGGTGTCTTTATCATATGTATATTTACTCTTTGACTTTCCAAATTTAATGTCTTCTATATGAATTCCAAAATAATTTAATTCAGAAATTATACGACTTGTTTTTTCATTATCTGACTGATATATGTTTAGTACTGTTGTAAAATATTCTAATGGATGATGCGCTTTTGCTTCTGCTCCATAAATACTATCATAAGCTACACTACACGCATGCGAAGCATTAAATGAATACCGAGCTGCATCGTCTACAACTTGCCATATTTCATTAAATCCTTTCTCGGTTCCTAAATTCTTTTTATATCCCTCTAAAAGTTCTATTCTCAAATTTTCTTTTGCTTCAGGGGTAAATTTTTTCTTACTGATTTTTTTAATAATATCATATGTATGGTCTTCTTTCATTCCACACCAAACCAGAAATGCCATTATTGATTCTTGATAAAGCATAAAATGATAACTTGCTGAAAGCAGATTATCTATTTCATCAACACCGGTACTATATGATTCTCTATCGAGAAAAGTATTTACTAAACTTGCAAAACCCGGGCGAATCGCCGCTACAAATGCGCTCATTTCAGCATCTGTTTTTGGTTTATAACGTTTTAGCATTGATGTGGATATATCAGTATCCGCTTGATTCAGTGTCGCCGTCATACCGTCTTCATATATTTGCCAAACTTTATCATCCAAACGAACTAAAAGTTCTCTTATATTGGGTATTGGTTCGCCGATTTCTTTATAAAAATCAGATAATATTTTCCAAACTACCACTGTTAAGTAATCATTTTTAAGATATTTCCAAACATCAGACGTATATCCATCTATGCAAGCACACAACTGATCACCTATTTTTATTAAACTTAATTCTTTTGATAAAGACTTATTTGATAATACAAAACTACAGGGAGAGGGTGAAATACTCTCAATAGTTCCAATATATTTTTGAGCTTCATCAATAATAGGTTTCCACTTTTTATCAGTTCTAAATGCTTCGATATTTTTTCCGACTTCATTATATTCATCCATAGGAATTTCATACGCACGACAAAGATTTCTAAATGCAGATGATTCTTTCATCGTACCAAGTGCATACATATAATAAATTCCATCTTCACCCAGCAATTCCTTAGATGCAGCAATAGGCGCTGACACATCAGACCAATTCTGATCTATATCAGGTAGCGATCTCGTCTCTAAAATTCTGGCTACACTCATAAATCTTGTAGGATATAAAGGCACAGGAGCTTCAAATCTATCAATTTCAGTAAAACCAAGTAACTTATTTATATAGAAAGAAACCGCAGAGCCTCTTCCGGTTCTTGATAAAACACCGCCGTATTTATTTTTTGCTAAATCAACCATTTTCTCATTAAATAAGAAGTAATCAGCCATATTTGTATCTTTAACAATTTTATACTCATATGCAATACCTTGTTCGTATTCTTTCCATCTTGATTTATCAATATTATGTTTTTCAACATTCCATTTTTTCACCAAATGTTTAGATAATATTTTATTTTTTTCTTCTTGACTGTAGCCGGGATAAATTGTAGGCATTTTTATTTCTTTATCAAAATATAACTCTTCACAATTATCAAAAATCAATGTACTATCTAAGGCCTCTTTGATTTGCTGTTCGTTAAGAATTGACTGAACTTTATATCTATCCACAACAGTGTCATAATCAGGAAAATCTAATACAAAACTATCTTCATCACCGTAATTCATACCCTTTCCTTTAAGAAATTTTGTTCTGTCTTTTGCTTGTTCCGGATAAATATAGTGACTATCGTTGGCGTGTATTAAAGGGATACTATACTTTTGAGATAAATCAATCATATTCTGATTATGTCTTTTCTGAATATCAAAAGGATGATTTTGAACTTCAAGATAGAAATTATTTTTGAAATGGTTATATATAGTCTCAAATAGAATTTTTTTGTCACTGCCCTCTCGTAAAATTCCGCCAATACAAGCGCTTGTAACATAGAAATTATTTGGATTAAGCCGTTTGATTAATTCTATATCAATTCTTGGTTTATAATAATAACCGGTTCGATTGCTCTCAGCCATAATTTCATTCAATTCATAAAAACCGTCTTGATTTTTTGCAACAATCACAATATGGTAATTAGAATTATCTTTAATAAATCTATCTTTAACCATATACAATTCTGCCCCATATATCATTTTTAAACCATTTTCTTCACATAAACCATATGCTTCAAGAAATTTTCCTGCCCATCCATGCTGTGTAGTAAAATAATTTTTACAGCCTAATTCAAGGCTTCTTTTTATATAATCAGTATTTTTCACTACACAATCTAAGGTCATAATATTAGACTCATGACAGTGTTTATGATAATTCTCGTATCTTTTTATCTCTCTCACTCCTATAAACTGTTTACAAATGCCAATAAATCATCTTCCTCTGATGATATTACACTGCTGTCATCATTTTCTTGATTTAAAAACAATTCTTTATTTTTAAGATACTCATCCAGCGGTTTATGCAACTTCCTTGAATATCCCGACAAATTAAATAATCTAAATTCATCCGCCTGAGTTACCTCTTGCCAGAAAACTTCTTCATCACCGCTATCTTTATATTCTCTTTCTTTGTCAGTAATTTCATTAACAACATTAACGATGTCGTCTTTTAAATTTTGTATTTCCTCCTCCGTTAAGGGAACTTGAATATAACAATCTTTAATAACAAACTTAGCTCTTACTTTATCCGGTAAACATTCAATACTATTTTCAAAAATCATCTTTTCAACAAATTTATTAATATTATCCTCGTCATAACCAAATGATTTTAACCACATCTTAGCTGTGTTTACCAAACTTTCACCAACAGCATTACGTTCAATGTATCTTTCTTTTATCTTACCATTCTTCTGTTCAACCAAAACGGTAACATATTTTAAGAAATTCCATTCACAAATAATATCTTCTAACGGAATATTTAAAGCTTGCCTTATACCCTCAGCATATATCATAAGCTGTCCGCCTTCTTTGATTATCTTTTCTCCTTGATATCTTGTAGATGTTTTCCAGTCCACTATATGTATGCGTTTTCTTTCATTTCCGTTTTCATCAGTATACGGCTCAACGTAAAGCATATCTATATATCCTTGCATATGAATATTATCGGAAATTTGAATTGTTATAAAGTGTTCAACTTTATGTGGGAAAGTAATAAGATTATGATTTTTAAAGAAGTGTCGAATACAATTTTCATATTTATTTGCAATAGCATCATTCTTTTCAGAGTCGCTTCTGTTATATTTTAGTTCTGCACAGTTCATTGTAAATAAACTATCTTCATATAACTCCGACATATCTTCATATTTAATCTGATTGGTATATAGTTTTTCAATAATATTATGAACATTGCCACCAGAAACACAATAAATACTGTTTGCTCTGTCTTCTTTTTGATGAAGAATATATTTTAAAAAATATTCCCAACGGTCTTGTTTATAACAATGATATCTGCTCCAAGACCATAATGTGTTAGTATTAAGTTTTTTGCAGAGTTTTGTTAGCTCCTCTTTTGTTTTTCTTGCCATTCTTTATACCTCCTGTGTTCAGCTTCATCATACGGAATACGATGTTTAAGTAAAAAATTATAAACCTTGTTAGGCATATCAGCAGGACTATTTTTACTTCCTTTTGGTATTAAATCCCACTTGTCATATATATAACTTATCTTTCGTATAGGATAGAACTTATCGCATTCCTTTCGGATATGATTTAAGCTTATTCCTTCGTCTAATGCGATAACTATCTCAACATTTAGGCCAATTAATATTTTTACCTGTTCTTCCGTCAATTCACAAGAACCCAATGAAACCATAGTTTCGTCGGCTCTTGAAACCCGCTTCAGCACTGACTTTTGGCTCTCTGCTACAACCACAAATCCAGCTTTTTGAATGGATTTATAGTTTTCATTCAATCCATAGACGTTTAAACCCTTTGGATACGTTTTTGACATCTTTACATACTTCGGAATGTCAAACATCTCATAATTAGGAACTGTAGTTCTACCCGACACACCAATGTACTCATCACCATCTCCATCCCACTTTCTTTCCGGGATTACAATCCTCTTATGATCAAACGAATATCCAATATTGAATTTTTTACATACGCCCGGCATTATACCCTCTCGAACCCAATCTATATAAGGGAGCGGAACATATTCTTTTATGCAACTGTTATCATAAATCGGAATGTCTTTATCTATAATATATCTCTGTCTTTTTACTTTTTTGAAAATTGCCAAAGGGTCTTTTTTATTATCTTTGTCATTATTTTTTTGATAAGAATATTTCAAGCCAAGAATTTCGTGGAGATATTTAACCGCTTTTCCAAACGATATATTTTTGATGGACATAACCAGCGTGTAAATATCTCCGTGTTCATTTATCTCGGAGCTTCTAATTGCTACAGACAATGTATCTTTTTTTATACAAATTGCCGTTTTATTAGTGCCTTGCGGCAAAGCGGCTCGCCATTCAGCAGAATAACTTTTTATATCATGACATTCTAATGAAATAAGTATCTGTTCCACACAGTTATTTTCTATGATATATTCCTTTAACTCATTTGCGTTTATACCGCTCGCCACCCTTCTTTTACCAATCTTGAACTATATTACAGATGCCAATGTCCTTATTTGTATTAGTAGAAAAATCAAATTCGCTAATAATTTGAAATGCATCAGTTTGACCAAAACGATTTTTGGGAATAAAAGTAATCATATAATGTTTGTCCGGTTTTAATTTAAAAGGTATTTTGCTCTTGCCGTTCATACCGTCGAATCTATAACCTACAATCTCGTGTCTACCGCCCTCAAATTCATCCTCAAAAGGTCTGCGTATCATAAGATTTACACTCATAACGTCTACAATGCTCTTACCCATACCTATTTCGTTATTAGTAAGGTATCTCATTTTGATACTTGCTTTCCCAAGCTGATATGTAACAAACAATCCTACGTTTTTGGCAGTTGGCTTAACAATATCATACAGTTTAACCATATCTCTTGTCATAGATTTATATACTTCATCGGTTGTAGAATCACAACTTTCTTTTAAAGTATCTAAAACAAAATATCTTACACCAAGGCTTGCATATTTTTTGATAAGTTTTATAACCGTATTAACCGAATATCTTTCAAGCGGAACTATGATTATATTCTGCTTTTCTTTCTTTTCTTCAATCCATTCAGCTGTTTTTCGTAGTTGAGTCATCGTTTCCTCATCAAAACCACCATCACGCAATTTATATTTAGGTAAGTCAAATTTGAAAATATTATTTGCTACCCACACAACAAGTTCTCTTTGTACCTTGGTCTGATCTTCTTCATTTATAAAAAATACGACTTTTTCATCATAATGAAGTATTGTAGGAATGATATAATTCATAACTGTGGTACTCTTACCTACTCCTGAGTTTGCTCCTAAACCATAGATGTTACCATTACAGTTAAATCCGGCAATCTCTTTATTAAGGATTTCACAGTTATTTAGCGGTAAGCCTATATTTTTTCCCTCGTTGCATTCGTCTATGAACTCATTAATACCTTCACAGGCATTATATGACACAACATCTTTAGCAGCGTTTACAAAAATATGATTTATCATCGCCTCATATTCCTCATAAATTTCATCTAAAGACATATCACAAAAATCACTAATGCGCTCATGTATTGGAAAACCGTTTTTTAACATTATTAAGACGGTTTTCCATTTATATAATTCTTTGATGTAACCATCAATATTACTTGTATTAACATATTCTTTTGCTTTGTCAATGGTTTCGTATCCGCCATAACCATCATATTCTTTCTTTAGCTTTGGATGTTTTTCAAGGTATAAGCCAACAGTCATATCATCTAAGACCGATTTTTTCTCGACCATAATGATATCGTAGGCAATTTGCCAATAAACTCTCCAAGTATTCTCGCTAAAATCTTCAAGCTGTAATGTGTAATCGAAAAACAATTCAGGTTTTTTATATAAAATCGAAACAATATTAGCTTCCGCCATGACTTTATATTCTTTAATTTGCTTCGCCGTTTTTAAAACTTCTTCTTGATAAGGTGTTAATTTTTTATTTTCTTTTTTTGTTATAGCCAATTATACCTCCTTCTCAGAAAAGTTTTTTCATTCTGTCGTTTATTTCTTTAGTCTTTTTTGTATACTTCGCACCTTTATTACGTTGATTATCGCACATTATTTTTTCTGATTTTGTTTGAGATTTCTTAACTCTTTGCAATCTCAAATACACATCATTGATCTCTGGTTCGACTATTTTCATAATGAGATTAATTTTATGACGCTCATCTTTTATTTTTTGCTCATTATTATGTAAATAAGTCACAATCCTTTGTTTGCAAAGTTTAAATGTGCAGAGAATTGTATAGTCGTCATAATGTGCATTAACTGCATGTGTATTATTCGCAATATATTCTCCTCGTTTTATGCCTTGTAATCTCAAAGCAAGATACTGAGGGAACTTCATATTATCGTCATATTCAAGGATTTCTTTTTTTATATATTCGCACAGTTTAATCCACTGTGTGTTATCTGTTTTTTTCTTATTTGCCATGTTAGAATATCCTTTCTGTTAAGAGGCTCCGGTAAATTTATCTTCACCGGAGCAATATGTATATTAACCTAACTGTAATTTTGCAAAGTCAATAAGCTCTGTAAGCGTTTCAGGTGACTGAAGTTCAAGATTTTTAAGTGAAATATTTTTTTCTTTCATCAGTTTGTTAACAGCAAGAAGTGCATCTTTGTTATCTTTAAAAGATTTCAAAACCTCTTTAAACTCTGTAGCGAGTTCCTCTGACCTTTCTGATTTGTCAATCATAGACTCGGTTGAAGTAGCCATATCTTTTTTATAAGACGTTTCAGACGCAGTTAATCCTGATCTTGAATCGAAATATTCTTTCCAAATATCATAACAGGGGTTCTCTACAACATCTCCAACCTTTGTAACATTTGTACGATCCTTAATGATTTCTGCATAGTAATGAATTCCATCGTTTTCTTTTTTATTAAAAAATCTGCATACAATATCATAATCATAAGGAAGTGTTTTATAACAATCAGGCTTGTAGCCTAATACCCTTTTACCATCTTCATCTTTAATTTCCTGTTCCTGTGCAACGGATACAATATGATATCCTTTAGAAGAAAGGTCAATTTTAGTCTGTTGCAATCTCATATTAATTAATTTGATACGTCCCCAGCTAAGTACCGAAATGTTTACATCATTCGCATCTTTACCTTTTCTTCTTGCGCGTTTTTCTTCTACTTCGTTCGCAGCGACCTGAAGACCTGCATAGATTTTACTCTCACTGTCAACAATAAGCGTTTGACACTTATTTTCTTCTGCAATATCAACAAAATCTTCTAAATCTTCTTCAAGAGTATCAAGATCAGAGGTTGTATCTACAAACTTTAGATTGTTATATGTATTACCATTATTAAGAGACACTGGAACACCCTCATAGTGGGCAAGACCTGCTTCACTGTCTATGGCAATGCTATTGGGAAAAGTCAAACCAAATAATGACTTTCCTGTACCAGTCGCACCATATACTAAAAACTTACCACCTATTTTATTTGCTGCACTTTTTCTAAAACTCATCTAACATCCTCCTGTTTTTTATTACATATTTTCAAGCATTGCGAGAAGATCGGTTTCTTCATCGGTGCTTTCTTCGCTATCTGTATCACTTGACTTTTCAGTATCCGTATCTACTCCCGCATCGAGCAATGCCTGTTCATAAAAATACAAGTCATCCTCGTCATACTTACCGTCTTCAAAGGCAACAGCAGGTTTCCTGTTTTCACTGTCACCAACATATGTAATATCCGGTTTAACAATAATCATTCGTTTTTCACGGTTGTTATTACCCACAGCACATCTTCTTTCAGCTTCTTCTTCTGAATATAAACCCAACTCAATAAGTTCCTTTATGTCATCGGGAATATCATCTTCTGTGATATTAACAATGGTTCCACCTTCGATTAGATTTCCGACAACGGTAACTTCGCTGATACTACCTTTCTTAGGCTTAAAAAATTTCTGAAGCATTTTTGCTGTAATCTCAGGATTTTCATTAATTTCAACCTCAAACATCTTGGGAAATACAACATTTTTTCTTACTTCAACTTTTTCGTCATTGATTTTGGGCTTGCCCACATAATCAACAACATAGCCCATAAGTTCTATTGTTCCCTTATCCTTAATTTCTTTTCCAATACTCTTTGAGTCAACAAGAATCGCTTGTGAGAATGTTGCTTTAAAATCCGCTTCGTCTTCAATTTTTGAAAGAACGATAGAAGTTATTTCTTTCTTAACTGAAACTTTACCATCATACTCGCTATAACCAAGCTTTCCTTTCACGTTAACAACTACATCATCCTCAAGATATTCGCTAAGATAATTAACTGCATCATAGGCTGTAAGAAATTTTTTATAAACCGTCTTACCCTTAACGTCTTTTTCAACGCCTACGGTAATGAATGAATTGTCTGAGATACTATCATACAATGACTCATCCAAACGGTCTTCCCAATCAATTTCAACCGACTTACTCTTACCGTTCTCGTCTTTTTCATCCTCACTAAAAGCACGAATTACATTATCTCTGTCCGGGAAGAAGCCACTCTTCATCTCGGCATATACAACATTACCGTTACCGCAATCAATACCAACATACATACCGCTATCTGTCCATCCGGAATCATAAGTATGATCGAGACTGAACGTGTTATCGGTAAGCTTAACACGACCAATGAGATTAAACTGAGCTTTACCCTTTTTTAAAGCCTTTCTTTCTTTTGTCTTTGCCAAAATTTTTATCCTCCTTAAATTAAAAAAATATAAAATATAAAAATATATCTAAACACCCTTGCGGATGGAACATAAAATTAGTTCTATATGAAAATTTATGTTAACAGTGATTTTGGGTGCACAAACCCAAGGTATACTACCCCACCTTGTTATTTGGTTGTTATTTTTTGAAAAATGCAGAGCGGAAAATTGCTCTATTGATTTGAAAATATTTCACTTTGTGATATAATGTGCTATCGTAGTGCTACTTAACATCCTTGTAGATTGCCGCTAAGAACGGTGTAAACCTATGATAGAAAGAGTGTGATATGAAAATCACTCTTGACTCTTGTTTCTTTTAGAAATTTCTTCCCATTCCTGTAAGAACATACACATGGTGTTTCGTTCGTTATTTTCGTTTAAAAAAGTAAAAATAACTATTTCGTCATTATTTCCCATAGGATAAGCTCCTAAAGTCGGTTTATTGTTCACGACATTTTTAGAATTAATCTGTTTTGCCGCTTCTTCAATATCACCAAAATCTAAATTTTTATATCGCACAATACTATCCGCAACTGCTTTGGCTATATCCTCTGAAGCTGAAATTGCTTTGGCTAATATAGGCGACATTGATATTTTACCTACGTCATACATAAAACTCCTCCTTCCTTTACTCAACATTCCACCAAAAATCATACACTTTTCTGACACTCCAACGGTATTTTAATACAAGCACCGTAACCTCTCATAATATATATTCTCCAAATGAAATTTAATTTTTATCCCTTTTTAAAATCCGTTAATCGCATTATATTGATATTGCTTTTCTTCCTCACTGAGATATTTGTGTCTTACCATATACCGTTGAATTCTGGGTTCTCTATAATTTTTAATTGCATTATAAGAACGAACATAGATGTTATAATTGTTTTCTTCTGTTCCGCACCAACTTTTAACTATAACGCCTATTTGAAAATCGTCTACAATTACAATATCTCCAAAACAAAACTTCATATAATCACTTCCTTGCTACTTTACTTGCTGCTACAATCGCTTCTTGTTCTGTGTAAAATACGGTTTTTCCAAACGAATTGCTCATGAAATTGCCGGTAGTTCCGTAACCGTTTTTTATATATGCAATGTCTACAACAATATCTCTTGTATCGCTAAAAGTCAACTTCCTCACTGTTCCAACTAACACTTCATTTGTGCCTCTAAGAACAATATAGAGCCTGTCTCCTCTTTTGCAGGGCAATTTCACATACAGCTCATTATTGTCGAAACAATCACATTTCTCCGGTGAGTTGCTTTCGAGAAATCTTTCCTCATCTTCGTTTCCTACCCATCCAAGACAAGCATTATAATGCAAACAATTTGTACAGTTCATATAATAATTCTCCTTAATGTTTATCTTAATTTACAAAATCACTCATTATGTTTTCTTTAATTGAGATTACCCAGTGCTTTAAGCCATTTTACAAATGATTTTGAACACTCATGGCATAGTCAAAGTTACGAGGGAGATATGTATACCCCTCTTTCGATGCTATGTATGTGACAACACTTGTTTCATCCGCACATTTATTGGGTATTATTTTACCACACCGGTCGCACTGCTTTATTTTCATCTTTCTACCTCCGTCATTTCTTTTACAAGGTTGTCAATTTCATTGTTCAGTATATTTGTACTGCATAATATATGTTTTTCGTATCTCTCCTTCAATCGTTCCGCAAACTCTTTTATTGCTTCGGATTTTGCGGTTTTAAGTTCATTTGTCAACGTTTTTACTACCTCGGCATTTGCAATCATTCCCGATTTATATTTCTCAATCTCAGCCTTTTGGCGGTTGATGAGATTGATAACATCCTTTTGTAACATTGGGAGACAACCTCCCCTATACACCGCTCTGTATATACAATCATCTGTACACATACCCTTGTGTTCTTTGCAATATTTTAAAGCTTTTACAATTTCATTATCTGTCACTGTCATTCACCTCCAATAATTCGGGGTTATCATAAATATTGCCGAACATTTATACAAATCGTGTATTTTCATCGACTATTGAATTATCGTTAATCTCTATTGTCATTTTATCGTTAACTTTTATTTTTACATCACTATAAACACCATTTTGCAGCCACCACGGAGAACTACTGCCTATATCTATATTAGAAGCAGAAACATATTCGCCATCAAAAAGCCATTCTTTATTTTTTGCCGTAAATTTGGTATTTGATTTGAGAGAATTAACATAAACTTTTCTGCCAATATAATTTGGTTCTTTATCAAATTGCGGATATTTCTTAATAAATTTCTTATGTATTTCGGGTGCAACTCTTTTAAGTGTCTGTATAATATCGGGCACTACTTTATTTTGATAATCGTCTATTACTCCACCAAACATCGTACGAGGCTCATTAGAAAAAATTGCGAAAAGCAAGTTATTCGTCACTTCATTCAAAGGGATAAACACACTTTTTCTATAACCATCTGTGGATATAATATACCCCTCAACATCTTTCCTCCACTTCTCGTCCTGTTCGGAGCGTTTTCTCACCGTGCCATAATCATACCGAATATACAATTCATCCCCCATAATTGCTACACGGTCATTAGGATATTTTAGTTTGTTATATACTTTATCGTTTTGATATTTGCCCTTAAAGCTAAAATACTTTTTTGCTCGACTTGTATATCCTTTGGTAGTCACCACATTACCAAATTTGCAACGGGGGACTAAGAAATCTCTACAATTCAAGCAGGTATTGTTTTTGTAATAAGTACATTGTTCTGCTCTGTCACAGTATATTTCATCTGCTTCCAAAGGTGACTCTTTACCGCCAAATAGACTTTTACCGCCATACAAATTTACATTTATTTTATTCATCACTCCACACCGTCTTTCTGCTTCGTGATTTTCACCTGTGTTTTCCCGCATTTTGAACATTTGTATTCAAATGCGTGTACCATATAACCATCTACAATCCTAAAACCGTGTGGGATATAATGCTTTTCAAAAGAATGTTTACAAAATAACTGTTTAATTTTTGTTGATATACACATCATTCCGCACCGCCTTTCAATGCTTTTTCTGCTTCTTCTTTGGTTGTGTAAACCATATCGAATGTATAATCTTTATTTATTGTAGATTTAATCCCCTCGGTTAATATTTTCAAATCAAACATTCCACCGCTTTTATCAACATATACTGCCATAACATTTGCTGGCGTAACACATTTGTTATATATTACCCATACTATGCCGCCAACATTAACAGGCGGTACAATTATACCATTTTCAAGTAAGTGGTCTGCAATCTTTTCAATTACAGATTTATAGAATAAATCTTCAAGTGTTCGGGTTTGGATCTGACAATTTTGCAACAACTCAACCAGACGTTCTTTTTCACTCATTTTCTTCTGCCTCCTCGTCATAAATTGCTTGCTGTATTACAAGAATAGAATTTATATTATAATTGCTAAAATGTTCATATATACTAACATAATCTTTAGGTGAATGACACCCTTTTAATGCTTTCAAAAACAACTCCGTATTATAACCTGTATAATCAGCAAATTGAATGATACAATCTTCCAGATTTTCAGCGTCTATATATACATAATTCTCATTGTCATACAAAATTAAATAATTCATTCGCTCACCTCATTACAGGACAATCCTTTACGCATGTCCTCTTTCTAAATTTCTTCCAATTGCGTCTTGCCATAAATTCAGCCCTTGAAATTTTTTTCATTAAATTTGTATACCTATTTCCAACAAGTGTATAATTCCAAGCAAACCATTTATTACCGACCATAACGGAATGATATCCATATGCAAATTCTTCTCTAAATCCGCATACGTAACAATCGGTATATTCCTCCTCTATGCCCCATTCACAACTGTAAATCTCGTGGTTTGCTTGATGGTGACATATTGGACACATAATTTGATCTTTCATTCGTCTACCTCCGCAAGCCAATATTTTTGACGACATTCATCGCAAGAATACATTGAACACATCTCGTTTTCCTCTACGCACCCCAACTCTTCGGGGCAAAGTTTAAGGCGCCCGTCAAGCATTTCAGCATTCGGAAACATCTTTAAAAATCTATCCTGCCGTGTTTCTACAGGGTGTTCCTTGCACCATTTAAGTATTATTTCGTTTGCTTTGTCAGCATCTTTTACGTCCATTGCAGATATAGAACATTTATAATCCCACATCGGACAGTTTTCACATTTGTGAAGATTCGCCCTACACATCCTCGCATAATCATATATCGTTGCTTTTTTAGAATTCATTGTTTTTTCTCCTCTGTTTTAATTTTACTCACAATCTCATCGTAGCTCTCATTAACACATATGTATTCTTCGGTGCCAGCAAATGAAAGAACTCTTTTATCTATCTCTTTGTTATCATATATTGTATCAACGAGTTCTAAATTCACAAGTGTTTTTCCTAATTTTGTTGTTAATTCGATAAATTTAGTCATTACGAATTTCTCCCCCTATTATTCTTAATATAACTCTTTGATATGGAAGCAGTTTGTATCCAGTAAAATCTTCAAAAAACTTATCCGGATATTTCAAATAATAATCTCTGATTTTTTCTCTTTGTTTCCGTCCTCGCTTACTTCGCTTGCATTTCCCGCCGGACAAGCATTTTATGCTACTACCATTTTTGAATTGTATAATCATTAATTCTCCTTCTCTGAAACAACTTCTATGGAATAGCCAAGTTCTTTCTCAATTTCGGCAATTGTCATTTTTTTACTTGGTTTCTCAGAAACCATATGAATCGCTACACCTTCTTTATTCAAACCCAGAGGTAATTTAGTTCCGTCAAAAAAGGTTAAATATACCTTGTCATTTTCATGCAGTATCTTAGCGAAACTGCCTATAGGTAAGAATACCTTTGGTATATCGTATATGACTGTACCATATTGACTTTTAACCCTATAACGAAGATGTAGAATGTATTCGTTTTTGTCATGTTTTTCTAAATCTGCTGATATTAGCTCTGTTCTTGTGGGGTAAATAGGTTCCATATATTTATTCTCCTTGTATTATATATTTATAGTTTATATATCCATTTTTACGGATATTTGCTATACTGTGTTTAGATACTGTGGATTAGTTTAATCCTCCTACCACTCGATGGTTTCAAAAAGGCTCTAACCACAGTCTCTTTGTACAGTTGTTAATCAGTTAGATACCGCATAACGGTTTATTTAGAACAAGGTTACAATCGCAAAGTGCCCTGTGGGTCTAAACAGTATCAAAATTCTATTGAAACGAGGTTGTTTTATGATTTATGCCGGAATTGATGTTGCAAAGGATAAGCATGACTGCTTTATTTGTAACTCCGATGGTGAAGTTCTCTTTAATGCCTTCACCATTCCAAACACAATGGAAGGTTTTGATAATCTTTATCAAAAAATTTTATCGGTTACAGATGATTTGAACAAAGTAAAAGTAGGGCTTGAAGCCACAGGACATTACTCATACAATCTGCTTGGGTATCTTCTTGATAAAGGCTTGCCGACCTTTGTTATCAATCCACTACATACCAATCTGTATCGAAAAAGTCTCACCCTCAGAAAGACTAAAACAGATAAGGTTGATGCTCATACTATCGCTATGATGTTAATGTCTGATGTGAACTTAAAGTCCTACTCGAATACATTGTACCATAACGAAGAGTTAAAGTCACTAACAAGATACAGATTTGATAAAGTTTCTGAAAGAGCCAAGCTTAAACAATCCATCGCAAGACTTGTTAACATTCTTTTTCCTGAACTCGAAAAGGCGGTTCCAACTCTACATATGAAGTCTATCTATGCGTTGCTCTCGGAATTTCCGTCAGCTCATCACATTGCTGAAGCTCACCTTACGCGACTAACGAATCTGCTATATGAAGCCTCAAAAGGCAGATACAACCGCGATACTGCTATTCGCTTTCGGGATATTGCAAGAAACTCTATCGGCTCTGTTATGCCTGCCAAATCTCTTGAATTAAAGCATACCATTAAGCTCATAAAAGAACTTGACACTGAAATCAAAGAAATTGAAGAAGCTATTAAATCCATAATGGATAAAATTAATTCTCCTATTCTCAGCATTCCCGGCATCAGTTATCGTATGGGAGCTATGATAATCGCTGAAATCGGTGATTTTGATAGGTTTTCTTCACCTGATAAAATTCTTGCTTATGCAGGTTTATCGCCATCAACATATCAGTCAGGGCAACTAACTTCTACCTATTCACATATGGAGAAGCGTGGTTCCCGATACTTGAGATACGCTCTGTTTAATGCAACAAAGTATGTTTGCCATTGGGATTCATCTTTTGCTGAATACCTTGCTAAAAAGCAAGGCGAAGGTAAGCACTACAACGTCGCTATATCTCATGCTGCCAAGAAACTTGTGCGATTAGTTTATCATTTAGAGAAAACAGGGCAACTTTACAAAGCTGTTTAATCTCTCATTCCAATATTTTTTGACGAGCAACTTTCGTTGCTCTATTTGTCATGCAATTTTCAATGTTCAACTGATTATTCAGACTTTCTAAAAATTTTCTCAAGAAATTCTAATTTTCCTCTTGACTTTTAATAGTTAGTCTTTTTATTACAAAATTTCATTAACTATACCGTACTTCACTGCTTCATTAGAATGAATATAGACATCTTTTTTCTTTTCTCGAATTTCATCAATTTCTGCTCTTGTAAGATTGGTTCTTTCAACTACAAATTCTTCAAGTTGTCTATTGAGAGCATCTAATTCATCCTTACCCTCTACAATATCCTGATATTTCTGCCATCCTCTATAACTTGTCATTTGATGATACATAAAAGTAGAATGTTTGTAACAAAATCTTTTTGTCCCGGCTAAAAAAATATTTAACGCCGCACTCATGGTGCTTCCAACACAGTATGTATGAATTGGAGTTTTACTTGAAAGCATAACATCAATTAATCCCCACATATCATAAATAGAGCCACCAAACGAATTAATATATAATTTTATTGGTTCACGCTCATAATTTTTTTCTTTCTTGTCTTTCTCATCATCTTCTTGTATTAAATCTATAATACCCCATAAGATTTTCCCAACAGATTCGTTATCTATTTCGTCTGATAACAAAAATGTTCTGGTATTAGAACTATTGTATGTATTATCTCTGGTTGAAATTTTAATCTCCTCCAATTCTTTAATGAAATAAAACTTTCATATCAATATTAATTTCGTATAACTCGGCTGCAAATTATTCTTATTCCAAACCGCATGCATATACTCAATCGAATCTGTACTTCCGCGTCTGGGATTTCCGTCTTTATCGAAAACCGTATACCCATTACTGTCTTTTTTATCTGTAAAACCAATTCTTATATGGTGTACAAATACGGATTCCGGCATATATTTTTTGAAAAATTCTTCTCTGCTTTGACTGCCAAAGAAATTCAGCCTAAGTAGCATAATCACATATCCATTATCCGACACATCTTCAATAGCCTTTTCGATTATTGGAACTGCCAAATTAAACGGCGGATTCGTGATTATAATATCAGGCTGAAATTTCTTAACATCCATAGTCAAATAATCACCTTTTGTTTCGGCGAGCGAATCAGAGCGGATATCAATATTGTTCACATTACACTCTCTGAACACATTATGTATTGCTGTGGAATAACTCATCGGATGATACGCCTCTTTAATGCCGTGTTCATCTCGTGTTTCAAGATTACCGCCGGCACAAGGATCTAAAATTTTAGAATGTTTCCAATCCAGAGGATAAAACTCGTTAAATTTTTCAAGAAATAATTCAATATCTGCAATGGGAGTAATATAATAGTCTGATATATGTTCATTTCTCGCATTACTTCTATTTGTACTACTCATTTGTTCACCAATAGTAGCTGCGCAGCTTTACTCACGTGAACTTTTATCCTTTCTTTTAATATTTACAATTATTTATTCTCCAAATGAAAGACAGATTTCAATCAATTTGCTCCCACTTAACCTTATTGCCGCCATCATCATAATCTTCGATTGAATAATCATCTACTTTGACATGCATATAATCAAATATTTCTCCAGTTTCAACCATTTCTTTTAGCTCATCCTCAGATTCAACTTCGACAATACCTTCTTTATGCCCATATCTCAAATACCCTTTAACATAATCCAAATCCTGTGTTACTCTAAACTTCTTCATATTATAATCCTCCTTACTTTAAAATACTATTAATATCTAAAATATTCTGTCCATTAGATGTTACCGTCGGAAGCTTGCCGTCCCACTTTTCCAAATATTTTAACGCAAGTGTCTTATCTGTAATCTCTTGATTCTGCAAACGATATGTTTCCGCTTCAGCTTTCGCCTGCTCGACTTTCTGTTCTGCCTCAATTTTTATACGAGCCAAATCCTGTTCAGCCTTTAATGCGTTTTGCTGTGCCGTCTGCTTTGCTTCGATAGCTTTATTAAACTCTTCCGAGAAATCAAAATCAATAATATTCAAAGCTTCAACATCTAAACCATAACCCTTAATCTTTTCTTCCAATGCTTTTTTCATTGCATTGCCTACGGTCTGACGCTCTATTGTTAAATCCTCAGCCGTATACTGTGCCATAACACCCTTAGTAGTTTCCTGAACCGCCGGGCGAATAATTATTTCTTCATATTTCTTACCAACATTCTTGTAGAGTTCCGCTGATTTTTCAGGAGCCACCCTATAATTAACTGAAATCGTCCCCGTGATTACCTGTAAATCCTTTGAAGAACTTGAAATGTCTACATCGGTTCTCACAATGCGGTTGTCCATGTTATATATACGTGTTATAATAGGCGTTTTAAAATGTAATCCTTCCGAAAGTACTTTATTGCTAACAGCACCTGTATGTATCACTACACCGGTATGTCCCGTGGGCACTATTTTCAAAGAAAATATTACTCCGATTATTACTAAACCTGTTACTATTGCTATAATTATTTTTTTCATTATTTTTATCTTCCTTTCTTTTTTTTATTTTACGTGAGGTAGTTTTGAACTACTCACATATATTAATTCTCCATTATTGTCTTGTTTTTTCGTTTTTACTGAAAGGATAAATGATTTCATCCAATTCTTTTTTTGAAAGAGATATTTGCCAATCATCATCCCAAGGATGATTGAATACCCTGCGACCTCTCATAGTCCCATCGTCCATTTCATCACTCCTTTGTAATATATATTTTCGTTCGTCCATCTTTTGATGAGAGCACTTGTTCATATTCGTTTTGTTTTATAATATTTGATTTCGCAATGTGCCCAAGCTCTGCATATGCAAGAACTTCAATATCGTTCTGACCTTCAATCCAATAATTTTCTGTGTCCCAAAAATCATTAAGATAATGACCATGTGGAGTTGCTGTATCAACCCAATAGTTCCATCGTTCTTTCTTGCCACATCTTTCACGGAGAAATATGAGGCATTGCGTCTCTGTATCTAAATCCGGTGGCGGATTGTTTTTATCAAATTTCTTCCAATTAATTTTAGGATATAACATTAATTACCTCCTACCTTATTTCATCTCTCATAAGTTCTAACATTTCCTCTTTTGACATTACAGTTTCGTGCTTAGTAGCCGTCTTATTCGCTGGAAGCAGCCATCTCAAACCACTATATGGTATGTGTATTACACAATCGTCATCTGTCAGAAGATCGAGATTACCGCTGTTATAGTTAATTAATATCCCCGTTATCCAAAAAGGCTGATTTTCTATTCGACATTCGACCTTATATCTTTTTCCGCAAGCTTTGTTGCTAATTCTTTCACTTAAGTCCAAGTTCATAAACATTCCTCCTGTTATTTGATAGCAGATGAAAAAGTTATTTCATTCCAATAACCACCAAACTATCTTTTCCGACAGTTGTTATTGCATTGCTTATTTCTTCTCCATTTAACTCCAAATTTTGTGATGTAGAGCCATCGGGATTGTATCTACCTCTCATGGTAGCTCCGTAAACCTTTCCACAGTCAGAATTTATTCCGACTGTGAGTTCATAAAATTTGCCATCTTCTCATCGGTGCATACATATGTATTATCATACTGTGCTTTATACAAATGCTCTGCTATAAGTTCAACACAGTTCGTAACAATGCCATTACCAGCCTGTTTATAAAGATGAGTATTCGTAACTCCTATTTCTGCCGCCTTGTCACAATCTTCAAAAGTAAGACCCATCAAAACATAGCACTCTCTGGGTGTAAGCTTACGGATTCGTATATCATCTGTGTAAACTATACAATTCATTTGCTGATTACCAAAGCCTTTGTAATCTCTTGCAAGAAGAGTATTTGCAAAATCTGTTTGCTTCTCAAACTTTTCACCCTTATTAGAAACTAATCCCGTTACCACGTGAGGCTGTCTGCCGCCACCTTGCATAGTAGATAAAGCTGGGCATAAGCCCCTTTTATCATATACATTTCCTGCGAAACTGCCGCCGGTATGCTTTGGATTATATACGTTACCTATTTTATATTCTCTGTTAGGAGAAACTTCAACTACACCCTCGTAACCTTTCCCATTTTCAATGTTTTCACATATATTTCTTGAACCATTCTTATAATAAGTTGCTCTAATACAAGAAGCTATGTCAGCATTGCGAGTAGTAACACTATCGCTTTCAATATTGAAATTCTTCTTAAACTTCTCAACTTTATCATCTGATAAATAGTATTTCTCATCAACAACTTCTTCGAGAACATCTTTTAATCTTAATCCGTTATCAAACGGTGACGGAAAGTAAAATGTATTTTTATCAATATCTTTACGGATACTTATAACAAATACTCTTTCTCTATTTTGTGGGACTCCACATTCTTTTGCATTAAGTACCTTCCAGTATGAATTAAAACCAAGTTCATCAAGGACTTCAAGTAAATTATTAAAATCGTCTATAAATCTTTTACTTACAAGATTTTTAACATTTTCAAACATAATATATTTTGGAGAAATATTATTATCTCTTGCTTTTTTAAGCAGACGAATATTTTCCCAAAGCAAACTGCTGCGAGTACCACTATCGGGATTTAAGCCTTTCATTTTGCCAGCGACGCTGATGTCCTGACAACAAAAACTGCAAGTCCACAAATCAGCATACGGTAATTCTTCAATTTTACTTATATCACCCAAATTATGTGACAATTTATTTGCCAACCAATATTTTTCAAGATCTTTATTTTTTCTTTTTACCAACTTAGCCCAGTCAAAACACTTATCTTTTTCAGGCTCATAACCTAAATTAATCTCTGTTAATTCTTTTGCCATTTCTTCTCTCGAAGGATAATCGGGATAATTTTCTACCATTTCATTTGTCAGTCCACAATGAATGGCAGCATAGGATAAGACGGACTCTTTACAGATGTCAGATGTATTTAAGACCTCTAAATCAAATAGATTAGAATTTTGGAATCCACGCTCTTGACAGCCGATTCCGGAAAATAAAATATTTGCTGTTAATTTTTCTTTTTTCAAAATATACCCTTACAGGGATTACGTAATCTTTTTAACCGGTGTTACTGTTTATTCCTTTCTGTTATTTCACAGCATTTGCAACTGCTGTGTTTAATGTATTTATTCTCTGTTCGATAAAATAAGTGTCTTATTAAATTTTCAAAACTCCATAAAACTAAGTATATGAGCAATTACATCAACAGTCCATCCATCTCCCAGTACATCAGCCGCTTCTTTTTCGGATAAGTTTTTTACATATCCTTCTGGTACAGATTGCAGTCTTGCCCTTTCTTCTTTCCACAAATATCTTGCGTTATCAAAATCATGTCCAATATAATCATCATACAATTTTGCAGAAGATTTTCTACCGTCCAATATCCTCTTTGTTATTTCTATGCAGTTATCAAAATATTCTTTTGAAGGAAATACCATAGTGCCAAATGATTTATACCAAAATCTATGAAATCTTTTAATTGGTGTCCAATTACAACCGTTATAATATCCATGAGAGTCGTTTTTGCACAAACACTTAGCTTTTTCATTCGGAACATAACCATCAAGTAAAACATCTTGTAATGTAATATTTTTATTTTCCGGAATTGAAACATTTGGAATATTAGTCCAATAATATCTATCTCTTAGCTGTGCCGTTATTAGAGAAGAATTGATCCTAATTGGATGCACCCCCATCATGTCACTGATAATTTTTTCATCGTCTGACTTCATTACTACATTTTCCATAAGGAAATATTTTGGGTTGACTTCTCTTAAAACTCTATTGCACTCATAAAATAACCCAGAACGCTTAGGATCTTCAAGTCCAATCTTTTTTTCTTTAATCATTGCTCTGGAAAAACTCTGACATGGACTTCCGAACATTACAATATCAATTTTTATCTTAAAATCTCCAGTCTCTGTATGTAGTACCCCATCTTTATATGTAACTTTATTCACATCTCCAATATAAATTGTGTTTGGATAATTATCTTTTGTTACTTTGATAGCAATGTCCTTAATTTCCGCCGCAAAATATTTGTTTATTGTATATCCAGCTTTGTCTAATGCGATGTGTCCACAGCTCATGCCGTCACATAGGCTTAAAACATTTAATCCGTTATTCAATAATTTTTCATCCTCCTTTATTTTCACAACTACTGCGTTTATTATATTATTCTCTGTTCAATGAAACAAAAGTTTCATTGAAAACTCAATACTGTATATTGTGTTTGTTTTAATGTATTAATACTATATATTGTGTGATTTGTACACGAATAGTTTTTCAACGGCCGAACTTCTACTATTCTTATCAAGTGTCGTTGTCAATTCTTTTTCCCATATGCATTCAAAATCATCAGGTGCGATTTGTTCACTAATAAGAACTATGTTATCTTTTGACCACTCTCTCATCGTGTTCCAAAATTCATCATAGTTAAACTTGGTCGCATTAGCATACTGCTTTGAATTTGCATATGGTGGGTCGCAGTATATTAAACATCCGTTAGGCTCATAACTTCGGTAATCTTCGTGTATAAACCGTATACCTTTTAGATTAGGTGCTTGTTCCATAAGGTTATCCTTTGCTTCACGATAATAGTCTCTATACCTTTCACCGTTCTTGGTCTTTTCATATCCCGGCTTTGCATAACCGCCGTCAAACCACCTGCCGTTATATGATGCGATAAACCCAATATTTCCAATCTCCCAATCCTCAAATTCAAAAGTGTCTCCGTTGTTAAATGCCGTTCTCGCCTTGTCGTAAAGATCTTTTGGCACACCTTCATATAAATCATTACCATCTCTTACGTGTCTCAGCAACGCAATCAAATATCTGTTCAAGTCTGAGCCGAGCTTGTTTTCGCATTTAATCTTATCAATTACATTAGCACCGCCTACAAAGGGTTCAATGTATGTAGTAATACTATTTTCATCTATATACTTTTGTATAATCGGCACGATATGTTTCGCAATCCGACTTTTACTTCCCATGTATTTCAATTACTTCACCAGAAAGTCCATATGGTTTACAGTAGCTACACTTTATTCCTTTCTGTTTTATTCTTATATTTAATTATTCTCCATCCGTTCTCGGAATTAAGATAAAATCTTTCAACAATTCTTCAATATGCTCGTCTGTCCATACAGGCGGTTTTGTATCATCGATGCTACTTTGATACCAGTCAGAAACATAGCCAATATCATCAATTATGTAATTGCTGTCTACACAAGTCAGTTCAACAAGTTCTAAATATTCCTTGTTTCTTTTTGTTCTATGACTACCCGGCGTAACTCTTGAAGGACTGTATGACTTAATGGCAGATTCACAAGAGCCTTTCTTCTCCCAAAACTTATGTCTTGGATTTGTTATGTCGCTTACAAATTTACCTGTGCTTTTATCTCTAACTGCGTAAAGTTTCATTGTCTTTTCTTTACTCATTTTATTCTTCCTTTATTGCTATATCATTTATAACAACAACTTTCCCAGAATCAACTCTCATAACATCATGCATTCCCCAGTCATACCCCTTGTATTTCTTCCTAACACAAACAGTTTTAGGAGAGACTTTTTCTACAATTCCCTCATACAAAAGTGCGGATGTTCCTCTATATCTCATAGCAACAACTTTGTCGCCTACTTTAATCTCGTTACCAAGAAAATCTCGTGTCATAGTTATTTCTCCTCATATCTTAATAGATTCAAAACGATTAATCTCATCTTTTAATTCGGCAATCCATTTTTCTTTAAGAGCACGACCAAAATCAACTAATGCTTTTCTTGAAGTTGAAAAAGAGTAACAGTTGTTATAGTTTATAATCTTGCCGGGATTATTCTCTACATCATCCAGATATCCTTTCATTAATCTTCCGTCCTTAAATGTTTTAGTCAACGGTTTTACTTCAATTTTATAGTTCTTTCTACTATAATAAATTTGATACATTTACAACCTCCGTTTTTCTCTCGTTTTCTCCGTTTTTCTCGCTTTTTCAAGCCTATTTTCACCATGAAATCTCAGTTCTATTGGGTATCAATAATATCTTGGTAGTCCGCATCCGGGACAGCGATCTTTACTTACATCAAATACAGTTCCACATTTTAAGCAACCTATATACCCATTTGACAATCTTTTAATAGTATTGTCCTTAAAACCTTCAACTGATAATTTACAGTCAGGGCAGATATTATCACGAATAATTCTTCCGCCTTTGCCAAGATAATTATTTTTTTCAGTATGAAAATTGACATTGCCGTCCGCAATCTCTACTTCGGGAAAAACAATTTTACCACATGATGAACACACGTATGTTGATTTTTTGTATGACTCAAGAATATCTGAAATGGCTTCAGGGTTAGATAATATTGTCTTTGGTTTGGTAATGGTTCTCACGGTTGGTTTCTTATGATTATTGCAGTATGGTTTGAGTGTGCTTAGTTTGGATATCTCGCTAACAAACTTACGAATTATATCCTCGTCATCATATTTGATTAATTCGGTAATAACTTCTCTTGCGTATTTTTTATAATACGGGATTTCTTTCATTTACATATTCTCCTTGTCCATTCACAATAAATTCTATAATAAAGTTTTTGATACCAATGTAGATTGTTCCAAGTATCTCCCATAGTATATTTTGCAAGTTCATATGGTGATTTTCTATAGCGGGTTATTATTTGTTTCATTTGTTCTTCACCACGCTTACTGCGTTTTGATTCTTTGGCTTGCAATATTTCTATCTTTGAGCCATTTTCAAAATGAATTGTCTTATCCATCTATGTCATCCTCCAACCAAGGTTTTAGTGTCTGTGCAAAATTATTGAAAGCATCAGACACTTCTTTAGCTGACATTCCTGCTTTCCACATTGCTTTGCTGGCTGATTGAAAATTGTGTGCAGCTTTGATGCGAAGCAGCACCACTTTGTTAAGATAGACATCTTTATATGTAAGCCACTTTGAGTCTACGTAACTATCAAGATATATTTGACACTCTTTCTTCAAATGATTCTCGGCTATAATTTTGCATCTATATTTATATTCTCTTTTAGAAAGTTGATTTTTCATTCATTTACTCCTGTTTAATTATTGCTTCTCCCACGTCAAAACATTTAGAATCAATATATATTTTGCAATTTTTAACTTTCGTATAGATTTTATCGTGTCTTTCTTTATCAAAAGCAAATATAAAATACTTTTTGATGTCGTCTATATGGTAAGGAAAGGTGTAGCTGTTCTTCCTACCCGGAACTTCAAGTCTGCTTCCGTTGTATGGCATATCAATTATAGCGTTATACTCAGTGCCCTCAGAATAGCAAATTTCTTTTGGGTCATTATCTCCGTGCATATCGGTGACCGCTATAAAATCTTTAATGCACAGTAATCTCATTTTCATTCTCCCACCTCTATGGAAATCTTCGGTCTTGCTCATTACTCTCTACAATTTTTATTTACCTTTAACATAATTTAACGATTTCTAAAATACCAACAAAAGTATAGATTTATCGTGGCAACCATTTACTTGCCAACTTTAATAACTCTACTTTATTATTCTCCACTTCTTCGGCTATAACGCAATCAAGCAATCCTCTCAATGCGGCACCTAACGCTCTTCCAGGTTTATAACCGATATTGATTAAATCTTCTCCCTTAACAGCCAAATCCTTTAGAGAAAAACACTCCTGCTCTTTCAAAACTTCATCTATAAGAGACTCAATTTCGTGTAACTCTCCAATTCTTTCGTTGGAACGTTCCAAGTTCTGAGCTTTGTTATCTGCCTCTTTTAATTTAATTAATCGCCTAAACTGTTTTTCACCAATCTTATTAAGCCATTTTTTGACATATTTCTTACCGACTGAAAATGTAGCATCGTGATATTGTACCAACTCAACAACCTTGTTTCTTGTATCGTTATCAAATCTCAATCGTTTCATGATTGAATCTGTCATATCTGCACTGACTTTTGCATGACCCTTGAAATGTCTAATGCCATCTTCTCCATCCTGATAGGAATGAGGCTTTCCGAAATCGTGAAATAACACTGCAAGTCTTGTAATTAAATCCTTTGAACCACATTCGGCAACAGCGTGTATCGTATGGTCAAACACATTGTAAATGTGCCAAGGGTTATTTTGAGGAAAATCAATCATGCCTTTTAATTCTGGGATAAATAAAGAGAACACATCTTTATAAAGCAAGAGTTCTACACAAAAGTTATCAAACGATGCAATTTTGCAGAATTCACCGTTAATTCTCTCTACTGATATATTCTCTAAATTTTTATAGAGTTGATGAATTTGCCAATCTGTTTCCGGCTCAATACTAAATTCAAGCTGAGAAGCAAATCGAATTGCTCTTAAAATTCTCAAAGCATCCTCGTTAAATCGCTCTTTTGCAGAGCCGACACACTGTATCTTCCCACATTCAATATCTTCAATTCCATGAAACGGATCAACCAAACCTTGTGCATCGTTATAAGCTATTGCATTTATAGTAAAATCTCTACGTTTCAAATCTTCGATGAGATTATCTGTAAAGGTTACACTATCGGGTCTTCGATTGTCTGAATAATCTCCGTCTATTCTATAAGTCGTAATTTCATATGGAATTTTATCAACTACTACTGTAATAGTACCGTGTTGTAATCCGGTTTCGATGACTCGTCTATCCTTAAAAACTTCAAGCATTTGCTCAGGAGTGGCAGATGTGCATATATCCCAGTCATGTGGTTCTCTACCCAATATACTATCCCGGACACAACCGCCTACAACATAAGCGGAATATCCGTTGTCCTGAAGGGCGTGAATGAGAAGATTGGCTCCGTCAGGAATATTAATATTAAACTTCACCCTTTACCACCCTCTCATTGACACTCATTACAAATTCATTGATAGCCTTATAATCAGGATTATCTTTTAGTGACGTATTTGCTTTTGCATATTCAAGTTTCTTTTCAAACTCATCTACCATTTCAAAAAACTCTGGGATAGGCTGCCTATTATCATCCAAAAACTCTCCATTTCGGATGCTCATAAGAAAATCGTGTTCTTTTTCTCTATAAGTAACGATTTCTTCTCGTTCCAAGATGTCAAGACACATAATGTAAAGCCTAATAAGATGCATCATATGTTTTGCAAGTTTCCCATGCTCGATAGCATTCTGATTTCTCTTGCCTATCTTTGAATAATCTTTAATAACATTATTCATTTCTGACCACATAGATTTGTAGTCACGAAGCGGATAGTGGTGTAAATTTATATCCATAAAGATTTCAGTATCATATCCTTCTTGAACTGCTTTATCAACATACAACTTAATAGCATCATCTTCAAATTCAAAGTATCTACGTTTATAATCATACATAGCATTTTGAATACTACCAAGAATATGTTTTTCTTGCTGAGATTGGTCTACAAGTCGAGCCGCTTTGTTGTCGAGCCGTCTTAATTGTGCGGTTGCATACCCACCAAAAGAATGGGCCGCTCTTCTTGACAAAAATAATTTTCTTTTATCAAGTAATTCTTGACCTATTGGCGACAAATATAAGTAGTGTTCAGGTTTTAAACCTAAAATCTCAATCGTATTTGGATTACAGTTACTTAACAAAGAGATAAGTTTGTTGAAAGAATAGATTGTTGTGTCGGTTTCTTCGTTTACAAACTGCTCAAAATTCTCATTTGTAAGGATTTCATTCTTACGATTTAACGCACAACCTCTAATATCCAAATCAGATGTTTCTGTGTTTGTGCCGTATGCATGAGAGCCACCTAAGCCAAGCAGGATAATATTCTTACCTAAATGCTCATTTTTCTCTAAAAAGTCATATTCAGGCTTCTTAATCTCTGCTTTAATTTCAGAAATATTCATCAAATCACCTCCATTTTATTAATGAAACCCTGCTTTCATTAATAGCAGTTCTCTCCTACTGCATCGTTAATTCTCTGCTGGGAGACATCATAATATCTATTCTCCAATTCACAACCAATGAATTTTCGTTTTAACTTTGCCGCACTTACACCACATCCACCAATACCCATAAACGGATCCAAAATTGTGTCTCCCTCATTTGATGAATTTTCAACGAGAATATCCGTAAGCATTACTGGTTTTTCGGTGTCGTGAATGGTTTTCCCATCTTCACCCTTTAATTTTTTGTTTGGAATCTGTAAAACATCACTTGTTCCGCAATTATTAATTCTCTTATGAGAACCTTTGCGGAGCATAATTATGTACTCGAATTGACTCATATAGGACTGACCCATAATCTTATTATCTTTAACCCATATGAGACATTTGACAAAATGAAAATCGGACTTGTTTATAACATCAAGATAATGCGTGATATTTTTGTTGTTGGTCATAATATAACAATGAGAATCGTCTTTTAAGACTTCAAAAAATTTAGGTAGCCAATCTTCTATTTCTAAATTATTGACCGAAAAAACCTTTCCGTTATTAACTTCTTTCTTTTGGAACATTCCACCGGAATTTCCGCCATTACCACGGGAAGTTATTTTATAAGGTGGGTCTGTGAAAATCATATCAACTTTCTTGCCCTTGTTAATCATAAAATCAAGAACATCCATTGCGTTTTCATTAAAAATCAGATGCTCTTCACCAATTTTGTTTCCTTTCAAATTCACTACTCAGAGCCTCATGAGATTAAGCCGGCACTCATACTCCTTTCGTATTTAGTTATGTTTATTTATTCTCCATTGAAAATTTATTTTCATCGTTATTCTTGATATTTTTAATATCGACAAAAATCATTTACATTCTCCTGCTCATAATTTTTAATATAAATTGGAAGCTTTCTGCGTCTGAGGTTTACCAATTCCTCTGCCATTTGAGTTGCTATCCCATATAAAATATTAGGCTGTTTCCTCTGTCGGTCTATGTGAGCACCATAGCACCTTAGCCTTACTGGACATTTAACTATTATGTAAAGATAGCACCTTGTGACGGCTGTGGACCCTTAACTGCTCACGATTTAATCTGCGCCACAATCACTGCATTTCTTTGCCATCGAAATGACTGGAGCTTAGCGGAACCGTCTATTTAGATATTCTCTTTCTTATTTGTCAATTAAACTCAAATTCCATCACCTATCTTTATAGAATAGTCTTCTCAAAGTACAAATATCTTTTGGCAAACTGTCTTTATCTTCTACGTCATGAAGCTTTCTAACCCATGCATAATACTCCTTTGCTGTCGGAGTTGTCAAAGCAGATGTCTTTTTGATATAGCCATTCTTAATTGCCTCATGAGAAATACTTCTCATAAACTTCCAGAAGTTATAGTATGTAAGCTTGAGTTTGGTCATATATCCTACGCTATCTTCAATAACAAAACCCTCAATTTTTCGTCCATTGTATTCATAGTCTTCTTCTAATATGTCATAATACCAATCAAAGAAGTCCTGCCAAGTAGCAATTTCGATTGCCTTTTCTTTTGGAGTAATGCCAAGCTGATTTGCAATATCAACCATCGCTTCGTATTCAAACTTCTCGAAATTCATATCGTTCTTAACAATATCAAGTAGGAATAATGCGCTCTTTGGATATTCAATAATGTGAGGATCGTTCTTCATATCAACACATTCAAACACAAACGATACGTCATTTTCTTTGATAAACTGCTTCATCTTACTAATGTTATCAGAGGAAATCTTACTATATAACATCTCTTTGAACCACTGTGCAAACTGACTATCAATGGTGGATTTACTTGCTATAAACAAATCATCTTCATATTCGTTATAACTTACAATACCTAAGAAACCATTTTCTTTTACATAAGCTGTTACTGGGAACCGAAGTTTATATTGCAACATATCAAACTTAGTTTCAGGTCTTTCATTAATATTAAAGAACTTCTCATATGCTCTTGCAACAACTTTGCCCTTTTTCGTATCAATATACAAACCTCTTGCTTTTGTAGTCTGCTCATCCCAAACCTTATCGTAGAAAGCTTTGTTTGTAAAATTGAAAGATGAAATATTGCCAAATTTCTTTTCTTGAATGTACTTATTAGAACGCAGTGCTATAATTGTATCAGCTACTGAACTACTTGTTACGGTCTGTTCGCTTCTCATCTCAGGGGTCTTAAACACTTCATTTTCAACCTCGATGGTACGAATGCCGTCTTTGTCAACCTGTACACATCTTAAACAACCGCCAAATTCAACTCGACCTTCAAGATTATAAACCCTGTCATTCACTTTTACGGGCAGTGCTTTTGTATTTCTGTGTCCGTGAATTTGATAAACGTTGTCAGAAGTGGTATTTATAAAGGTTTCGGCAATCTTTTCAAAGTCGTTGTAATTACCTACACCTTTAATCATCTGTTCTGTCGCAACATAAGATAGGTTGTCAGGCATTGTACTTAACCCAGCATGTGTAACAAGATAAACATTATCTCCATACTTGTAATAAGCACACTGACCAAACTTCCTATATAACTGTCTAATATCTTTCTTATCAATCTTTGCATCATCTAACTGTGGTTTTGTAACTAATTCAAATTCTTTTGATTTACCAACACAATCATTAGCATATAACCAAAGCCATCTTTCGTGATTGCCCTCAAGCATGAGAACATTCTTCCTGTCAGAAATAGAGATAAGGAATTTTACAACTTCTGCATTTTCAAGACCTCTATCAACATAGTCACCAGTAAAGATATACATTTCGTCATCTTTGATACCGCCATTATCGGATAGGTATTTCTGCAATGCTGTGTTACAACCATGAATATCGCCTATGTGATGAATCTTTTTATATTCTGAAAAGTCAAACATTTTCATCCAAATTGTATCAAGTTCATCAGGTTTGATAACTTTAATACCTGAAGGAATTTTTTGTGTCTTAAATCTTGAATACATTTTGTCAATCACTTCATCAGGCACTCTCTTTAAAGGTTCTCTGTTTGCATTTCTACGCTTAACCTCTTCAATAGGAATGTCTGTGAAATCCACACAGTAAATTCTATATCTGTATGTATTACACATCTCTTTATGCCTGTTCATTTCAGAAGTCTTAGAATTGGTAGCATCAATAACTGTAAACTCACCTTTCTGCATTCTGACTTCAAGCAATGTAAACAGTGTCTTCCAAGTAACATTATTATTTGCTTGACTGATACCGACAGTACCATCTACCTGCATAAGTGGACTTTGGCACAATAATCTAATATCATCGGCTGATAAAGTGTACGGCTTTAAGCCATTTTGTTCTATCCAAGTTGATTTGCCACAACCGGCAGAACCTCTTAATAATAGTAAAACTCTCATTAAAACCTCCTATTTTTTCCCCATGAAATGTTTGTTTCATTATAAATGTTCGACTCTAAAATTTCCTCTTATAACTCTTCCGTCATCAAACATGATATATCCCTCATGTGTTCCATGTCCACAACACGCATTTACAACTCGTCCCAAATTCTGAATACAATAGTCATCACCATTTTCATTAGGATAATGTCCGCATTTTGCACATGGACGATATGGCATATCTCGCACTTTTTCATCATTATCTCTGTATCTACGAACACCATTATTATCTATATATCTTTGATAACCATTATCACTACATCTATCTAACCAAGAATCCGGCACCTGTTCTTCTGTTTTAAAATCAAACTCTTTATTCATCATCGCACCAATCCCATTCAAAACTTCCTTCTGGATTTGCTATACAGCCATCAATAATTACATGACATACCTCGGATGTTGAACAGCCCAATTCATTAATCCAATCAAAGTATTCTTTATTATTGCGACACAAATTGGTATTGAGTAACTGTTTCTTTATTTCCTCAAATCTTTCCTTAAAACGCGGAAAATTAAATCGTATCATATAATGATACCAGCTCGTATCCAGTCCCGGGGCTTCGGGGTTTTGTATTTTTGATTTTTCAATTTTCAAATCACAGGTTTCTTCAAGTATTTTCTTAAATGGAGTATGCGAGTAGACCCAATCTAAATCATATGTAGGTTTCTTTCTCATATATTAACACCCCTATCTTTCTCCATATAAAAAGTATAATTACCTCTTATATCATCACAACAATTAGTCCGTCACTATTATTATTCTCCATTAACTCCACAAGCACATCTTTATTTGTATCCATTATATCTCGCAGTTCGTAAATATCAGATTTTGAATAATAGAATATCAAATCTTCCGAAAAAGTCGGTTGTAAATCACAAGACTCTACTTTTTCAATCATTGTCCATTGTTTGATTTTCCCTAAAAAGGTATCATCAATCCATTCAACCAAACATTGATGTCCTATATTAATAGTTTTATTCCAAAGAAATGGCATTCCTGCATAACGGTTATTACTAATGCACTCGCCAGTTTTAGTTGAGTATATATGATAATCTACTGACATAAGGCATTACCTTCTTTCTTAATTTGATAAAATATTTTTCTAATATCATATGCTTCGTTTTTATGCTTACAAAACAGATTTATATATTTATCAATAAAAGCTATATCATTTGGATGCATTGCAATCGGTTTGCTTTTCTTTAAATTCCACCACTGTAATTCTTTCTCAAAATCAAATGATTTACCATGATATGCTCTGCCAGCGCCCAGATAATCACAAAGCATTTCTTTCTTATATTTAATCGGCATTTCGATATGACTTCCACCATTATCAAAATTATCCTGCCAATATTCATAGTGATGTTTATTTCTACCCTTATGATGCATCCAAGCAGCCGACCAACCCTTATCTTTTTTACAAGCATCAATCGGACTTGAATCTCCTTGATAATATTTAACACTTTCCCAAAATTCTACTGGCGAAAACTTTGATAAGTCATGTACTAATCCTTGCAGTGGAATTCCTACTTTGCAACAGTACTATGAAAAATATCAGCTTTATTAGAATTTCTTTTATTTACTTTTTCACAAGGAATTATTCCTTGTGGGTTGTATTTCATATTGCCATTTTTTGAATATGTAGTTGCCATTTTACCAAACACAGAAATAATTTCATGTGTTTTTAATGGTTGATAATTACAATTCAATGCACTTGAACTTTTCTTTTTATCCCAAATCCAATCATACTTATACATTTCTAAATTACTATGTCTTAATTCTGTTGAAAAAGGCTCTGACCCAAATAATACTATTGCAGCATCATCTTTAATAATCCGATTATATTGTTTCCATAATTTGTCAAAAGGAATAATTGAATCCCATTTACAAGCAGTCGTACCATAAGGTAAATCACATAGAATCATATCAATAGATTTATCAGGTATGTTCTTCATCAATTCTAAACAATCACCATTCCATAACTCATAATCTTTATTCTCTAATATCTTTATCATCTCACTTTCTGCCATGAAACAAACCTTTTATCTGCTTTTTATCAATAATTATGTAAAAATTATCCATTGTACTTAAATAATTTTTCTACCGCTTTACTACGACTTGCCTTATCCAAAGTAGTTGTTAATTCCTTTGTCCAAATACATTCAAAGTCTTCAGGTGCGTTATATTCGCTACAAAGTACAATATTTTTCTTACTCATCTTTCTAACCCAATCCCAATATGTCTTGTGGGCAAAATCATCTTTATACTTTGTTGTTCCCTCATATGGAGGGTCACAATAAATCAACGCTCCTTCGATTTCAATATCCTCATAAGACTTGCAATCGTAAATAACATCCATAATATTGTTTCTCTGTTTTAAAACATTTCTGACTGCTTCATCATAGTAGTTTCTATCAGTTCCCATTTTCGTATGTACAATTCCTGCATAACCACCAAACCACTTGGCATTGTATGTAGCACATAAACCACACAAAGCTACGATATGTTTTGGATAACCCTCTTTATTATCCTTGACTTCAGAATAAAAATCTTTAGTCATGTCAACATCATCAAACGGATTCCAGCCGCTTTGTATTTGTTTCCAAAATTCAATCAAATACTCATTATTGTCATAACCATATTTATTTTCACATTCAATGTGTTCAATCATATTTGAGCCACCAACAAATGGCTCTATGTATATTTTAATATTCTCTTTTTTGATAATTTCATTGATAATTTTACTAATATCTTTTGAAACTCTTGCTTTACTACCAACGTATTTAATTTTTCTTCACCAGAAAGGTAGATATCTCTTACGGTTGCAACGCCTTTATTCCTTTCTGTTTTATTCTTGTATTTATTTATTCTCTATTTTCCAAATGAAAGAATGCTTTTATCTGTATTTTAGTCTATATCTTGTATGTTAAATTTGCATTATATACTATATATAGTATGTCAATTTAGTAATTTGTAATCAATACTTCCACATCTTTACTTCTGTCAATTTTGTGATAATTACAGTTCACGTAATCGCCATTCAAATAATGAATCTTATATTTATCTTTCCATTCATCTAAAAACGGATTGTCATACTTCAAATTATTTGATAAAGCCCACCTTGTTTCTTGTTCATCTAACTTGTCCAATAATTCTAATAGTTTCTTTTCATGTTCTTCTGTCCAACCTTCAAATCCTCTTTTGCCATCATTGTAATTGCCAACAGATGCAAAATAAGGCGGATCAAAATACAACAAGTCGTGTTCGTCAAAGTCTGAGTAATCAATGTCAACAAAACTTTTTGATGAGAATACAACATCTGTACTGATATTTTTCTTCATTGCATATAAGTCTTCTTTCTGTCTGTCTGAAAAATAACTTCGATTTTTACCAAAGCTGCTATTATATTGATGGTTATTATTGAATCTGAATTGATGATTAAATGAGTGGCACATCAATGTATAGAGTGTAATCCAGTCGTTTTTTCCGGCATTGTAGTCATCACGAAGTCTCTCAAATCCTTCTTTATTAGTTTTGCTAAGTGAATACTCTGTAATAATATCTTCTATTTTCTTTACTACTGCATCTGTATCTTCTGTTACAAGACCTTCAAAAATACTTGACACATATGGATTTATGTCGTTATACATATAATGTTCTGCTTTTGTATTAATCAAAACCGTTCCTGAACCACCAAATACATCAACGAACATGCTGATTTCATCAGGAAATAACGGAATAATCTGACTAATAAGTTTGTATTTATTGCCTATATAATTTATAGGACTCTTTATGTATTTTTCTTTCAATCTTTAATTACTCAGAGCGAAATTTCTTTAAGGCTGCCACTCACTCCTTTCATTAGTTTATTCTATTTTTATTTCAAATTAGCGTTGAAACTTCGCTTCTATGTCTAAAACCCATACTTACTCAAATCAATATCACCATCTTTTCTTAGCATTGGCGTATATCCATTTTCTATAAGTACATTTCTTACTTCTTCATCTGTCATGACTTTATGTATAAATATTTCACCTGCCATAATCCATTCGCCAAGTTGGTTAGGACTTGTCTTATATTTATAGAAGCCATTGACAGGCACATAATCCAAATATGCTTTCTTTGGAACGAATTTACCATTTATCATTCCACGCTCATTGGCAAGCGTCTGATAATCTACATCATCTTTATATGAAACTTCACACCATACATGTTCAGGATTCATATACTCTATATTCCCACTATCGCCTTTAACACCGATATGCACTGCTAATGGAATATCACATAGATGCCATGCCGGTCTGAAAGCTAATAGACCTAATTTTGATTTAACCTTATTTTCTACTCGTTCTCCACATTCAGCATTTACCCATTCTCCAATCGGAGTAGGCTTGTCTGTTAATACGAATAGCGGAAACAGTTTTCCTTTTTCGCTTTTCTTACTCTGTCTTATACTCAATGTTCTCCCTCGGAATACCTAATGCATTAAATACTAAGATTTTGTTATTGTCTTTTTCAATCGTTCTGATTGCTGTGTTATATTCGTTACTAATAAACATACACTCATGCTCCTTTTCAAATAAATCGTCTTTAAAAATATTGTACCTATTCCATGCGGTTGATACATATATTTGCTGTTTATATTTTTTTGAATTATTTATATCATCTGCACTAATTCCAACTGTATATATTCTTTCATACATCTCTTTATCAGATTCTTCATCAAATACCCTAATCGGTCTTATTGTCGGCATTATTACGCAACTAACGATTCTATTGTCAATGTCGTTATCAATAATAACTCCATTAAATCTTTGTCCTCTTACATTTTCACTAGCATTCATTATTCTAATGATACTACCATTCTGCCATCTTGCTTCTGCATCATATTGATTCATTCTTAATTCAACCCTCCGATTTGGAAATGGTAGTAAATTAGAAATAACATTTGCCACAATTCTTATACGTTCTGTATTTTCAACATAAATTCCACATTTATATTTTTCTTTATTTTCACAAAAATTCATTTGTTTCTGTAACGCTTCAACTAAATTTATTGTTATCACTCCTTTCAAAACGCATATGAAATTTTGATTTCATATAGTTTAAAACTGTCCTATCCATTCTTTTACTTTTTGAAAATCTTCTTTGCTCAAAAGAACTTCTGAATAATAGTAATCCTTGTTCCAAATAATAGCCCAGATTTTCTTTAGTTTGTTTGCGATTGTGCCTATAACACCTCTCTGCGAATCGTAGAACGCACCGTTTGTATACGTTAAAACAGAATATAAATCGTTATCATCTACATCTACTTTGATATGAATGCCTGTGTCACACCCACATTCGCAAAACAATACTAAATCCTTGCCCTCAACACTTTCTAAAATCGACATTAAGCCACGCTCCTTTCGTCTACATTAATCACCTTTTTATTGATATATTTTGTAGCGCTATCTTTAACAAAAGTTCTATCTGTAATATCATTCTCTTTTGCGCTTGCAATCCAACCTGAAATTTCTATCTCAGGGTGTTGATCCAAGATGTATTTTACACCGTATATATAATAAGGAAGGTTTTCATCCCATTCATCTATTCCTGCGTTAATAATGATAGATTTGTAATTCAAACATTTATCCAAATCTTTAGGGATACACTCGGACTTACACCATTCCACAATTGTTTTCGGCGTTTCTGAATTAAAAACTTCATCCGGACAGTCTTTTGTGCTTGCAAGACACTTTGCCGCCACATCATCCGAAACAAAATTCATTGCAAATTCCTCATAGTCATCATCTGTAATATCTTCACCCTCAACTGTTTTAACCGCAACGCCAAAGAAATCAGCCATAAGTTGAATTAAGAAATCAATTCTTTTTATAGTGGGATTTTTATCTTTTGTAGATTTGTTTTCCATCAGGTCATCAAATGAAACTCCGTTAATCTTCTTGAAGTGTAATTTTTCATTAAACGCCTGAATGAATTCATCAAAATTATCATCGGAAAGTTTTAAATTATCAAACTTGCTAAACAAAGCAAGCCATAATGATAAATTCTTCTTATTTTTACTATTGAATAAAAACTCTATACTATCAGCATTAAGGCAATTATTTAAGCGTTCTACTAAGTCTTCAAAATGATAGAACTGGTCAAAAGTTGCATTTTCGTTTATAAATTCGCAAATTTTATCATAACTGCTATTCCAATCATTCTTAAAATTTGAAAGCATAATAGCTTCTATGATTATACGATTAGCCTTGCCGTTATAAAGTTCTGTTTTAAAATTATCTTTAAAGAAACATTTATTTGAAATCGCTTTTACGCACTCCGCATATCTCTCTCCGATTTTGAAGATACCTTTCTCGGCTACGTTTGCCGGGCAACCTTCATTATAACGCTGCATATGATATGCTATATCTTCAGCTGAACAATTCAGATATTTTACAATCTCAAACGAATAGTCTAAAAACTTATCCTGCAATTCTTCAGGTAAATCAGAAAAGAATTTACCGCGTATGTCACACTGCTTACATTCATATGTCGGAAAGCCATTATCATCACGAACTATATTATGATTTTCATCTAAAACCGGAACATAATATTCAATCATAAAACGTCTTATGTTTTTACTGATTTTAAATCCATTCTGGGCGAAACTATAAGCCGTGGTTGTTCTCTGCTTTCCGTCTAACAACCAGATAATTTCCATTCCATTAACAATTTGTTCTGCAAATATTAATGAAGGTATAGGGTTGTCCTGTAATATATCAGAAATAAGATTTGACTTCATGAGATTGCTCCAACGGTCTGAATATCTCTGTAGAACATAATCTGTTCTGAGAATTTGTTTGTCAATCTTCTTATTCGTTGAACCAATTGTTAATTTTATATTCTTGCTTTTTTCCATAGACTGTGACATCATATCTTTTTCCTTTCTTAAATCAAACTTTTCGCTTACTGAATATGTAATAAACTTATATTTTCATAGCGCTTTAACGCATTGAAATTTATCTGATAGTCCTTAGACGACATTTTTAATCTGTCTTTTATCTCTTGTGTATTGTATCCTCGTACCAACAGGGTTGCAATCATTCTTTGAGGCTTGTTAAGGTTATTTAAATAACGCTCAAAATTTTCGCTATATTCGTTTACATCTACCCGTTTTGTTTCCGTTAAAAGGTCTTCTAACTTAACACCGCTCTCTGCATTCACTAAGTTTTCTAAGGAAATATCATGCAATATTTTTCCTTTTTCATCTCTTAATGAACGCTTTTGTCTGTTCATTCTGGTGACATATGTCTTAATTTTACGATCAAGGCAACCGATTAAGTATGTATGAAATGTAGCTCCTTTTGTTTCATCAAAGCTTGTCTCACACTTCCAAACAACCTGAAGCCCGATGTCATAAAAATCATCATAATCTTTTTGTAACACCCATCCAAAGCGTTTTTGAAGAATATTGTTAATAATTTTATTCAATTCTCTGCATTCGTTCTCGCAATAATAATCAACATACTGTCCCATTATAAACTCCTTTCAAATTTAAAAAATTATCGAACTAAAATATCCAAACGTTGTCCTTATCACACTTACAACCTTTAGACAATAAATAATTTAACCCTACCTTTGACGGAACCCGCCTAAACGTGGGATAAACTTCTTTCATCAACTTATCATTTGTAAAGAAATATGCATCCTTTTTCTTCTGATTGGAAAACCGAAACCTCTGAAACTTTTTAACCCCTAATTTTCTTCTGATAAGAAACAAAACTATCTTTTTTATCATTTTTCTTTCTCCTCTCTTAATTAAAATCTATCCTCTCGATTTTTGCTATGCTTCCGTTAAGTGGCATATAAACATTCGCACTACCCATCTGTTTAACTTTTCGGTTAAGCTTTCTGGTATCCACTAAAAATTCCACAACATCTCTATTACTGGCGTACTGATGAGTTGAATTTGTGTCTCCGTTAGCCTTTAAATCAGCCAACACTCCGTAAAACACTCGACCGGTATTTGTTGTAATTCTGTACTTGGTTCCTATTTTTGTTCCGTAATACGACCCAAGTGCAATAAGATAATAATGATCTGTAATGCCTAAGTCTGTTTCCGCATTACAACGCATAAAGCCTTCATAGTCTGACCACCCCCATCTGTTAATAAATTTATACTGAGCCGAAGCTCGATTAGTAACTGCTCTATAGTCCATATAAGTTTTGAATGAACTATTTACATTTGGTACTCCCAAAGAAGTATAGTTTACGTTCATTGCCAAAGCAGATGTTGAACTTAATCCCGCAATCAGTGTTATCGCTGCGATTATTTTATTAATTTTTTTCATATGTATTTTTCTCCTTTAAAAAATTTTTTGAATGAAAACTGTGTTTCATTTAGAATATTCTCTATTTATTTTCAGATTTTTCTTTTATTTTTTTGTTTTTAAAATTGTTTAGCTTTTAAAAAAGTTTCTTGCAGTAAACTTTAAGTGCAATTATATACCCAAGAGTTTCTTGCTGTCAACTTTATTTTAAGTAAAATGTTTATTTTTGTAGAATTTAATAAAAAATTATCTTTAATTTTGTAAAAAGTTTCTTGCAAGAAATTTTTTTGTTGACTTTTAAAATCTATTATGTTAAAATAAAACATATAGAAGGAGATGTTTATTATGGCTACTTTTTATGAAAGATTAAAACTCTTATTACAAAACAACCCTCAAATCAAACAAAATGATATTATTAATGCTACAAAGATTTCTAAAAGTTCTATCAGCAAATATCTTAGCGGGCAAGCAGTCCCTTTAACAGAAAATCTGATAAAAATTGCAAACTTCTTTTCAGTTTCTCCTATTTGGTTATCGGGTAAAGATGTTTCTATGAAAGAAGTCCTCACTCTTGCTTATGGTGGTAGTAAATCTTCTAAAAAAGATGAGCTTAAATCTCTTGTAGAAAATCTTGAACTTGACGATGACAAGCTTGACCAAATTATAAGTATCATCAAAACATTTTCTTAACAAAAAAAAGAAGCTCTTAGCGGACTTCTTTTTTAATTATTCATCCTTTAATCTTAATAACGGCGCTCGATAATCATAAATCAATTTATATAAAGGTTCTCCGCCCTTGAAAAAATTATAATTATCGTGAACCACTCATGGCTAAAGCCACGAGCTTCCTGCTTCTCCGTCCTCGTTACCTACTAACTCCACAGGCGTAAATTCCGGCAGTCCCTGCCGTATTATATAACTTAGGCTACGCCGAGCAGCCTTAATCCTTCATTAAGAATATTTATAGCGGCATTAATATCTCTGTCGTGAACTGTGCCACATTCAGGACAAGTCCATTCTCTTACAGATAAATCTTTCGTATTAGAATTAATATAACCACACACACTACAAGGTTGACTTGATTTTGTAAATCTTCCAATCTTAACATACTGCCGATTATTCCATTCTGCTTTATATTGTATCTGTCGAGTCAATTCATACCACCCACAATCTTGTATTGCTTTTGCAAGATTTTGATTTTTAACCATATTCGATATCGCCAAATCCTCACTTACTATCACTTGGTTTTCGTTGATAAGCTTATGTGAGATTTTGTGTAGGTTATCAATTCTGGTATTATGAATTTTCTCGTGTATTTTCGCCACTTTGATTCGTTGTTTGTTCCAATTCGAACTACCTTTAATTTTATGAGACAATTTACGCTGTTCTTTTGCAAGCTTGTTCTCATACTTTTTAGTGGTACGAATATTGTCAATTTTATCTCCATCAGAAGTGATAAGTAAATCCTTTATGCCCAAGTCAATGCCAACCAATGAATCAGTTGATTCCATTGAAATATGTTCAGTCTCTACTAAAATAGATACGAAATATTTTCCAGAAGGAACTTGTGAGACAGTAGCGGATTTAATTATTCCAACAAATTCTCTATGAGTTTTCACTTTAACCCATTTAAGCTTTGGCAACTTAACTTTGTTTTTGTGAAAAGAAACTTCTATATTGTTATTTGTGTAATTGGTTTTATATGATTTTCTGTTGTCACGTTTATTTTTGAATTTTGGATAACCGCTATGCTCTTTGAAAAATTTTTGATAAGCTGAGTCCATATTTACAATGGCATTATCCAGCGCAAACTTATCTACTTCTTTAAGCCAATCATATCTGACTTTTAGAACTCTATTCTTCCAGTTATTACAATCAATTCTACCCATAGACTCTTTCTGTGTTTCATACATTTCTTTTCGATAAGATAGAGTCTGGTTGTAAACAAAACGACAACAACCAAATGTTTTCTGAATTAAAATTTCTTGTTCTTTATTTGGATATAATCTATATTTATAAGCCTTTAGCATTTTACTTATCACCTCCTCGTCTATATATATTATTCTCCATAGATTCACTTACTCACAACTGAAGTCGCGAGAGTGCGCGAATCACATTTGCAAGAGAATACCGAATTATTTTGTTTTAATTGTTCACAATATAATATATACTCTCCTTGTATCATCATTCTTTTTAACAAACTATTAAAGAACTTCACATCTTTATTTTCTAACAGTTTAGGCATATAATTAAATGGAGGGTAAAATTATGTCAAATTTTAACGAAGAAAGTATAATTGCTCGCATTGAAGAACTATTAAAACAGCGCAATTGGAGTATATATAAGTTAGCACAAGAATCGGGTATCTCCTACCCCACACTCAGTAATGCATTAAATCATAAAAATATTCCTACATTTACAACTCTGAGTAAAATATGCGAAGCGTTTAATATAAGTTTATCCGATTTCTTTTCTTATCAGCGTACTGCCAAGGACGAATTTCTTTATCTATGGGAACTTATGGATAAAAACACCCAACAACAAATTATAACATATATGAAAGGAGCTGCACATTTGCCGCTATGAAAACATTCGAACAACTAAGACAAATCGCTGAAGCTTACACTATAGAAGCATCTAATCTCCCCGCAAATCCGTTTCAACTATGTAGTCGATTACAAATCGCATTTAAAACCAAAGAACAATATCTTAAAGATTATAACTCGCTCAATCTATTCGAGCGAACTCCTGCCATTCTTTCTAAATTAGGTACGCCGCAAAAACCTGAAAATGTAATTTACTATAATGAAAACACACATTATTGGCGTTTTTATATTTTTCATGAGCTATCACATTACATATTAGATCACGAAGCAGATGGTAATATAGAAGAGCGGGAAGCAAATATGTTAGCTTGCTTATTAATTGCCCCAATACATAGCGTTCCTACGTTTTTAAAATGCGCTCATGATCTGTCGCAAATCGCTCAAATTCCAATAGCTCACGCTGAAGAATATTGGAAAGAACTCTGTAACATTGGATATAACCGAAAGCGTTTAAAAAGAATACGGACAAGAACAACTATTGTTATATGTTTATTTTGGGTTGTTTTAGGGGTTATATTTTTTGCCCAATATACTACATCTAAAAATACAACAAGTATACCAGACCCTGTTCTTCCGCCAACCGTTACTCCGTTTATACAGTCGGAACTAACACAAACAGATGGGCATACTACGTATTACATAACTCCAACCGGAACAAAATATCATCTTCTGGATTGTCAGTATGTAAAGAATAATAGCAATATCATCTCTATTACAAATCCTCAAGAACAAGGATATTTGCCTTGTAAGGTATGTAAAAAATAAAACATAAAAATAAAAGTTCTGTATCATCACAAAACTTTCACCAAAGATATATTTTATTTTTTTACAAATAATTGTATAATAGGACGATTTTTATACGAATACATAAAAAAAGGTTTGACATTTTTTAACTTGTCTAATATAATACAATGTGCAGAAATTCCGACACAATACGATTACATTTTCCCTAACAAAAAATAGAAATGAGGTGAATTATATCTGTTAGGAAAATTCCCTTTGAAAGGAGTGTTGTATATAAACTTTACAAAGTTTTTAGAAGTCTGCACAATTGTCAGCAGCGTTATCGATGTAGCCACGCTTGCAATCGACCTACACGATAAGTTTAAAAAATAAAAGCAAAGTTCAATACCTTTGTACATAACAATATTCACCATGTAATCGTATTTAACATCTGCATTCAATATTATATCACAACAAAGCATTAATGTCAATACCTTAATTATATACCTTTGCAATATATTATGGATAGTAAAGACAACCAAAACTTGACAAATTTCGATAATGGTGTTATAATAACTGCGTTATTGCATTTAATCAGCACATAGCAATAACATTTTTTTGTGCCACGGAAAATTTAATATCTTGCCCTGTTCTGGGCGACTATTTTCCATTATGAAATTTTTTTCAGAAAGGGAGGCGGTTCTATAATTAATGTCGATCTAAACATTAATTTGGATTGCGATAAGATAGTCGCTGTCGTTATGTTTGGAATGACTGTTTGCAAATCTATTCATTGTTTTTGTACGAATAGAAAAATGCTTAATGGTAATTCTAAAGACGCAACGACTATGTTATCAGAAAAGAGCGATCTTTGATTTTCCAAATTAAACGGTTGTGTGCTAATCACAGCCGTTTTTCTTTTGCCTCAATGCTTGATTGCCTTTGCTATCCATAATATATATTCTCTATTTGGTTTTGAATTTTACCTAAATTAAAAAAAAAGAAATTGTTCAAGCAATAATTCCTCGCTTTTAATAACCAGCTTAAAAGGTGTAAGTAATTTTAAAAAAATTTTTTAGAAGTTATTTTTACAATGACTTTTATTATACTTTGCGGAAAATGTAAAAGAAAAAACACAAAGTATAATTTATATCTATATAGATATATTTCCCGATAATTATTTATTATCAATGGTAGATTTATTTTAATACCTACACCTTTAAAGCTTAGTAATATTATATCACAATGTTTTGTGAATTACAAGTGATTTGTCTGTGAAATTATTTCTTTATTAATAAGAGTGAAGGAGCTATGCAAAAATACATAACTCCCACTATATGCAGGGTGTGTCTATACAAGTACAATCCCACAGTTTTGTTATTTTCAACACTCAAACAAACAAAATGTCCTTGATAAATTATCTATCTCCACATCATATTTTATTCCGTCACATTCAACATTTTTAAGAAATGAATATCTTGGCGCATCAAGCATTCTTCCCTCTATCATTGTAAATGCATATTCATCATTTTCTGTATTAGATATTATCTTTCGCACTTCTTCAGCAAAACCTCTATTATTCTTCTTTGCCTTTTCAATCAAGGAAGCATCTGAATTTATCCGATTAGTTAAATCGGTTATGAATTTAACATTTCGAATATGTGCTGCGCCCGGATTTTCTTTGTAGGTAAATGTGAATATTCTCATTGGTTTGTTTCCTCCTTTTTTATTGTTATTTTTGATGTTTTGTTGGTGGTTTTTGTTTTTTCTTCCATCTGTTTTCTACGTTCGATTTCTTTATCAAGCTGACGAATTTGAGCTGTAAGTATTTTTTTCTCATTGTCTTGATAAAATTTTTCATTATTGACTTTATCTTGTTGTTGTAGTGCATCAATTGTGGGAGCAATTGAACCTACTATTGAGCATGCTATTAATGAAAATAGCATCCCTTCAATACCTTCTTTTACATCAATTGCAAAGCACATTAAAATACTAACCAAAAAAACTAACGCCCCCAATCCGTAAAACAACCAACAAATCGGATCGCATTTTACATGTTCAATAAATGCCCCCCAGAAACTAAATTGATCCTGTTCTTCCTTTATATCTTTTAATTTCTTTACACATTCTTCTCTTTGTTTTTTCAACCATTCAATATTATTATTTTTTTTATAAAACTCCATATTAATGCCACACTGAGGACAAAGTTCAGGGAAAGAATAAAGTCCATACTTGTCAACCGTAGTAGTTATATCAATACCACATCTCGGACATTGTGTTGTTTTAATATCTCCTGGTTTAAGTTTTTCAGTTTTTACATTCTCATTATTATCCATTTTACTCTCTCCTATCTGCAATGTCTCCATGTAAGGTATGGCTTAGGACTATTCCGATCACACTGTGCAAATTTACGTTTTAACACAAGCGTACGCTCCGGAAACCCAAGTGAATCTTTTTCAATATGAAAAATTTGCCTATATATTATACCATTTGCACGGTCGTTTATTACGGGCTGATATTGACCCGAATAATCTAATAGTTTAGATATTGGTATATGCCTGTACGCCCATTCAATTTGATTTTCCCTTGCTATATCTTCCGCAGTCAATCCGGGTATCTTTTGAAAACCATAGTAATCAAATGGAATATGATTTTCATCTACAAATGAATATTCATCATCTCCGCTCGATCCAAAAACAGTCAATCCCTGATAATGAATATTAGCTACCCAAGAGGCAATTGCAAGCACAACAAAAAATAAAAATGTTAATACCATACCTATTACGCCGCCTAAAAGCCCCATAAGTATTGATACTGGGATACTTATTCCCATTAAGGTTCCCGGCAATCCTTTTTCTCCAAACTGCATTCAATATTCCTCCTTTTTTATTTCCCTTACATTTCTACTATAACTTTCGCCTACATTATATATTATCATATATTTCCATTATTTGCAACAATAATTTACAAAAACAAAAAAAGAACAGCTAATACCGTTCTTTTTTCTGCACCGTATGAAACGCAACTAAAATTTACCCTTTTAAGGATAATTTGAAGTGCCGTCGCCCTAGACAATTTGAGAATATCCCGACATTGCGCCGCCGAGTGCGTGCAGAAAATATTCACCTGTCTTTTTTCTGTATAATTCTTCACGTACATAGTATAATTCATGGCTGCCGAGACCGTTATCACGGCTGGCGATTAACTTAGCCGTTTCTGTGTTATACATTTTCCGTTAATTACTTTTTTCATTTTTAATTACCTCTTTTTTTTATATAGCTATATATGCGTCAATATCTTCGTCTAACAGACTGTCAACCTTTGCGGCGGCATCTGCATAATTATCAAATGTGGCAACATCTTCGTATGCGTTTTCGTATCCCGGTGCAATTCTGACGGGTATCTGCATTTCTGAAAACGCAATCGGGTCGTAAAATTCGATGTCGTCCCCGTACTCATCTTTTTCCTCGGGCAGAACATAGTATTCAATTACGCAGATGATTTTGCCGAACTTCCTCACTGACGTTGCCTTTTTGCTCAACGCTTCCAATGCGCCTTCCTTGTCATCAAATATTTTGACGACCGTAGCAGTAGCAGTTTCGGAATTGTATGTGCAGCCTGCTTCGATTTTGTCGAAATCTTTCTTCTCAAATTCCTCTGAGCTTTCATAGATTGTGTACTTCATTTTAATTTACTCCTTTTTTTATATTATTTATAAGGGTTCACTTATTTGTATACATTTTATCATATATTTGACTGATATTCAATAGATATAATGTCAAATTTAATATTTCTTGACAAAACAGCTTTTAGATATATAATAATAAAGGACGAATAAGGAATCACGTTGAATTTTTTCCCTCGGAGAGGGGGAATGTTATGGTTACATATGAAAATTTGTTCTTATATACAAGTTTGATATTTGCAATCATTGGCATTTGTTATCAAATTTTTAATAACAAAAAAAGACTAACCGCCCTTCCCAATGTGTGGTTAGTCTTTTAATTATCACAGAGGGAAATCAATCGTCTATTGATCCCCTATTCGTCTTTTATTATATACTATATTTATTATTTTGTCAATTATTTTAATCAAAAAACTAAATTAAATTAATTAAAAGTCAAACCTAATCACTTAAAAATACTATTCATTATATCCACTGTCTTTTTATTGACTTTCTTTTCATCATTGTTAAGATATATTTTAGTTGTTTCTATCTGTTTATGTCTTAATGCATCCGCTACAATCTTTATATTCCCTGTATGTTCTAACATAATATTTGCAAAAGCCGCTCTGATTTTATGTGGTGAAAAGGGTTCACCTAATGCTTCTATTGTATATTTCTTTACTAATAATGATATACTGTCAGGAGACATTCTTTTTAAACGATTGGATATAAACAGTGGAGCAACATCTGTTCCTTGCAATATTTTTTCTCTTTGGTACATCCAATCTATCAAAGCATCTGTTAGAATATTAGGCATATTAAATGTATGAGTTTCGTGTTCTTTGTCTACTACACGAATCTCATTTGTGGTAAAATTAATATCATTAATATCAATTTCTGATAAGGCAGTTTTACGCATTCCGGTTGTTATAAACATTAAAATAATTGCTAAATCCCTTGTCCACCAATTGTCTTGCCTTGCAATCGCACGACTTGAGCCAGCTCCGCATTTAACTGTTTTGATTATTTTTGATAAATCATCTTCTGTCATAAATTTTCTACTAACAGAATCTTTTTTAGTTGGACGATCAATAAATTCCACAGGGTTATGGGGTATATATCCTTTTTTATATAAATATTTAAAAAAACTATTCAAGGCTGTATAATTTTCTTTTCTAAAAGAAAAACTCGTATTAGCCATTTTCCCATCTTTCATTATTTTAGTTTCAATATGTTTAAAATATTTTGCTATATCTGTTTCATTTATTTGTCGCCAATCAATTTGAATGGGATCTGAATTTACGTACAATAAAAATTTTCTCACCTTTCTAATATATTCTTCGCAAGTTTTTATCTCTCTCTTTGATGATAAATTATAATAATATTCTACCATACATTCTGGCATATTATTTAAAAGTCTACTAATTGTTTGTTCTGTCTTTAACCGATGTTCAATTCTTCCAGACATTTTCATAACCCCCTTATTACATTTTGTCGCTTTGATAATAGCGTTTGCTTAATCCGAATGTATGTTTTCCAATAATAATACTCTCTTTGTATTGTATATTAAAAATCTTAGCAGCCACCTCAATGTTTGCTCTTACGCCCTTATCACCTTCGCTCTCGATAATATCACTTTCGCCGGGATGGTTGTGTATATGAATAAACTGTTCTGCCCCAGATAATAATAAAAATGTTACTAACTCTTTATTCCTGCTATATGTTTCACTACAAGTTCCGTGAGATAATTGGTATATCCCGACTATTTCACTTGCATTGTTTAATGCAACAATATATGCGTATTCTTCGGCGACAATATCCAGAAAAAATGTATTATTTAACTCTTTAACTAAACTTTCATACCATACAATATCATCAAACACATCTTCCCATAAGGGAATTTCCCATTTATATTGATGAATACATTTTAATTCTGGATTATTTTGTTCATTAAGAATTACCGTGAATTCATTTACTTTCATTTTGGTTATCTCCTTTTTTTATTGATTTGTGTTTTTTTGTTTTTTGACCTTTTAACTTTTGTTCCTTTATTTTTACATATTTCTCACGCATTTCTCTCTATTATCACATAATTTTTTTCTTGTTATCAAGCAATTCCTTTTTATATGAGTCTATAAATATTTTGAGTTATTTTACTCCTCTACTTCAGTTTGGAGTCGACCCTTGTCATCTCTGGTATGTACAATTTCCAATCTGTCACATTTGGCCGTATCAATTAATATAGTTCTGCTTTCATCATCTGACAAATCCTTTATAAGATGTCCGTCTAAATCGTTAATACTATAACGATGCAATACAAGCAGTGGATATCTTTGCTTTGTTTCAAGATGCTTAAGTTCTCCCCAAATATCTTCATTTTGAGATTTTATCGTTGCTCTAATCCATATAGGGCTTCGACCGCCGTTAAAAATGTCCATCCAAATCCCATGATTAAAGTTTCTGTATACGCCTAATATCCTTGATATTTTACCAAAGATACTACTTAAACATATTCTGCCTAAGACATATCCCACTATTAAACAAAGGCATATTTGCAATCCTATGTTAATACTCGGGTTTTGTATTGGTATCGGTAACAAATTATATATTTGAACAATTACATATCCATACACTATAGATTTTACAAATATATGTTGGTATTCTTTTTTGAAGTCTGTCCGAGTAATAAATTCAAATACCGAATTGAATACATATCCGTTTATAAGATAGACTAAGATTTCGTTTAATCCTATTCCTTTAAAAAATTCTAAAATATTACTCACATCCTTTACTCCTTTTTAGGTTTTTTCTTTGCTTTTTCAGACTCTGACTCAAATGTAATATTCTTACCTGTGTCTTTCTTGTTGTCATTTGCTTCTTTACTTCCCATAATAGTTATTCTCCTTTTTTTATTTTAGAATAACATATTTTATGTTTACCGTCAAGCAATTCCTTCACACTGCATAATATCACATCACACCCTCGTCTTGATTTTATAAGCTTTCTCTGCTATAATAAGCATAGACTAAGAAAGGATTTTTATCATGATTAATGAATATATAAAAAATGTTTGTGAAATTTTAAAAATCACACCACCCGATATATCTTATGATATATCCCATTTCCCTACTAAAACGACACTTGCTCAATGTAGTTCTGATGGGACGACTATATATTTACGTCACATTATTCTATCCAATCCAGATGATGTGTTCGCTATTGCTCATGAGTTACGTCATGTATGGCAAATTCGTAATAACTATAATGAATATTTTGCAAATTATAAAACTTCCGACGAAATTGAAGTTGAAGCTTATAATAATCAGATTGCCGAAATAGACGCAAATGCGTTTGCTACTATAATTATGACGGATCTCTTTAAGTTGCGCCCATTATATAACGGATTGTCTAAGAAAACTGTTGACAATATAATGGCTCGAATTGATATTGTGTTGAAAAGTTTACAACAACTTTAATCTTATCCGTAACACTCTTTCCTGCGAGAAATTATTGCGGATATAAACGCAAATTCACTGTGTTAATATTTTTCATAGTCATCAATATTCTTCTGAATGGTGTCCCAGTGAATTACACCATACCCAATCCGCTCACCGCTATTGTTTGCATAAAGTATATAGAAAAGACCCTCATTAGGATGTCCATCACTGCTTTCTGATAATTCATCTACGTTATCCCCAAAGACTATATCACTTAACTCACCTTCCCAAGGCTGTTCCGCAAAGAAGCTAATCTGCACTTCCCTTGGGTAGCGCCAATCTTCCTGTGTAACTATCATTGTGTATTTTTTATCTGTGTACATAAGTTATTTTTCCTCCTTATCTATACTTTTAAAATATCAAATCTTTTATACTCTCACCATTACTTTTTTAATCGCGTCCCATTCCAAGTCGCCGGTATCGTATGCGACCATATCTTCTTATACTATTAATTTAACCATGAAATGTTCAAAGTCATCATAACTAATTATCTCATCAAGACCTGCTAATGTATAAATTGCAAATAAAGTCTGCGTACAACTACGAGTGTCAGCATCTACGTGAAACAAAAACGCCCAAGTTGTAAAGAATGCTCTTATTTGCTCTGGTACATTTTCATCTTCCCAATCATTGTCTATAGCAAACTTTCTTATGTAATGTAACAGTTCATCATAATTATAACCATAAGATAATTTCATTTCTATCCCTCCCAATCACACAGTGCATCAATTGCACTATTTTTTTGTTGATTAATCTTTTTAATTGCCCTTAAGCATGAAGATTTTGTTGCATTATCTTTTTCAATTTTTTCATTTTTTCTTTTAACAAATCCAAGTAATTCTTCGATTGCTTGAAATTCTTTTCCATATCTTACTATAGTCATAATTGCTTCTGTATAGCTCATAATTTTGTTTCCCTTTCTAATCAAAAATATTTCTTTGATTATATTCTCTGTTTTGTTTTTAACTTTGAGTATAAAAAAACAGACATTAACTAATGCCTGTTTAAACTAATGAAATTGTGTTTTTATTGCTTCTGTAAAGCAATTTTAATTTGTTTATGCTGATTTTTGCATCTTGTATGCCTCATACCGTTGCAGGAAGTCTGTAAAAGTGCATTCAAAAGTCTTGTTTGCTTCTGTGCTTTCATACTCTGTATAATGAATTGTAACGGCTCTGCAACGCCTTTTCATATCCTCTGTAATATAGATACTTTCAAACTCTGAAAAGCCTTTAAAAACTGCATTTAAAACGCTTTCCGGGCGCTTCTGTTTTAATCTGTGAAAATCTATTGTAACGCCTCTATCATCATTAAAACTAATAATACTGTGTAACACTTCAAAAACTCCCTTCTTAAAGTCTGCAAGGACAAATTAAAGCTGCTCCAGCTTCGGCTTCAAAAATACTGATTCCGTTTGCGTTTTCATTCTGATAAAATTTCACATCAGTTCCCAATGCTTCTATAATGTCAATCAAAAATTCTGCATTATAACCTCTATCAGCAATATTTCCAAAAGGCATAACACATCTGTTTTCCCTCTGTTTTGGCGGCTTCTGCTTCTGCTCTGCTTTAAATTGTGCTAAATATTGCTTAATTTCCGTCAAATCAAAATCAATCTGATTAAGTTCATATTGTGACTTATCGAAAAATTTACTTGCTTTAAAAGTGATTTTTTCTGCTTCTGTTTCCGTCTCTGCTGATGTTTTGAATGCTTCTTTTAGTGCTATAATATAATACGGATTACCGAAAAACTGCATCTTTTTTCCGTCTATTTCTTCAATCCAACATTTGAAAAACTGTTCTTTCATTCCGTCTTTTTTATTCTGTTTTAAAATCTTTTCAGCGATTTTTTGTCGCTTCAATGCAATATTTCCGCCTTTTTTCTTCGCTTCTTCGTGTCTGTATTCAATTTGTAAAGCATTTAACAAATCCGTCAAAATTGATTTATTTTCCGTTTTTAAATAAGTATTGATATCCGTTATAATGTTTAATGTGTTCATGTGTTAAAATCCTCCTAAATAAAATTACGTTTTTCATACTATTTCTTGCAACACTTTTCTTGTCATAGTAACCGTATATTCCTCTTCGACAACCTCATAATTTTCTGCAAAGTATATACATTTCTCAATTATCTGATTGCAAAGTTCATCAAATGCTTGAACAAGTTTTACCTTATCACGTAAATCTTGCATATCAAATTCATCTTTATCCATATACTCATCTAATGTATAATCGTCAACACTTCTGCCGGGATAAACTTGGCGTTTCCCATTCACACACTCAGTATCATACATTACAAGATAACCGTCGCTTCTGCCATTGAATCCCGCAGAATATCCTGTTTTCGTTTCAAAATCCCGTATCAGGTCATCAATACAAAACTGTAAATCAGAACCATAATATTCTATATCGAGCATATCATATAATTTATCGGTAATCTCTTTTGATAGCCCCAAATTATAAATCTTAACATTATTTGCCCAAGATGTGCTACAATTCCAGCTATTCATTGTGTAGTAGCGGAAATGTTCTGAAAGGAATTTCGCCATCGCCTTCCGTGATCGTGTATCTACTTTAGTGGCAAATTTATTATACTTCATTTTTCATACACTCCCTTTCTCTTTCACAAAACCAACCAATCCATCTCTCGATTTCTTCATAACTGCTTACGCTTGCATATTCTGTTTCTATGTAGTAATCATACAACAAACTTAACAAACTACTCCGTATATTCATATCTACTCTTGCAAGAATTTTATAATAATCAGTTATTGTCTGAACGTCCATAAAGAAATTAACTATTTCCCTTTTAACTGCAATTTCATAAGCATTTTTAAATATATCTTCTTTGTCAGCCGCAAGCATTTTCGCTTCAAATTCTTCAAAATCTTCCTGTAATGCCCGTTCGACATACTGCTGTGTTCGGTATGCATTGCTCATATTTACACACAATCCTTTCTTATCACTGTAAAATTCCGTTATTTCTATATTGGGATTATAGATAAAATCCTTTAAGTCAAAGTCAAATAGTCTGTCTACCTGTTTATCTTTTGTGATATGATAATATCTTCCCAATGTATTTTCTACCGCCTGTTCAGCTGTTTCACAACCCTCAATGCCGCTATAGTCTGCCTTTATTGCTCTCCGCAAAGTCAACGGTTTATCAAATGATGTGTCCCCAAAATAAAATGCCTTATTATGTCTGTCTACTATAGCTACTTTGTTATCTGCATTTGTTTTTATAAAATATCTTTTCATTTTAATTTACCTCCCATTTTCCTACCTTGTTTCCGTTGATGTCCATTATTGTACCGCCGTTTCCGCCGTTGACAATCATATTTACAATTGCTTTTAAATTTGCCGCAAGATTAAGTCTGCCATCCCATGTAAGTTCATCATTCTCTGAATAAGCAGCATTTCCGGTTTCAATTTCAATTTTTAGCATATCAATCTCTCCCTTCTATTTTTCTTGTTTTCTCTGCAATTTTTTCCTTCAAGCTTGCAATGCTATCAGTTGCTTCTTTTACAGAACAAAAACTATTTTGATTCACTTTCTTTTCAAGTTGTTCAATATCTCTTACTATCCATACAAAATAGTAATCAAATATATCTCTAGCATCATCATATTCCTTGCTAGTTTTTGCTTCGCTCAGTTTAATGATAAGTTTCTCTTTTAATACTTGAAACATTCCTTTAATTTCTTTCAAATCTGCTTCATAGCTAATTGCATCAACCTCTCTTTTTCTTTTATCTGCCTTATATTTGCGAAGACGGTATTGCAACTGCTCTCTTGTTTCTGTAATATTACATCCACTTTTATCAAATTCGATTTTATTGCGATAGTAAGACTCAGAGGTTCTTCTAATTTCCCTTTTATATTCTGCATTTTGCTGAATAATGAACACTCCGAGTTTTCCACTTTTCCTATCTGCTTCAAAATCATATTTTGCATAATAATGGTCGATTGAATATTTATATGTTCTTTTTTCTGCTTCTACATCAAATTTCCCATTATGCAATTCAACACATTTCACTTTTGAATTTTTACAAACCAATAATATTCCGCTATTACTTCCTGTTACCTTTTCAATACTATTGGCAGTAAATTTTCCAAGTATTCCAGTTACCTTGAATGGTTTCTGAAAGTCGTAACCATAGCAGCAAGCAAGATATTGTAATGCTTTTCTTCTGCATCCTAATAATTCTTTCAAAGCATTATTGAAAACAATATTAAGCTCGTCAATTTGTTCTTTGTTACCACTATGTAACAAATTCTCTTCCATAGCTCTAGTCAATAAAGTTCCCTTGCTAATCTGTTCTCTTTCATCAAAAAGCTTCACTACTTTTTTATCATGAAAATCAATAACGCAAGGGCTGTCATAGCATCCATTTACATAATATCTGCTATTATCTTCAAATCTTACTCCGTTTTTGTTATCAAGAATAAAGTTACCAAAATATACATTGTTCACTTCTTTACTGTATTTCAAGTAAATTCCATTTATATTTACAATGTTTTTGTAATGGTTTTTATTCTTATTGAGGAAGGCTATTTTATAATATCCAAGCACTTTTGCCTGTAATCCCGGAATTAATAAATCCAGATTGTTATTAAGTGTGCTATCACATTCGCTTACAGTATGGTTGTAGCGATTCTTAATAGACATATGACTTCCGTTTTTTGCTATCTGAATGTTAAGAATAGATGTTCCATATTCATCTTCCCTCTGTGGAGTCTTACTCCGTTGTATTTTGTCAATATCCTTTTTAATTGTAACAAGCATATGATACTGATTCATACGACCAGAAAGATTGTTATAAGTACAAATCCGTTCTCCTGATGCATAATACTTCTCGCACTCTGCAATTTTCTCTTCATCATCAAAGATTACAGTGTCATATCCTGCCTTCTTGAAATCTTCAATGATTTCTTCTTGTGTAGTTTCTCTTATTGTTCCGAATGTATCGTTTGAACTTATTTCAGAACAAATAGACTTTATTTGAAACTCGTCCAATTCAGAGAACACATTTCTTGCATTCTGTGGTGTTACTAATGCCTTCCGTAGTTTCTCTTGATCGACTGCAATATTTTTGATATAAGAGTAGGCATAATCTCCTACAAATTTTTTCAAGTTACTCATAAATCTCACCATTCCTTTCATAAAAATAAGGCAGATAAGAATTTATTCTCCATCTGCCTTGTGGTTTAGTTGCTAAATTAAATTTTCTAATATGTAATTATAGATGTCATCTATACAACACACTCTTGTTTCTTCAAAAGTTGTCTCTATTGCTTCAACGAGCATATCCGTCATGACTGTCTGATAGTCTGCATTTTTATCCATTAAGTAATAAATAATATCACTCATAGAATACTGATTGATGAATTTGTAAAAGTTTTCATTCCGTAAATTAGCGGTTAAGTTTCTCCACTTCTTTCCGTTTGAATCCTTCGCAATCCACATATCATCTTTTCTGTAGTTTCCAACACATTCACCTGCTCCGAATGCACAGCTATTTGTTAAAGCCATGCACTCAATAAATACAGTATTTCTCTTAATTGTATTTGACATTCGCATCAACCCCCATTAAATTTCATATGCTTCGTCAATCGACACATATTCATCGCACCATTCACAATATACATATTCTCCATCATCATCCCCATATCCATCCTTTATGAGTTCTCCGTCTTCAAGTGGACTTAATTTCCGTTGTGTTTGATGCCCTTCATGCGATTCAATTGCTTGTAAACACTGTCTGCATACAATCATTTTCTCACCTGCTTTCTTAAATCCCAAACTTTACCTTATAAGCTAATATTGCTTGTTCATATATTTCGCAATACTCGTTTGGTGTAATATCATCCCTGTTTGCAACCTCTTCAAGTCTTGCATTTATTTCATCATCAGATAACCGTAAGTCTATCGCTTCTGTTATATAATGAAGTAATTGAATACACAACCCACGCATTTTACAACCTCCATTTTCACATAAAAGATTCCTTTTATGTGCTTATTCAATTTCAAGAATCTTGTAATATACACAATCTTCTATTGCATCATTTCTGTTCATCTCTTCTTTTGTATATCCAGAAGCATATACAAGTGTTACGTCATCTTCTTCCCATCTCAACACAGATGGCTCATATTCGCTTTCTGTTTTTACAATCCGTATTTCTTCCTCCAAATAATCATTTAGCAATTTCATGGCATCTTCGTATGTCTCACATTTCTTTGCAACATATCCACCATCAAAATTATAAGTAATTGCTAATACATACATTTTATTTTCTCCTTTCTATTTACAGATTGAATATCACTTCTATTCCTTATTTTTAAAAGTTTCGTCTGTAAGTTCTTGAATAAAACATCCATTACAATTTTCTCTGCAACAGTAAACGGAACAAATAGACGGTACAATTTTATTTATTTTCTCTTCCTTTTCTTCTTGTGATAAATCTAAAAAACTCATTCCAATATTAGTATTCATTTCGCTTCCTCCTGCTTGTGATACATAATCACATCTTCATGAGCATGACCGTCAAATCTTGCCCACAAAGTCCAACTATGTATGTAAATTTTATATATGTGTAATTACGCAATTTCTTTCTTAATTGGTACTAATCTTGTACCTAAAACTTCCCTTGACTGTTTCAATCCTAACCGTTCTACTACTAAATCCTCTAAGTACAATGATATTGCGGTTTTAATATCCAACATAGGATACTTTGATACACCGTATGACCGTATCTGTATAGGCGTGGTTTCCCTTAGAACGTTAATGAATAGCTGCGCCGTTTCCTTTCTATTGCGTGAATACAGTTTGTATATATCCCTTAACCCTCTCATTATATAGGAAGCGTATCCGTTTGTCTTTCTGTCAAAACCGGCACGTGTGAGAATATCAAACACATACTCAGCCGCCTTTCCGTTGTCAATTTTACATAAGTCAAGAGTAGCCGAATAAGAACCGAGGACAGACGCTTCTCTATTTCCCTTGTTTGCTACATACTCAAATCCGTATTTCCCTTTTAACTTTTCAAGCGTTTCCGTTGCCTTATCATGCAATACAATCATTGCACCGTGTTTCTGTACGGGTGTCATTTTTGCAACCTGTTTATTTTGATATGCGTATAATTCTGCTTCATACCGTAATCTTTCGCTTTTAACTGTGGGTGCATTTAAGATAACCTGTACCATAAGCTTACTGTATTTCTCTTTGTCTACAATCTGACTTCCTACCCATCTTCCATAGCCGTCAACAAGATATACTTTACCTTCTTCCCAATGTGGTACGCCTATAAGAGGTAATAATTTCTGTTCGCTCCAATGTGCTGTTAAATAGCGTAAATCTCTTTCCGTTCGTGCTTCCGTCTGATACCGTGTATCAATTTCCAATAACTCTACCGGCAATCGAACTATAGCGACAGGCATTTTTGCATCTAACGCCGTTGCAAGATAACCTTTTAATTCCCTTACGTTTCCCTCGTTTTTCTTTCCACTTATCTTTTCAAATGATATACACATAATTTTATCCTCCTATTTCCCTTTATCCTATAATTTCATAACCTATCATATCTACATATGTGGCACAATAAACATCACTTTCAAGCTCATTTCCGTTGTCATCGTAATCAAGATTTACATATTTATATCCGTGATGCCATGTGTCGACAATCCGTATGTTACCGTTTGCGCTTGTCAGTTCCGTTCCGATTTCTAAATTCCTTGCTATTTTTCTGTTTGTTACGAATCTTGTCATAATAAATTCCTCCTTCATTTCCCTTACAAAAGGGTCGTACATATAAAGCAATTTCCCTTGCAAAGAGGGTTATTTCCCTTATAAAAATATCCTTTGTTTCCCTTGCGGCGCTATGATATTATAAATCGTACTGTTTAATTAAACGCTGCGCTATCATCTTATTAATACGTAAATTTAATGATATAGTCCTACCATCATCATTTTTGTATATACAATGGCTTCCTTTCATATGTACTAAGTGATAGCCTTTCATAAGCAGTCTGCGCCTTATTTTTCTATACGTTCGCTCATCGCCGTTCATAATTTCACCTACTTGTCTTATAAATTCTCTGTTTTGGGTATAAAAAATCTTTTTTAATATACTTCTATGATTTTGTCATCATAGATTTCTGACGTTCCGTTTGTAATGAAATACAATAAACACCTACTTCCCTTTATGTATGTAATATCACTTTCATATTCCCATTCGTTGCCGTCATCTGTTACATAAATATTATTGCCTTGATACATTGCATAGCGCGTATACTCTGAACCATATATAGGCATAGTTATAATGCGGTATACAGTGTATATACATAATATAATACCTATAATAACGCTTGCTCGTAATACTACTTTCTCAGTCCGTATCTTGTTCTTCTGTGTGTTCTTGTAGCGTGCTACTTTTAACCTTCTTGTCATTATTTATTACCTCCAAACATATTAAATGCGTATGCTTTTATTTTTCTTATTGCTCTGTCATATAGACAGTCCTCAGGCGTTTCATAATACCGTGATATGTTACCCTGTGCTTGTACCTCTGTTATAATGTTGTGATACACACTATCGGGAATATATAAATCACGTGCTATCCGTCGAACTTCTTTCTTCCACGGTGCCATATTTACTATCCTCCTCTCTGATTTAGTTGGGTCAAGACAATTATTTACACTTTTTTGTCTTGACATTACAATGGTTTAGTGGTAATATAAGTGTAAACCACCTACAAAGGATTAACTATTGGTGAAGTGGTCATTTATGTATTCCCATGCCTCGGCATCGGTCGGGAAATGCTCTGACACTTCATCGGTAGTAACCCACCAGTAACCATACTTGTAGTACGGTTGTGGCATACAAATCACCCCTTTCGTGTGAGATTATGTGTGCAGAAAAATCCACACTATAAAAAGATGGAAGATAATAGTTCCTCCATCTTTTTTACTATGGATTTTTTAATAGGTCTTATACAAAGGGGTTGTTCTTTGATGCCTCATCAGCGAATGTATATCTATAAAAAACATTCTAACTTCTTGTTACCAAGATATTTGCTGATTGTCTGCTTCTATCCCGCAAATTTCTAAGATACCGTTACTCTATTCGTCTATTAATACAAATGAGTACTAATATAGTCGAGCTAAGACTTATATATTATTAAACGCAAGCTATTCAATTATCAATGATATAATAGATAGACTTATTCCTTTACTACGTGTATAATATATGACAACTACCATACTCGTATATCTGAGAAACCGCTAATAGATAGCTTTTATAATAAAATCCTACACCTTCGGATTTTATGTTTTTTGTGTAATGGTAGAATTGTTTTAAGGTTTCCCCCATTACCGTAGCTCCGTAACTACGTTGTCAAGCCTCACACAGCCTTCATCCAACAGATTACATCTTCCCTGCTTTATAATTTATTGCATTATAAACTTTGGTCTGTGGCATATCACCTTTGATAACTATTTTACCGACTTGTAAAATAGAGCTGTCTGACTGTTCTATTGCCTTATCACGATTTTTTAATTAAATTATAAATAAAAAAATTAAAATAAAAAAACAGACAAATACTATCACTGCTGCGTGATGCACATTTGTCTGTTTCGACTTTGAACTGTATCGTCCAACGTATCCTCTTTACGAGGATACCGCACTATGCCTGATGGCTATTTATAGTCGCATAGTCGACTTTGTATTTTTTATTATTTATTTAACTCTTCTTTTGTGATAACTGTGGGAAGTGTTTTCATCTCTTTTTCTGCTTGTGCTTTTGTTTTATATCCCCACGCCTTAAAAGTAGCTTGTTTGCCGTTTTTATCAGTGAACGGTACGTCAATTTCAGTAATGTTTTTAAGAGCCTTAATATAATTATTTATACAACGTTTTTCAGCTTTTGTATAACCGCAATCTCTCGAAATGCAATATAATGCGCCGTTTTTATTATCAAATTTTTGTATTTTATATTTGCACTTTAAGTCATGTGTGTGGACATAAGCTTGTTTTTCAGTTTTAATTGTTTGTTGTTTATTAATTATATTACAACTTCTTGACGATACCATACCGTCCAATATGCTCTTTAATTGCTCAGCTTCTTTGTCGGTAACAAGATAAGTTAAACCACAAAATACTACTTTGTTATCTGCTATTACATTAGCTTCTTTGGTGTTGTTAAAATTAATCATTTTTGACCTCTTTCTACTTGCTTTAAAGCAAGATTTAATTATTTTTTTTATTTTTTCTACAAGCTATGTCGCTTGCGGTTTGTAATTCCACCTTACACCAAAAAAAAAGTTTGTCAAATTTAGCTTTTTTCGCAAGTAAACTCATTAAAATTCGGATTTGAAGGATTTTACTTGAGGAGTAAAATTGGCAGTACCGGGGTGCCAAAAACCGCACACCGAAAACGTTTTTTCATAATCTCTATAGGCAGATTAATCCACACACCAACTCAAAAATCCAACCCCCCTACACCCAAAATCCAACACTCGCCACCAATATCGCACCACACCCAAAACAACCCAAAAATCCACTAACCACCCCCACAAAAATCATCCTACATCCAAATCACCCAATCTCACTACACCCCTCAAAACCTGCCAAACCACCTCAAAAAATACCGAATGAATAAAATCACCCAAAATCTCAACCCAAACAGAGAATAACCTAATAACAAAAAAAAACAATAAATAAGAAAGGAAAATATAACATGACTTCAAAAACAATCCCTTCATCCCCCACACAACTCTTCTCACACCTAAACACATATCTCGTTCCAATAATTTCACAACAATACACAATTCCTTCATATATAATTCCCACCTACGCCCCTACTGAAAAAGACGCCTACACACAAGCACAACTTCAACAAATCCCTCACTCACATAAAATACTTTCACCAGCCCAAATCCCTTATGAAAGTTATACAGGTGTTCTCCCCATTATCAAATCTCACTTTACTTTCCCGGAAAAGAATGATATAATAAGAAACGCACTAAGATCACTTAATATATCAGAGGAGAAAATAAAAATGGAAATGATAGATATTTATAACTACATGTACTGGGGAGATTACAACGCACAAATCCAAGACTTGGCAGATAAAGCACTGCCTGAAAAATGGAGTTTTGAAGATAAGGATGACAATTATATATTAAAAAATTATCTTAAATACACCTTTAAAAAGCTTTATGAAGAAAACAAAATTATTGAAACAGATAATTATTGTGTCTTTGATACAGGATTGTTTTCGCATTATTATGAATCTATTTATGCATATGGTGAATTGAACAAAAGTGATACTCCCAAATGGTATTTTAAGGGATTTAAAGATAAATATGAACTTGGAGCGCTTGATATTGCAAAATTCCCCGAAAGAGCGGATTATCTATCCGATCCATCAGAATTGGTTTTTAATTGGCACTTACCTGTTAATAAAAACTATAATCATATATTAGATGATTTAAATACCTCACAAAGGCTACCGGAAGATATTAAAAATTGTTCGCGTCCGCTTGATATGCTAAAAGGGGTTATTGATACTGCTATACAAAAAGTAATCGCCAATTATAAACTGGCTGTACCACACTATTATCAAAACAAAATTCAATTACTTGTACCGCTATGTTTCGGCGAAGACAATAAACCTGATGTAGCTTTGGTGTTAGACAAGATGAAAAGTGGTTATTATCAAGCAACTACTTGCCTCTCTATGGAAATGGCTTATATGGATGCAAGACTTATCACAAAACCTGAAAGTAATTGGTTAATAGCTGAAAACATAAAAGAAAACTAATATTATAAAATAACACTTATCTATTTTGATAGGTGTTATTTTTTTATTCTAATTTTATTTCACTACTCATCTAATACTCCATAAATCAATTCTAAACAAAATTTTACAGATAATTAATCAGAAAATAAAATATATGTCCTCAAAGACAACACATTACATTCCGGAGAGTAATAATTTTTAAATTCTAATAAAACAATCAGAACAGAAAGAGAATATATAAATAGACAGTACATCGGGGGTATCATAAAACTATCACAAATAAAAATTATCCCCTCACACCTCCATAGGCCTATTTACAAAAAATATAGAAATGCGCCATTGTGAGCGTTATACGCGAACAATAAGCATACCCCGGCGGTAGCCGAACAAACGTAGCCACCGTGGAGCGTAGCCACCGTGGAGCGTAGCCACCGTAGGAATGCAATCACCGTAGGAACATAGCCACCACCCAATAACAAAGGAAGAAGGAAAACAAGTACAATGAACTACTACATATCAGACACACACACTTTGACCACAAAGGTATAATAGCATTTGACAACAGACCATTCTCTACAATAACAGAAATGAATAACATACTCATAAGCAATTGGAACAACAAAGTCTCCAAGAATGATATAGTATACTGCTTAGGAGATTTCTGTTGGTCAAATGAGGATAGATGGATAGAAATATTATCTCAGCTGCAAGGTTCTAAGGTACTCATACAGGGAAACCATGACCTGAAGCAGATGTCATCTAAACTAAAATATAAATTCCAAGACGTAACAGCATATAAAGAGATTACTGATACAGGAAGAAAAGTTATTATGTCTCATTATCCTATACCCTTCTACAAGTCAGACTATAATGGTAATGTTTATCATCTATATGGACATGTACACAACACAATAGAGGAAAAATATCTACAAGAGTTAAAACATTATATCTTAACAACTGATGTTAGAGAAAGAGGTAAACATACAGGACAGTACTATAATGGTTGGTGTGGTTTCTATAATTATGAACCTGTTAGTTTGGATGAGATATTAAAGAAGTGGGATATAGAGGAAGTAAAGGCTTAATAAAGATAATGGCTATAGGGTCTGCGACGCTATTAGTAACTCACTGTTCCCAGCTACGCAGTGGAACAGTTCGTTCCTAACACTGACATGTGCATAGCACAGTCAGCGTTTTATATGATTTATATTGAAAAATGGCTTGATTACTTGGGTTTTTATAATTATGAATAAAATATTAATAATATTAAAATTTTGTAAACAAATTCTTAGTTTCTTTAGGATTTAAGCCAAATACTCGAAATTTTTGGAACCACTTTCTCCATAATATATATATTATATCTATTGAGGTTTTGGTTCCTCAAACTTTGACTTTTCCCAGTATTTAAGCCAGATACTCGAAATTTTACTCTAATTTTTTTAATTTTTATGGGTTGATAATCTCATTTAAGATACAAGCCTTTGTAAGCACGTCAGACGAGCGGAGCGAGCCTCCTTTATGGATAAACCGGTTCCTTTCCCGCAAGGAGTGAAAAATAAGAAAAAATCCTACCTAAAAAGAGAATATATAAGTGAGGGGGGTAAAGTTCTCTCGTATATTATATTTTCAAGGAGGAAATCTATGAATCTGAAGAAGGGCAAAATATCAGAGCAGGAGCTTGTTGAAAAATACGGAAGCGATGCTCAAAAAAAATCTTATAAGGAACAAGGTAGATTGATTAGTAAAAACAAAGCTACACTTCTCAAAAAGGTATCCCGCTATTGTACCATCAAAGACTTGGGGCAGCGCGAATACAGAATTACAAAAGTATATGACTATCCCCTTCCGGTAAACTGGACTAAAATGAATAAGTCTTTGTATCAATATATTATACCTCTTATTCTTTATAGTCTTATTAACGGACATGACAAGAATAATAAGATTAATATCACTGTTGGTAAGTGGGCAAGAGAGATTAAGATGGTTAATCCTAATTACAACTTGATCAAGTATAACCCTGAAGACAGTAGCAAGGAAACTCAGATTGCCTTAGAAACTATCAATGAGTTTTATGACAAAGCTGATTATATGATTAACTGGTATATTACAAACGCCTTGGATTATTTGAAGTCAGCCGGATTAATTATCTGGCGGGAAGCTAATCGTGTAAATGTTGAAGTTTCAGATGAGGTTACAAACATCGACCAAGACGGAAATATAAAAGTAAACATCAAAACAGAAAATCATCAGGCAAGTGAAGATGAAATGGAATATTATGCGGAGTGCATCAACATTGCTGATAAAGAGTGCGGCATTGAAAATGCAAAGGAAAGATACTATAGTCATAAATCCCAACAATTCAATGAAGTATTAAAGCGTGAACTTTATAAGAGAAAGATTAAAAATATCTACAAAACCTATGAGGCGTATTATATTAATTTGGATAAATGTAATGGATTACTAAATCATTTTGAAAAAAATGATTGTTCCGCTCTTATCAATAAGTTAAATAGGGATTTTTCTCAGATGATAATGGAGAATGCTGATAAGCGCTTTGAGAACAACGCAAGGAAATATTTGTATACAGATAAGAATGAATATAAATCAGATTTTTCTTCGTTGTGTGATATTACTATAAATAATAATGCAAAGTATCTTGGCTCCAAAATAGCTATGAAGAAAAAAGAGGACGAGTATAACGTTCAGGTTACGCATACAACCTGCGTTAAGGACTAAGGGGAGTGATACAGCATTAAAACAGACAGTTATTATGTATACAGATTTGTAGACATGGAAGGAAATATTGTATATGTAGGAAGAACACATAATATTGTAAAAAGATTTTTACAACATGATCACCTAACAGATAATATAAAGAAAATAGAATATATAGAATGTGCGACAGAAGCGGATATGTGTTGGAAAGAAATATATTATATTAATCTGTTCGCAAATGACAAAACAACTAACGTATCAGATTTATACGAAGGTGGTGTTACAGATATTCATATAAAAGATACGTGGAAATTATATCGTGCTAAAAATTTCACCGATTATTTTGATGAGCAAAAAATTAGCAAAAATTATAGTTTGTTATCTAATCCGGATTTAATAAGTAAGATTCATTTAATACATATTTTTGAAAATGAAAAACTAAACGCTATTGGCAGTCAAGAATATGATTTATCAAGAAAATGGTTTTATGACTCTAAAACCCAAAATAATGTAACTACACTTAAAAACCATTTGTTAAATTACTTTACAAATATATGTAATGCTAAAACTTCAGAATGTTTATGGACTACCTTTGATGAAACTGTTATTTTCTTAAAGGGTAAGGGATATGCCAGAGCTTATATATCATTAAACTCACAGAATATTAATTTAGAAAATAATCATCGCGAAAATCGAAGATATTTAGCATATGCTTGTAATAATTTTTATTCTACAATAAAAACACCTATAGCCGGAGTTGACGAAGATGGTTATGCATTATCAGAAATGCTTCAGTTCATATGGCGTTCAGCTATCAGAGATGGTAAAGAGATTTGGCTATATATTCCCAGTATACGTATGAGGACACTATTAAAACAGTGGATAAAAAGCAATTCCAATGGAGAATAAATCTATATAACACTTTGTCAGAAAGGATTAAGAGTAAATATGAGAACAACATTATATGACCTTAGAGAGGTAAATTTAAATAAGCGGCGTCCAATAGATTTCACTTCGGATGATATGTGGCAAGACTATTTTTCTCAAATGAAGTTATTAGTTCAGCCGTCGGCTAAGAAAAAGATGGATACAATTAGAGAAGCCACTTCTGATCCAAATTGTTATCATGGACAAACTAACGAAACTTACTACAGGGTATATATTAACTCAATTCTCAAGAATATACGTAGTGGCAAAGAAGATTTCTGTTATTTTGTATATCAGATAGCAGATTTATTAAAGTATGAGCCTGATTTACATGCAGAGTTTATTCCTGATGAAGAGTATTTTGTAGTGAGCTTACCGTGTTATACGTTTAGAAAAAATAGAGAAAGGAAGTGAGAAAAATGTCATTAAGCATAGCAGAGCAAGAAATGTATATCAGTGCTGGCAGAGATGAAGAGTATGCTGAAGCTTATTGTAGCGACAGTACGTGGATTACCAAAATGGATAAGCTTGTAACTAAATCGCCTGAGTTATTCACAGTGGTGAAGGAAGATGATGTTAGTAAGACCTATCGTTTTCCAAAGAGACTTATTAGTATTCGTAGCTCTATTGTAACAAGAGAGTATACTGACGAGCAACGCAAGATAATGGCTGATAGGCTTAAGGCAAGCAAGGCACAAGGCAGAAAGGAATGATGTAATATTCAGTTTGAGCAAGGAAAAGCAGTATATATTCCCAGTGTAGATGCTAAAGATATTTATCTGGCATTACATAGTATAAAGAAGAATTCTCTTGGATATTCGTTAATGTTAAAGAATGGGCAGTATAATTTAAGGAAGTTTATCAATTCTTTAGATTATAGTTTGGATTTAATAGAGTTGAGAGAAGTATATTTTAGAAGATATCGAAAGCATGATTTTTCTTTCAGAGTTAAAAAGCATGACTATACTACAAGGGTTATCAATCTAACGTTTAAATATTCTGTTAAAGAGTGGAATCAGATCACTAAAAATTCTTATGTGAAGCTGGGATATGATTATAAGGATTTAGTTTTTGAAGATTGCATTGCCCGGTGTAACGGAGAGATTGTGGGCGTAAGGATTGGTGAAAAAATCAAAGAACCCGTACAAGAACTACCAAGTATTTTTAAGTCAGTAAAGGAAGAGAATAAAAAAACAGGTGATACATATTGGATCTACTCAAAAATTAAGGAGCCCAAAACTGTTAAAAGCAATGCGGAACTTCGCAAAGATTTATATCAGAATGGTTTTATATGTGATGGTGTTCGCTATTGCCGTATGAAACGGTCATCGGGGAGCGCCCGTGTTGGAAAATGTTTATTTGTAGACAAAGAGCTTTTTGAACCTATATTAAAATTTAGTTCTAAAGGAATTCCATTAAGTGAAGGGCAAGAGATTGATCTTGCCGCATTTGAATCTTATATATCACTTCCATCAAGTAGTATTATTGGATTATTATCTATTCAGCCTGAAAATATTTTAGTTGTAGATGATTATGATAGTATTTTTAATGAAGAAGTTATTAAGACCTATAATGAGAATGGTTGGCTGTATACAAAGGAAGAAAATTGTGAAATAAAGAATAGTATTTGGGATGGACAATCTCTTATGGATGTTTCATTATTTGGTGAGTTTTCTCAGTATGGTATGGTGCTACTTAGAAATCTTATGTTTAAGTCTTGCTGTTTTAATTGTAATGTTCAACAGTGGTTTAAAGATAATAACATTACAGAGATTTCACAGTTAAACGGAAAGACAAGAGCTAAGAGAATTGAAGATGTTAAGCTGATTACTACTCCCAACAGTATCAAGTATTTAAAATTTGGTTCATTAGATGACTGGTTGGATAATCTCTATCCTGATTTTGGAGTAGTTAAGCATGACAAGAAAACACATTATTTTGGGGGGCGGCTGGTTCAAACTCATTATCAGCTATTGAATACATTACAGTTATCTATGGATGAGATGAGAGAATTTTTACAGGAATCGTTAGATTTTGCGCAATTATTGCGTGATAATCCGGCTGTAGTACGCAATTATATAAAATATCCTGATATTAATGAGTTTGAACCGTTTAAGTCGCCTATGAAAAGCAAAAGTGATGTGGTTTATAATCTTATTGCCCTTAATGATAATTTTGTTAATACCAAATATTATCAAGAATTTTTGCAAGATTTGCTTAGGGCGTATTATAAAAATTTGAAGTGCGGGCATGTGTATGTCAATGGCAATTACTCTACCCTACTTGGCAATCCTATTGAAATGTTACAGCAATCTATTGGAACTTTTAAAGGAATTAGTCAGTTAGGGGTCGGGAACATACATAATATTAGATTTGGGTATGATAAGGAGTTATTGGGTAGTAGGAGTCCACATGTAACGTGTTCGAATGTATGGGTAGCTAAGAATTCAGAAAATAAGCTGATAGATTGCTATATGAATTTAACCGAAGAAATTGTTTGCGTGAATGCTATTGGTGAAAATGTTTTACAAAGATTAAGTGGTGCAGATTAACATAATGGTCTGCTTTGGATGGAAACATCCTCAAAAGCAAGTTGGTGAACCTATAAATATAGGGTGTGCATTGTACGTTTAGGAAACGTAGGAAATGACGATTAGACAGTGCGCTAACAGGGGAAATCTAAATTATTTACAATATGATGTTCCTGTGCCAAGTTAAAATGGTGACATTTTTAAAGGTGAAACGAGCAAGATATACTATCTTATTAAGATAATGAAATCTATAGGAGTAAGGCGAAACTCCTTACTCTGAAGCGCCAACTACAAATATTTATAGAATATTTCGTATAAAGATTAATCAACTTTATATGCCTAACGTTAAACGAGGGTAAAGATGTGCTCTACTCCCCTAATAAATATCGGGAAACCGAGGGTAGTAAGGTATGACAGTGATACTGTGCTTTTAACGGATAACGAAATATTACTTCGTGCCGCTAAAAGAAACTATAATCTTTTTAAAACACCAAATTGTGCTGTACAGGCAGATAAAATAAAGAGATATTATACTCCTGAACAACAAGCAGATTTGGATATAAAAACTTCTGTAAATCTTATAGGAGCTGTAATTAATTTATCTCAGGAGCTTAATTCATTATTCTGGGATAGGCTTTATAATGGTAGTACATACGAGCAGGAAAAAGACTTGTATTATGATATATGTCAACTAAATGCTCTAAGCGGCACGGAAATTGACAAAGCAAAGAAGGAGTTTGACATCAATACCGGCAAAGAGTTGGATAAACTCCGTCAAAAATATGAAACATTTCTCCGTGAGTACGAAGAGAATGAAATTGGAGAATTAATAAAGGGACGTAAAAAAATGCCCCACTTCTTTTCTCACATTGCCCGTCAAAAGGGTTACTATAATCCGGAAAAGAAGAACTATTGTAAGTACCACACGTCAATGGATTATTTACAGACAATTGTAAACGGATTTAGGATAAAAAATCCTTATAAGAAATCTTATCTGCCATTTTCGTCTGTATTGAATAGTGAATATTTTAGAAATTCCAACGTAAATCAAAAACAAATCAATAAAATCTATTCACTTTTGAAGAAATATATAAGTGAAAGGAATAATATCTTTGGCAGTGACTTAGATAATTCGGACAAGCATTTGAGATGTCAGTTATTATATGAAGATTTGGTAGCTGATATAAATGATGAGATAATTGGGATTTCAACAATGTATCGGTTACTGACATCTGTTGAGTTAAAAGAAAATTCCAAAATAAAAAATATCTTGTTGCAGATATTATTCAGTTGCGGTAATGAAAGTTTCAAGAAGAATATCATTCAAAATGTGGATGAGGTAACAGAGCTGATAGAGGGCGGAAATGATATAAAATTGTTTGGAATTGGCTACAAATTTACAAAAAAACGCCTAAATTCAGTTTTTTAAGGCGATTTTGCGCCCTCAATTTAGGGAACAAATTTATGGAACATAGGAGAGGGTATTTTACAGTATAAAAACTCTCTCGAAACGGAACGGGTGGTGTATAAATATAGCTCAAAAATATTATAATCAAGATAATATTGTTGAATGTATAGCTAATTATACAGGATTTCAAAAAGATGAAATTAAACAGATTTTAAATTCTTTATCCGAAGTGGTAAGAGAAAAGTTAAGTGACGGAGAAAATGTAAAAATAAAATTTATTCCCGGACTAACAATCTCTTCTGAGTTTATACCAATGGAGAAATCCGTTAGTAATCTTAGTGAATATATTAATTCAAGCGATGTTTTAAGGCTGTCGGGTAATTTTAGTAAACGTTTTAGAAATGATTTACGGAAGTTACATAGCAGGACAGCATAATATTTGATTTCGGGGGAAGATGTTCTTTCTTCCCCACCTCTTTCTTAGGGATATAGCCAAGTTGGTAAGGCACCAGATTTTGATTCTGGCATTTCGTAGGTTCGAGTCCTGCTATCCCTGCCATAATACTATGTCGGGTTTTTATATCTCCTTTTTTTAATTTAGTCTTTTGTTTTTATCTTTTACTTTTCATTTCCCCGGCATAGTATTCCCATATAGCAGACGGTAGGTATGGTATCTTACAGCCCTCATAAGGCTGATAAAGCGAGTTCGATTCTCGTGTCTGCACCCAATACTCATATTTTTGGATTTTCAGAGTAACAAAGAAAATCGTATATAATAATGAAAAAATAATAGAAGGAAGGTTTGGAGTTATTAAGCCAGTAACCAAAAAGGAAATTGAGCTATTAAAAGAGCACGGCATCATTAAGCACAAAGGAAACGTGTTTGTTAATAATCGTGGTCAGGAAATAGCGTACTATCGTACACGTGGTGCCGCCGCAAAGATATATTTAGAGGATTGGTATGCTAATCAGGCTAAAAAGTTGTACGAAAATTAAGGAATTAAAAGGAGAATAAAAAAATGAGTAAAGCATTAAGCTTAAAGAGAACCACTACAACAGCGCTAAAGGCTGCTGGATTTTTTAATGATTCGGACAAGACAATAGAAATTGATGGTGAAAAGCGTCCCGTAAAGGATTTATTTACGGTGTTCGACGGCTGTGATATCGAAGTTTCTATAAAAGTTAAGGACGAAGAAGAAGTTGACGTGCCGAAACAGGATGGCACAGATGAAGATTAGGCGGTGATTTACACTGTTTAATTTTGAAAAAGAATTACAAAAGGTAGGACTTACACCTGAAATATATGAACGTTGTTTAAAGGATATAAATGATAAAATAGCCCACGAAAAAGATATAGAATGGGACGAAATAATAAACAAATACCAGATACCTATAGCAAAGGACAACGTAAGAAAGGCATCAAGTTCTATACCGTTTGGACATGTTTTTGTGACCGAATATTTAAAGTGGAAGCAGAAAAGCGAAAGTAACAATATAAAAGAGAGCTACGGCACAGAAACTACTATTAATAAAGACGGTACATATAGCAGTGATAAACTGGTTGAATTATCTGAAACAGAATTAAAGGATAAAGATACGTTATTAAGGGCGCACGGTTTTAATCCGTCTGAATGGGAATTAGTTTCAGCCAAGAATTCTGTTTGGAACTCTTACACCAAAAACAACGGAACTATTAATTTATACTCAAGTAAAATAACTATTAAGCCAAAGAGTTGTGAAGTAAGTTTTGAAGATATTGAAAAATGGGCTATAGAATTGAGTGAGAAGCTGAATAATAATAAGGCGATACAGGTTAATAGAGATAACCGAGAATATTTAGATGGTGATAAGTTGTTACTTATTGACCTTGCAGATTTACATTTAAACTTACAGGCGTCTATGTTTATGACGGGCAACATTTATAATTGTGACATTGCTGAAAGATTATTCTTTAAAGTTTTGGATGATGTTATGTCTCGTACAGCAGAGTATACTTTTAATAAAATTATTTTCTGTATAGGCGGAGATATGTTAAACTGTGATACCTTAGCCGGAACTACAACAAAGGGAACTCCGCAAGACAACGAAGTATCATTGTATGAGGCTTATAGAAGACTTTGCAATATGACCGTTAGAGCAATTTCGATGCTAAGAGTTTATGCACCGGTTCAGGTGATATATGTGCCGGGTAATCATGATCAGACAACAGGTTTTAAATTGGCTTGCTATTTGGATGCATGGTTTAGAACTTGTGATGATGTAAATGTAGATTACTCTCCCCTACCTCGTAAATATGTCAAGTTTGGAAAGACGTTATTTGTTTTTTCACACGATGGAAATGTAAAAACATTGCCTAAAATTATAGCTAATGAAGCTCGTGAATACTGGTCTGATGTAGAAACTACGGAAGTATTTTTGCAACATTTACATAGTGAACAGGTTTTGTTAGAAGAAAATAATATGAGAATACAAAGATTGCCTACTATAAGCGCAAAGAGTCGCTGGACTGTAGAACAGGGATATGACTCAAAGCGTCAGGCAAAAACATTTATATTCGACAAAGATGATGGGTTGACAGATGTACTGTATACACCCATTAAGATTTATAATTAATTAATGAATGAAAGGATTTTAAAATTATGAGAAAGATAGATATTATAAATAAATTGGCAGAAGCTAATAAGATAACAAAGAAGGCAGCAACTGAGTATGTTGATGATATTTTTGCAATCATCGCAGATGGTATTAAGGATGAAGGCAAGGTTGAAATTTTTGGCTTTGGTAAGTTCGAAACAGTCATAAGAGCTGCTCGCGAAGGTGTTAATCCGAGAACAGGCGAAACACTTTCTATTCCTGAAAGAAAGGGTATCAGATTTAAGCCCGCTTCAGGTATGAAGGATGCTGTTAATCAGTAAGAGGTGAGCATATGTTAGATAGACATATTAAATATAGTGGCATTTGGGATTTAGCTGATATTGTTATGGATTTCAGAGAAGATAAAAATTATCCCGTAAGAATTATTGGACAGACAGAGGAAATATTGGATGCTGTAAAGGAATTTATGTGTTATCCTGATATTTATCCGTCTTCAATTAATATAAACAGTGAAGCTGATAACACATATATGCTTACAATTACTGAAGATGATGAACTTTTAGTTGAACGTTTGGATAATGAAGATGGTACTTATACCTTTTATCACGGTAAATATGTATTTATATTTGAGAATTGCCCGGCAAGGGTACTAAAATCAAATATAAATACTGATTGTGAGTTGCACATTATTGATTTTGATGATGACGACGAGATATCAGATTGTGAGGAAGATGATTGTGGCATAGAACTGTGTGAAAATGAGGATGGTATACATGGCTTTTCTGCAAGCCGCAATGATGATGGTGTATATAAGAGTTATTCTTTTTATACTTCGGAAGCAATGTCAGAAGATTTGCTCCATAAAATGTTAGATAAGTTTGGGTTTTAAAATATTGTAAAATAAGATAAGACCACTAATCACATCTTATTAGTGGTCTTACTTCCTATATTTGTTTTTCCCGTGCCATAGTGCAATTCATATAATAGCAAACGCCTTACCCGTCATAGCGTTTTTATCCGGTCAATCCTGACGGGGAACGTGTACACTTTCTCGCCGTTATATGAATAGGGAGATGTGCCCTATCTTACCTATGGTGTCTCACTTTAGCGGTTAGGCTCCGCAAATATAATCTTGCCACTGCATCAACGTTACTACGGGGAACGGGCATATTCAAAACTGTTTTCATAATTTGATCGCAGCTCCTTTCTGCCAAATGTGGCAAGATTATTATAGCACATTATTGATATTTTGTCAAAAAAAGAGTCCGATGTTAACGGACTCTCATAGGATTGAAAGGAAAAAATAATAGATGAACAATTTCGACTTATACGCCGGAGTGAAACTTATTTTTTAGACATCATTTTGCAAATGTATTTGACTTTTTTATTTGAAAGCTTAGGGGACTTACATAATAAATATGTAATTAAAACTTTCACAATATTAAATAGTGCAAGTACAATTACAGATATTGAGTCTATTGTTAATGAGACATTAACAGTCATTTTACCCTCCTTTCATAAGATTTTTATGATTGGAAAAATTGTTTGTCCGATTGGACATAGAATATTAAATTTTCCTAATGCAAAAAAGTATCACGGTGCATCAGTCCATAATGTGATACCAAACATTATTATAACACAAATATTAATTTTGTCAATATTTAACTCTGGTATTATGCCAGAGTTCATATGCCCTTCCTTGGTGGTTTTGGCAGGTTCGATTCCTGTAAGGTGATTTAATTTTAAGAAAATCTCTGTGTGAACGGAGGATAAATAAATATAGCTTATAGTTAGCTTTGCGGCTAATTATATAGATAAAGAATGGGACAAGTCGGAGTAGCTACCGGCTTGAGTAGAGTTTATTACCTTACCCCTCTCTCCCATTCTTTTTTTATTGGTATTGGGTAAGGTGAAAGGGTAAAGGTGAAATTATGAAAGAATGGTTAGTTTATGCCCATATCAATAAGATTAACGGGAAAATATATGTTGGAATTACATCGCAATCAGTTCAATTAAGATGGGGATTAAATGGAAACGGGTATAAGACTTCACCTAAGTTTTGGAAAGCCATTAAAAAATATGGATGGGATAATTTCGAACATGAAATTGTTGCAGAACATTTAATCGAGGACGAAGCGAAAAATTTTGAAAAGGCTCTTATTAAATATGGAAATTTACAGAATGATCAATATGGATATAACATGACCATTGGCGGCGATGGTGTGGTTGGAATGAAAGTATCCGATGAAACAAAAGAAAAATTAAGACAAGCGTATTATAATATGCCAATAGAATCTAAAGAAAAATTAATTGCCGCCGCAAAAGCAAGAAAGGGTACAAAATTGCCTGAACAACAAAAGGAGAATATTAGACAGAGTTGTATGGGGAAAGGTGTTAAAGCAATTGCACAATATGATCGCAATGGTGTTTTTATTAAACAGTGGGATTCTATAACAGAAGCGTCTAATGCAACTGGTATACAGCTTGGTGATATTTCATCATGTTGCAATGGAAAAAAAGGAACAGCAGGTGATTATCAATGGAGATTTTTTACAGGGGATCAAAATAATATAAATCCTTATGTAATAGATATGTCTCGGCATAAAGTTATTCAGTACGATGATAATGGAGTTATTTTACACATTTGGAATTCGTTAAAAGAAATAAAAGAAACTTTGCATTGTAATACAAATAATATTTCATCTGTGTGTAATGGTAAAAGGAATAAAGCCAATGGTTATAAATGGAAATATTATGTAGAAGAAGCGATTTAATAATATTATATTGCTTCTTTTTTATTTTTTTTGAAAAGGAAGTGAGAAGATGAATGGTAAAATTGCAGACAGAACCAATGAAGTAACAGATGAACAGTGGCTTGAAGTAAATGAGTTTAATCGCAATATGGTTGAAGACTATCTTAATAATCAAACACATCTCTCTGAGAAAAGTTTGATAGCTTATCGCAGTGCGTTAAGGATATTTTTTGTGTGGGTAAAGTCTAACCTTAATAATAAAAACTGTATTGAAATTAAGAAAAAAGAATTTTTGCGCTATATGAATTGGTTAGCAAATAGAGGATTTTCTGAAGCAGGAATAAAATTCAAGAAATCGTCTGTTAGTGCGTTTAATAAATTCATTGAAAATTTTTACGAGGACGAGTATCCTTCGTTCCGTAACTATGTCACTTCGGAGATGCAAGTTCCCAAAACAGGTAAGGTTTTTGAGAAAGAGCCCTTATCTCCTGATGAGATAGATAATCTGTGTAAGGTACTTGAAGAAAGGCAGGAATGGCTGAAACTTGCGTATGTAAAATTCACATATTCGACAGGCTGCCGTCGCGCCGAATCGAGGCAACTTCTTAAAGAAGTAGTCAATTATGAACCAAAAAGAAAAATGGTGACTATTATTGACGAGAATGGAAAAGAGCAAGAAGTCGAATCACTATCATATAAAACCCACGAGATACGCTGTAAAGGACGAAGTAAAGCTGGCAAAATTAGACGCCTTCAATTTGGGCAAGATGTTATGGATGCGTTAAAGAAATGGCTTTCGGAGCGTGGTGAAGATGATTGCCCTTATGTTTTTGTAACAAAAACAAAAAACGGTAAAGTCCATCAAATTAGCGAGGGGACTTTTAATGAGTGGTGTATTGGTGAATTTTCTGAAATCGTCGGGCGCAGAACAACGCCTCATAATTTTAGGCGGAGCCGGGCGACGAATTTGGTTTGTTATGACCACAGAGCATTGGAAACGGCTCAAAAACTTTTGGGGCATGAAAGTAGCGAAACTACCCAGATATATGTTATCAGAGAAGATTCTGAGGATGCCGATGAGGCTTTTATTTAAAATAGTTCCAAAACCCCATCCAAAAAAACCATAGAATAAATATATACCCCAACCCTCCCCACTCCCCAAGATGCTTACTCCCCTACCCCATAAAAATCACGAAAGGAGTTGATTATAATGTTAACTTTAAAAATGTCGGAAGATAGAAATTTAATGATTACAAAAAGAGGCAACTCCTATCAAGATGAGAATAACGCTGAAAACATTAAAATTATCTTACCAAAAATATTGAACGAAATAGATTTAAAAAACTGTGATGTTTATTTGTGCTTTGCTAACCAGAATGGCGTTGGAGATACAATCAAAATAACTGATGGTCTTGTAGATTATAAAGAAAACCATTACGTAACCTACGTTCCGGTACTTCAAACTCTTACTTATGTGCCGGGTACAATTCAGATGTGGGTAAAAATTTTATATACACCGTCAAAAATGAATGCCAAATCAAATGAGGTTACATATAACATTAAAGCACACAGAGATGTTGAGGGTAATATGCCTGAACATCAAATGTCTATTATAGATGACTTGGTTATGAAAATGGATGAGACTTCGGGCAAAGTAGATGAGATAGATGATTATGTAAGTGAATTACAAAAAGGTGTGGTATTATTGGCTCATCCGAGTGAGGGTGGTAACTAAACAAACAAAGCCGATGCATAAAACACCGGCTCGTTACAAAGAGAAAAATAATTTTTTATTTGAGGATATTTTTCAGTATGGGACGTTGAAGTATGTTCCTCGGTTGGGAAGTGCATACCAAGTCCCTGTATATAGTTATTGCTAAGCTATTCCCAAATAGGCTGCATGCCGAAACAAAAAGCATTATTTCTCTTATATATAACAATACCGTAGCTGGCAGCTACGGATATTATTTTTTTTATCCTTTCGATCCTTGTGTCGTTTTATTTCTTAAAGAACGAGCACTTAATTTCAATACCTTTAAAGATAGAAATCTTCACATAAAAATTTTTCACACGATGGCTTCGTATGTAGAAAAATATGTTTAATAATATCAAAAAAGATATGGCAATGAAGAATATAGTGATTGCCAATTATTACTCCTTTCTTTTTGACACGAGGTCAAAAAAATAGACGCATAAGAGGAATTGATACCTCCTTGCTCGACATTTTTTTTTTTAAGATAATCGCAATGCGTTGCTGCGATTATAATGTCGAGTAGGGATATTTTATCATATTTTTTAGATTTTTTCAAGGACAAAAAAGAGAATAAGTGTATGACCACTCTGGTTGGCGGCTTTAGTTTCTTCAATGGAACAGTGGTTGATTTGAAAATGAGTGAGAAGTCAGAGAAGTCATGAGTCTCGGTATGTGATTACCTAATCCGCTACTTCTTTGTTTATTATTTTTGTTTTGGATCAGGTAAAGGATTAGATGAAAATAAAATTTGTTAATTTACAAGAGTTAGTCATATAGGCAGCTCTTTTTTTATTTAGAACGAAAGGAGGTCGTAGGTTTGGCGACACCAAAAAAGACAGAACAGACGGAAAAGCTTACGGCTGCTCAGGCAAGACGAAAGGTCGTAGAATTACAAGAGGTTATAGATAAATACAATTCATACGGCTATTGCTATATGTGTGATAAGCATAAAGATAAAATCAAATTCTACACAAGCACGGATCCTATGATTACCTCGGGGATTACACCAATCTGTAAAGAGTGTGCGAGAAAAATTGCTCTACGAGTCGATAAAAATGGTGACGAACACACTCCTACAAAAGAGTCTTGTCAACTTGCATTAAAATATTTAAACAAGCCGTTTATTAATGTAGTTTGGGATGCAAGCATTCAAGAATCTGAGTCTTTAATTGCAGGAAAAACAAAATCAAATGTTTGGATGGCTTATATAAAAAATATTGCTATGGTCAATTATATTGGACTTACCTATTTTGATAGTGATTTTTATAAAGAAAAAATAATATATGATGATGAAAAAACAGAAAGTCAGATTGTAGAAGATCATACTGGACAAGATACCTATGATAGCTTCGTAAAAAATAAAGAAGATGTTGTTCGTTTATTAAATTATGATCCATTCGAGCATGAACCAATTGTTGACCAACCATTTTTATATTCTCAATTGCTTGGACTTTTGGACGCAAATGAAGACGCTAATGATGATATGATGCGTACATCATCTGCCATTTCTATTGTAAGAGGATTTCTCCAACAATCAAAAATTGATGATACTATTGCTAAACTCATGTCGGATATAAATAATATCGAAAAAAATTCAGCTACAATTAAATCGTTACAAGAAAGTAAAGCCAAAATTACAACGGTTATAACAAGTCTTGCACAGGACAGTTGTATTTCACTAAAGCACAATAAAAATGCAAAAAAAGGTGAAAACACTTGGACTGGTAAGTTAAAAAAAATAAAAGACTTAAATTTACGTGAGGGTGAGGTAAATGGATTTGATTTAGAAACATGTAAGGCAATGAGGCAAGTAATGGATTTAAGCAATGCTTCAATTATGAAGGCGCTTGCCTTAGACGAATCTGAATGGTCTGATATGGTTGCGGAAATGCGACAAAAAATTGTAAAGTTACAAGATGATTTAGATAAATACATTGAAATTTCTCGAATTTTATTGAGAGAGAATCTTGATATTAAAGACTGTTTAAAGGAAAAAAATATTTCTTTAGATATGGCCTATATTGACTTAAACAATTTATTTTCTTGTTTTTCAGAGATAGCAAAAGAAGATGAGTTGACAGACGAGGCCGGTGATTCTCAGTGAAGTTTAATGATATAGATAATTCTCTCGATTTAATTAAGTATGATAATCAATGTATTCAATCCAATATTATATATGTTAAACCCGGAATATATGCAATGTCTTCGAGAAAAATTGAGGCATTACAAAAGATTGCGTATATGCAAAAATACTATCAATGTAATCCTGTTCGATTTATAAATGATTTTTTTTCAATAGAACTTTTAGATGCGCAAGCTTGGGTTGTTCAACAAAGTTGGACATGTCCTAATGTCTTATTGGTTTGTTCGCGTGGATTTGGTAAATCGACACTCATAGATTTAATAATTATGTCAAAAGATATGTTATTTAACAATTATTGGACGTATATTGCAAGTGGTAGCGGTAGTCAGGCTGAACAAACTTTTACTACTTTGGAAAGACTTGCTAATGATAATATTGACACAATGATGGGGTCAACAGGATATATATTTAAAGCAGAAGTCGAAATAAAAAATGCTGCCGGTGATGGATTTTCACATGGTAGTAATGGTTTTTCATATTCCACTTACAATGGTGGTTTTACTCAAACTTTAAATTCTAATATAGACCGAAAAAGAGGCCTACGCGGAAACGTAATTTTTGACGAATGCGGTTTTTTATCAGACGAAATGATGTCTGTATATTCTGCGTTTGCAATTGTAAATAAAAGTTTTAAATCTGGTAAGGATAGAGATGGTAATCGTATAGATACTGTGCGATTACGTGCAGTTCCTAAAGAAATACCTAATCAAAAATTTTATATATCATCGGCTTCTGATACTTCGACAAAATATTATTCCCTATATAGGGAATTTTCAAAAAGAATGATAATGGGTGATAAGGATTATTTTGTTGCCAATATAACTTGCGAAATTCCATTACGTCCAACAATTCATGGACAAATAATGGCGCCGTTATTTGAAAAATCCACCATAGACGCTGAAATGAGAACCAATCCTGAAAAGGCACGACGAGAATTTTTTTGTGAATTTAGTACAGACGCCGGAACAAATGCTATTATTAGAAGAGGGGTTATTACCAGAAATGAAGAAACAAGAAAACCTCTTTTATATAATGATACTGGAGATAGAAAATTTGTTATAAGCTACGACCCGGCGCGCAGTCGTGATAATAGCGTAATACTTGTTGGAGAAATTTATGAATTTGAACAAATTGACGGAAGCATTGATTTAAGAATGCGTTTAGTAAATTGTATTAACCTTATTGATGTTGGAAAAAAAATAAAATCTCCAATGCAAACTCCGGATCAGATAGAATACTTAAAAAAGGTTATAGTTGACTATAATGGCGGGGCGGATGCGTATGGAAATATTTTAGGAGTTTATATTGACGCTGGTAGTGGCGGTGGTGGTGTTAATATTGCTGATTACTTAATGCCTGACTGGACAGATTCGGCAGGGATTGTACATAGAGGGCTAATTGATAAAGAATATTCCGCCGAATATGTTAAAAAGTTTCCTAATGCCGTAGATAAAATACGTCTTATGTCCCCCGCTGCCTATAAATCTGAAATGTATGAAGCTATGATTGAACTTATGAATCAAGATAAAATTAGTTTTACTGCACCATATGATAGTAAGGGGTATCTTACAGTGTTTGATATTGACGAAGAAAAGCTGAAAAAAGCAAAAGATGAGATTATTAAAAGATTAAAAAAACAAAAGGTTGATGAAAAAGAATTTGAGAGTAAACTTAATGATGAACTTGGGAAGATACAGTCGGTAAAAACAAAAATGATTAAGTTAGATTGGCAAGATGAAATAGCTCTTGCTAATATTGATGCTTTAAAAGAAGAGCTTGTAAATATGATTAGAAAAAAAAGAGATTCTGGCAAAGATTCTTTTGAGCTTACACCAGAAAAGGCAAATAAACTTCACGATGACCGTGCCTACACAGCGTGTATGCTCTCTTACGCTCTTATGTGCGAAAGGCGTAAAAGTATAACGAATAAAAAAAGAGAAAAACCTGACACTCAATCTCTTATCTCCAAACTCCCCATAAAACAACCTAAACGTTTCTCAATGTTTAATTAAACGTAATTAACAAAACTAAATAAAGGAGGTGTGCCATATGGCACAAACAAAAAAAGCGGTGCCCGGTGCGCCTACAAACAGTCCACGTAAGACTGCGGCTGAAATAAAAGAATGGTATGATAAAAATCAACGAACTATAGAAAATTTTGCAAAAGTTCAAGAAGCTTTAAAGCTTGTTGATCCTACAAAAAATATTTCACGAAGTTTCTCAACATTTGACAAAACTAAGCTTCGTACATATATGAAAAACCCAGTTACCAACTATCAGAACCTACGTAATTTAAGTAGATATTTGTATTATCGTAGTAGTGTTTATAGACGCCTAATTTGGTTTAATGCCACTATGATTGATACAAATGCTCGTTCTGTAATTCCGCTGATAGATTTAAAAAAAGGCGGAGATAAAGATAAGTCTTTAAAAAGCTATTATGATACTCTATCTGTTTTAGAAAATATGAATATAGCATTAGAATTCTTAAAAGCATATATAGTTGCTTGGAGAGAAGACGTTTTCTTTGGAGTAGCCTTTTATGATGATACAGGATATTTTATTCTCCCCATCGATCCTGATTATGCAAAGGTTTCCGGAGCATACTATACAGGGGATTTATCATATATGATGGATTGTTCCTATTTTCGAAAGCACGAGGATATGGTTGAGTGGATAGGTGAGCCATTTACATCAATGTATAGAAGTTACCAAGCAGATACAACCAATAACCGCTGGCAGCAAATGCCCGATGAGTATTGTATCTGTTTTAAGGTTAATATTGACGACCATGAAGTTCCTATTATCCCCTATCTTCCACTGTTCAATTCTTTAATAAACCTTGCCGATCTTGAAGATATCCAATCGGTAGCCGACGAACAGCAAATATATAAGATGATTACGGCGACTATTCCGTTAGTTAGTGGTAGTGAAGACCCAGATGATTTTGCGGTAGATCCAAATACGGCAGTAGATTACTATAATAAGCTTGTATCAAATCTACCCGACTATATAGCAGCGGCTATCACACCCATTCCATTAGACGTATTATCTTTTGGTGATGATCAGTCTACTGATGTTAGTAAGATAGAAAATGCTACCAAAACGGTTCTTAACACTTCTGGCGGAGCCCAACTTTTAAACAGTTCCAGTATCTCGGGCACAACAGCGTGGCAAGGAGCGCTAAAATTCGACGAAAGATATGCAACCGCTTCTCTTTTACCACAAACGCAAGCATACTTAAATCGTTTTCTTTCATATCACGTTTCTAATCCCGCAAAGGTTAAAATGCTTGAAACTTCTACTTATACAAAGAGTGCATTAAAAAAAGAATTACTTGAGGACGGAACGTATGGATTGCCAACAGCGCTTGCCGTAAACACCTTAAATGGATTTAGCGAGCTTGAAACTTTAAGTTTAAATTTCTTAGAACAAGATGTTCTTGGTCTTTCAGAGAAATTTAAGCCCTTACAATCAAGTCATACTCAGTCAGGAAGTTCCACAAAAGAAAGTGGCGGACAAACCAAGGAAACCACTGGAGTTGATGGACTTACCGACGATGGTGAAGCGAGTCGAGATAAAAGAGATACGGCAAAAGGATAATTATTAAAATGTAAAAAAACAAAACAAAGAAAGGGTGATTAAAATGTCATACTGGATACAAGAAGCCGGCGGACAAGCTGATGGTCGAAATCCCGATTATCGACTTTTTTATGCCACCAAAGCAACAGATATAGACAATCTCCCTCACATAAAAAGCAATGGTATTGAACAAAAAAATGATAGCGTTGCTCATCTTAAATGCGGAGCGGGTTCGGCGTGTCTTTGTCTTGAAACAAGCGATATTTATATTTTAGACAAAGAAACCGACACTTGGCAAAAGGTGTGAGGTGACATATGGGAATATCTATAGAAACTCTTGCACTTGCAAGAAAATACGCAAATACAATATCAAAAGACCGTTCAGTTAACCAAGAGTTTCTGGACGGTTTTGTGATTAATGGAACGACCGAAGAACTATGTAAAAGTATTGAAGAAAATGAACACGTAAGAACAGGTCATTCATTTATGGGTGGCGTAACTCTTACGGATATGCCGTTTAAGGGTAATGCCGAGTGTAAAATAGATGTAATTAAAAATAGTTTTGGCAATACAATTATTGCACTTGAGCTTATTTCTGCAAATATTGCTCCGTATCGTTGGTATGGATTATATTGGCATGAATTTGAAGGTTGGACACCTTTAATAACAGAGGATTATTTAAGAGAAAATTTTTCTTCTCTTATGACCGAAGAGGTTATCATGAATAATAAGGGTGAAGTAGAAATAGTTGAAGTCTCTCCTACCCTTTCAATTAATTTTGACACTATGGAATTAGAAGCAGATAATGACGCTTTCTATATGGATAATAATGGATATTTAAATGCAAAGGGGTGATTTAATGGCTGTTTTAGGAAAAGTTGCAATGACTGCAAAAGGTGAATGGAGTAATAGTGTTGCTTATAAGAAACTTGATCTTGTTATCAAAACAGAATCTACACAGGCTTCATTATATATAGCTACTGATGATATTGTAGCAGGCACAGCGTTGAGCAATTCAAAGTGGCAGAAGCTTTATACTGTTAAAAATGGAACCAATGGAACAAACGGTACTAATGGAACTCCGGGTGCAAAAGGCGATCCGGGAACCGCTGCTACAATTTCAGTTGGTACAGTGACAAGCGGAGCTACTGCATCAGTTAAAAATTCAGGTACTGCTTCAGCTGCAAAATTTGATTTCGTATTGCCGAAAGGCGACAAAGGCGATCCCGGTGCGGCTGGTGCAAAAGGAGCAGACGGTAAGTATATAACCGCTATTGCTTTAACAAAAGATGAGACCGGTGCTATTACTGGCGGAACCGCTACAATGAATGACAAAACAACTGTTGCTATTACTGTTTCGTGATTAAACAAAGGAGTGAATGGATAATGAATTATAATTTTATAAAAACAACAGATGTTGAAACTGCTAACGAATTAAGAAAGTCCGGCTTGCAAGAGATTGATTCTGGCGAGGTTGGTGTTTATATGTTCTTAAATCGTAAAGAAATGCAGTTTTCATCTGATGTAGATAGTGCAAAGCTTAGATATACTAATAAACTTTGTATATAACCACTCCCCTATTCTGAGTGGTTTTTATTTTCTTGGAAAGGAGGAGTATACGGATTTATGAATAAAAAATTGCTTTACGTAGAAGATTTGTACGACTTTTATGTTAATACATATAAAAACTCCGTACATTTTGATGCACAAAAATCAGGAAAGTCTATTGTTGTTCAAACTCATGGGACAATAAATTTTGAAAATACCAACAAAGACACTGAAGGTCTATATCCTGTTCATCTACAAGCGTGTCACACTTCTAACAATTTGAATCACACCTATATTAGTGACGATGTAATGTTGGCAGCAATGCCTTCAATTAAAAACAGACCAATATTAGGTTATATTCATAATGTAGTAACCGATGAGCACCCAGAAGGTCAATTAGAATTTTATAATCATGCAATGCATGAAGATGAAAAGGGCGAACTTGTCTATGATGAAGTCCCTATCGGGCTAATTCCCGAAAGTTGTAATGAACAACTTATTTATGACGAAGAAAAGGACAAGAAATATTGTGAAGTTGATGGCTATATTTATGAAGAATATTCTAAAGCCAAAGAAATTTTAGAAAGAGAAAAAGAATGTGCCGTTTCAGTTGAATTAAATGTGCGTGCATTATCATATGACGCTAAGACACATCAGTTAAATATTGAAGATTTTTCATTTAACGGTATAACGATTTTGGGTAAGACACCAAGTGGAAAACCTGTTATGCCCGGTATGGAGAAATCAAATATCAAAATTCTTGATTTTAGTGCAAAGAATAATAGTTTATTTTCAAACTACGATTCTAAAATGATTGAACTCCAAGACAGGCTCGAAAAGCTGGAGTCTGCTTGTTTCAATAAAAATAATAATACTCAACAGAAAGGAGGAAATTCAGTGAATAAAGAATTATTTGAAAACCTTTTAGCTAAATACAATAAAACAGCAGAAGATATTACATTTGAATATGAAAATCTTTCTGATGAAGATTTAACTGCAAAATTTGCAGAAATGTTTGATGAAGGAGCCGACCCCAACCCTGATACAGGTTCGACAGGTGATAATACTGGTTCAGATGGCGGTAGCGAAGGTGATGGTGATGGACAAGACCCAAAAGACCCCGCTGATGGCGACGAAGACCCTGATGATGTTCCGCCCGCTAATCAGAAAAAGACTTATACTATTGAATTTAATGGTGTTACAAGAACATTCGAAGTGTCATGCAATGAAAAAATTATAGCTTTGCAGGAACTTGTAAATGCCACATACTCTGATGTGGATAATACTTGGTATGGAGTTACTGTTTATGACGAATATTTAGTTATGCAAGATTATTGGTATGATAAATATTACAAACAGACATATACACAAGATGGTGACGAGTTTACACTTACCGGTGATAGAGTTGAAGTTTTTGTAAACTATCTTACCAAAGAACAGGAAGAGTCTCTTGCTAATATGAAAGCAAATTACTCAGAACTTGTTCAGTATAAGACTGATACCGAAAATGCAAAACTTCGTGCTGAAAAAGAAGCCGTTCTTTCTGATGAGAAATATTCGGTTCTTTGCCAAAAGAATGATAAGGGCGAATTTATAAATGAGGCTTATGCTAAGCTTTATTCTGAAATGGATAATTACTCAGTGGAAGATTTAACAAAAGAACTTAAAGCAGTATTCTGTGATTATGTTACGTCTATTGGGGAATATTCAGCAAATAATACTGAGCATAAAAATTCCAAGAAAATTTCTTTTGGTGCTTTACATACAAAGCCTAAAAAGAGATATGGTCATTTATTTGACTAAGATTAATTAAATATAAAACAATCTTTGAGCCTATAAGGGCTCTTTTTTATTATTACTTTATTTTTAAGGAGGAATTGAATTATGGCGATTAAATACGCAGTTGATAAGCATGTTGTGTGCCATCCGGGTAGTCTTATTGCCCAGAATTATGGACGTCACATAGCAAATGTAAATATCACTACTGATACAGATAACGGTTATATTTGCAAAGTTGGTGATATGGAAGGTCTGGATAACTACAAGATGGAAGCCGCTACAGCAATTGACGCTTATGTAGCAATGCAGGGTGCAGATGGATTGTGGCTTGTAGTGGTTAATGAGGTTAAGGATGCAAGAACGGCGCTTCTGTACTCCGAGCCCCTGATAGCCGAAGAATCGCCTCGTGCTCTTACGCTTGAGGCTAATTTTTACAATGATCCCGCTGATGGCCCTGTAAGAGCTTACCTGCTGGATTCGCTTGATAGATTCTGGCTTTCGGCTGATGGTTTTGAGGGCACACCTGTTAAGGGCGCTAAAATTACAACGATTCAAAACGGTAAGCCCGTTATTGCGTAATGAAAGGAGGTATTAGAGTTATGAATATAAGATTTTCTACACAACATTTGGCAGACGTATTCGCTGAAGAAGGCAAATACGAAAATTTTAAACAGCTTACATACGATCTGAACCACGGTAATGATATTTACGAATATGATGAAGACGGTAATCAGAGAAAGATTTCAAAGAAAGAAGCCAACAGAGCAGTTCGTAAAATACTTATGGAGGTTTGTGACCTTACGGAGGAAGATGTTAAATCAAGTAAGAGACGTAAGCGTGCAATTGAAGCACACCACAATGAGCTTTTCGAACTGATTGAGTCTGACATAGATTTTAAGGTCGAAACAGGACTTCAGGAGTCTGAATGGTTTAACGATTTCGTAGACAGAAGAAATATTGCTCTTGGCGATGATGAGGAATATTGGACAAAAGAAAATATAATGTTTGTTGTTGCTGAAATAGCACGCGGTCAGCACGACCTTAATTTTAGTAGGGTCTGCGTAGCGTAAGCTGCGTAATAAAAATGTATTTAATTGCTGGAAAACCCTAAAGACAATTAAACCACAACGTAATGATGAAATACGCATAAGCGTGATGGTTACGAAAGTATAAAGAATTAATTGTATAAGAACGAGGTTAAATCCCCTGTTCTTTTTTAATGGGCAATCAGCAGCCAAGCCTCGAACAGAGGAAGGTTCAACGACTATTCCATCGGTTGTGTTAACACAACATTAGAAGTACGGCTCAAGCGAGTGGGTGAAATCCCCTTAAACGGAAATGGTACACATTCATTATGAATGAAGATATAGTCTGTTCTCATGTGAAAACATGAGGGATTTTAAATCCAACCGGGAGTAGCGTCCCAAATATTATTTTCCAAAAAACACAACCCAACAATTTTTAAAAAGGAGGTGAAAAAATGTATAAAAACAAAATATGTGGCATTTATTGTATTCGTAATATTAAAAATAACAAAAGATATATTGGACAATCTGTAAATATACGAGCTCGTTGGTCACAACATAAAGCTCATTTAAACAGAAATATTCATACGAATGATTATCTTCAAAGATCATGGAACAAACACGGTATGAAAGAATTTGTTTTTGAAATATTAGAACAATGTCCTAAAGAACAGCTTAATGATAAAGAACGTTATTATATTGATAAATATGACACTATGAACACAGCGTTTGGGTATAATCTTAAATCAGGCGGACAGGATACTAATACTGTTACAGATTATGTTAAAGAAAAAACGGTAAAAGGATTAAAAACTTATTATAGAGAACACCCAGAAGCAAAACAAAAAAACTCTGAAAGGGCTTATAAACAATGGAGTAATCCTGAAATTAAGGCAAAAATATTGGGGAAAAATAATGGTATGTATGGGAAGACGCATACAGAAGAAGCACGTAAAAAAATAAGTGAAGTACAACAAGGCAGAATATCTCCTTTCAGAAACAAAACGCCTGTTTTTTGTATAGAATTAAATAAAGTCTTTAAAGATGCTGTTACTGCTTGTAAAGAACTTGGATTACATCCCCGTTCTACTGGTGGTATTTTTGGCGTTTGTCGAGGCACAAGAAAGACTTGCGGTGGTTATCATTGGAAATTTTTATTGGAAAATAATATAGGTTAAACATATAGTACGTTACAACACCTTAACGAAGGTACATCGACAAAGCTTCATACGAAGAAGTACGGTGTAAAAATCGGTAAGGATATTGATCTTATCATGACAAACCGAGTAGATTATACGGAGCTTACAGATAAGATTGCCGAAGCATTTAACTATAAGATACAGGAACTTTGCTTCACTGGTATTTATGGTGCTTCTGCAAAGCTTCCGAATAACACTCAATTTGTAAAGACGGGTGCACTTACAGCCTCAACAAAAGAGTCTTTTGATACTCTTCTTGAAGACGTAGGTACTGCAAACAGAGCAGAAGTTGTCATAATGGGAACCAGAATGGCTCTTAAGAAACTTAATGCTCTTGCAGACGTAGACTGGAAAAGTTTCTCGCAGAGAGAGTCGGTTGCTAACACAGGTCGTCTTGGTAACTACGAAGGAACTGAACTTATTGAAATCCCGCAGAGATTTGCTCTTAACGATGTAACAAAGAAACTTATTCCGAATGATGAACTGCTTATCTTTGCAAAGAATCAGGAGAAGTTCGTATGGTTTACTGATAAGGGCGAGACAGAAATCACTGAGGAAGGTCAGGAAAAGGGAGACCTTGCAGATGATTCAAGAACATACGAAGTACAGCGTGAGATGGCTGTTGCTGTCAACTTACCGAGATACTTTGGTGTTTGGAAGTTTAACTAATATATGATATAGGATAGAGAGCAGGTTCATTTTGGACTTGCTTTCTTTCCCGAGGATAGAAAGGAAAGAAATATAATGGCATATAAAAAAAACACGACTGTTACGGATGAACAGTCTACGGTTGAAAAAGCAGAAAAGAAGAAAAAGTTTAATCCGGAAGATTTAATACCTTGTTTATCTATTACACCGGGAGAAATGTTCGTAATGGGACAGAAATCTAAAAATTTGTATACATTTGCAAATATAGATGATGTTATTGAAATAGAATTCAGAGATTTGGATTATGCTGCAAGAACAAAAGAAGTAATGATGTTTAAACCTCGTTACATTGTACAGGATAAAGATTTCATTGCTTTGCATCCTGTATTAGATGAGATATACTCGGCGTTGAATTCAGTTCAGGACTTGCAGAAGATTTTAACACTTACCCCCGACAAGATGAAAAAGGCTATAATGTCCCTCCCCGAAGGTGCAAAAGATTCTATTAAAACTATAGCTACAACTATGGTTGACAATGGAACCTTGGATAGCATACGTAGAGTTAAGATTTTAGATGAAATCTTTGATACGGAAATGCTTGCCAGACTTACTTCTGCTGAATAAAAAGGAGGGTTTATGATCTCCTATGAAACAGTGTTTTCAAGAGCACGAAATAAATATTATGACCCAAAAGAATGGTCTTTAAATTCTGATGATTTACTTGAAATCAATGTAGAAAGGTTGCATTCTGCTTTTGGAGATATTAGAATTTCCAAATTGTTTTCATCTATAACGTTAGATGACGAGATGCAACAGATAGATTTTTCATTGAGATATCCCACCAATGATTTTTCAGATAACGAATTTGTTATTGAACTTCTTGCTTTGTCATTTGTAATTGAATGGTTGAAACCTCAGGTGATTTCTGTAAAGAATACGGCGCAAATGATAGGTGGTAAAGAAGAAAAGAAAGTTTTAGATAACCATAAGGATATGATTGAACGTTTGGATAATTTAGAAAATAAGCGTTATAAGGTCATACGTGACCGTGGTTATATGTATAACTCATATATTGGTGGTGAGTGATATGGAACATCTATATGGTAAATTTTCAGAAGAACAAATTATAGAAACAGCACAAAGAATGCACAGTGAAGTGCATAAGTTGCTTTTATATAAAGACCCAAAAATTTTTGACCGAGTATTTAATTCTGATGAGGATTTTGAAATTTATTTTTCTAATCTTCTTTTTAGATTTAGCGGGTTGGATACATTATTGGGTAAACCGGAAACAATGGTAAGGCTTTTGTCCGTGCTACAAGCGGCGTATAACGAAGCCTTTAGTGATACATTTAACTATAAAATATTTCGCAGAGCTATTTTAGACGCACATTCACTTATCAAATCTATATTTGAGGAGGATGAGATATGCCGAGTTTAGATACTGTAAGAAGGATGACTGCTACTAAATATAATGGCGCAAAAACACTTGGACAAATCCGTAAGGAAGAGTCTGACTTTATTGCGGAAGAAACATGGAACGATGACGTTCAGAGCAGGGTTTGTTACATATATGATTATAAACATGATAATCAGTCTACCTTGAATGTTGGTATGACGTATGAAAATACGACTAAGACAAAAATTGATGCGAAATTTATTGTGTCTAAATATGGTTCAATAGATAAAGACCAAGTTGAGTATCATCTTCAGTTTAAACCATCACAGCCTGTATTTTTTAATCCGGGTGATGAGCTATATTACTACGAAACTGATTATAGACAAAAATATGGTGTTTCTACCTTTCCGGTAGGTCTATTTTGTGATATTCCAGATGATAATGGGGTTTATCATAAATGGCTTATCTGTTCTAAGGAGATAGCGAACCAGTTTGTTAAATACTACATTCTTCCTTGTAACTACCATTATCAGTGGATAATAAAAGAAAAGGAAAAGCGCATTAAATGCCAAATGTGGGGTGTAGATAGACAACAGTTAAGTTATGATGCCGGCACGTGGCGAGATTATAATTTTGAAGCAGGAAATAATGTTGAAAGGATATTACTGCCGTTAAATCCTGTAACAGAAAATATTTATTATACAGATGATAACGAAAATATGAGAATTATTATAAGCGCCAGAGTAAAACATCCGATGGTATGGAGAGTTACGAAGGTAGAGTCTACAAAACCGCAAGGGTTATTATCTATTACAGTTAAACAGGATATGTTTAATCCGCATACGGATTATATAAATCTCGAAACGGGCGAAATGTATGCTGATTACTATGACACAAAGATTGAACCTGTTAATGCCGATGCTACTATCCCCTCCCCTTTGTCTGTCAGAAGTGAAATCACTGCTTCAACACCTGATATTAAAGTTGGCGGAAGCTATAAGCTTTTGACTGTTAATATTTATGACGAAAGCGGAGTGGATATAACAGAACAGTATGCAGATAAAGATTTTCAATGGACAGGCTTTGTATTGGATAATAATTTTACTGATAAGATAATTTGGGGCACTCGTCCTAATTTTAATCAGGTCAAAATTAAATTCCCTAATGACAAGTCATATTTAGATGAAATTTTAAAAGTTAAATGTATTGTAGACGGTATTGAAAGTACCGTTTCATTCAATATTGTAAATTAGGAAAGGAGTGTATTATGAGCGAAACAATATATGATTTTTCTACAAAAAAAGAAATGTTGTCAAAATTAAGAGCTTATACCGAAACTCCCGACGATGACAATATTAGAATAAAAGAAAAGATTAAAACCAGATTATTGAGAAGCCCCGAACTTCTCTATGCCCTGCATAATAAAGAATTAGAGGGCGAACTTTTTGACTCAAACGGAAATTTAACTCCCGATGGCGAATGGGATAGATATTTTGGTAAATCCGGCAATATCCGTCCTTTTTTATTTTTTCCCGAAGTTCAGACTGAGGTTTCAAATTATATAGGCTACAAGGTTGATTGCGACAGCGAGCCTAAGTATAATGACTCGGAAAAATACTGTGAAATCACATTTGTTATATTTGTAAACGGTGACGACAGTATTGATGCCCCTACAGGCATTCCCCGTCATGATTTAATCGCCAGTATTTTAAGAGAAATATTTCAAAAGAGTAATATTTTTGGATTGGAGTGCGCTTTAACAGAAAATAAAGAAGGAACTACCGACACAAAATTTCTTACAAGGACTCTTGTATTCCAAACCACTCTTCCTAATAATCTTGTTAGAACAGTTAATGGTCGAACGGGTTATATAGATATGTATAGGTGAACATATGGATAAAAACTATACTGCACTTCAGTTGTATTTTAGAGAACCCATACACATAACCGACAATATTACTTTAATTCAGCCGACCATTGGTGATTTTATTAAGTATGGTGAAAAAGATATTTATGGTTCTATTGCGCCTTTTATTTCTAATCCTACAACCTATCGTTTACAGCTTTGGGACGCGGGTAAAGACTGGAACAAGGTAACTGACTATCAACTATTTCTCTATTTGTACAGTGATTTAATCTCAAAACAAAACTTTGTGTTTAAGGATTTGGAATGGAGAGGTTTGATTCCTTATCAAGATAAAGATGAAAACGTAATTTTTTTAAATAGTCAAAATGAACTGGTTTTTAATGAGGAAATTTTTAATGCTACATCTGAATGTCTTCGTGATATGTTCAATCAACATCCTAAGGTAGAAAAAGCTAAGGGCAGAACTACAAAAGAATGGATCATTGAAGATGAACGAATAAAGCAGATGGCAGAAAAAAAGAAAAAAGCCAAAAACGAAGATAGTTTGTTGTTGCCATTAATATCGGGATTAGTGAACCATCCGGGATTCAAATATAAAATAGATGAGTTAAAGGATATAGGCATCTATGCCTTTATGGATAGCGTACAACGTATACAGGTGTATGAGAACAGTAACGCATTGCTTTCGGGAATGTACACGGGTATGTTAGACACTTCAAAAATAGATACGAAAACAGAGCTAAACTGGTTTAGACCATTATCAAAATAGTCTAAATCAGTTTTTTATTTATTAATTTTTTTAACAAGGAGGAAATAATTATGAGTTTTAAGTTAGGTGATTTTATCATTGACAAGATCCTGATGGGTGTTGCTGAAGATTTTGATGGTAATCTCCTGTATGTTTTAACACAACTCCAAGAAGGTAAGATTGATATTACTGCGGATAGCAAAGAAAAGAATGATAAGGATGGAAACCTTATTAAGAAATTCTGGCAAGCAAAGAAGGGTACGTTCGATGCTCAGAACGCTATGCTTAATATTGATATTCTTGAAGCTACATCGGGTTCGAAGAGAGAGGTCGCAACAGCGTCGGCAAAAGTTCCTATGCCGAAGATTATAAAAGTTAAGGCTGGCAGCACTGTCACACTGAAGGGCGCCGTTGAGGGTACTGTTAAGGTTAATGCAATCGGCGCTAATGGCGTAATGGGTAAAGCTTATACGAAAGGTACTACTGCAAGTGCGACAGAGTTTGGTCTTACAGAAGCGGGCGTTCTTACACCCCCGACTGACGAAGCTGAAACAATGTATATTGTTAAGTACCAGAGAGACGTTGAGAGCGGTATAGCTATAAAGAATAAGGCGGATAAATTCCCGAAGACTACTCGCCTGACGCTCAAGGCGCTGGGTGTTGACCCTTGTAAGCCTGATACGCTTCGCGCTTGTTACATAGTATTACCGTCATTCCAAGTATCACCGGAAGTAACTATCGACCTTCAGACAGATAGCACTTTTGAATATAAGGGTGACTTACAGATAGACTACTGTAGCGATGATAAAGTCTTGTACGAAGTATACTGGGCCGAGGAAGATGAGGGAGAGGATGAATAATCCTCTCTTCTTTTATCGTGAGGTGCTATGATGAAAAAAAATAACAGAAAATGCATTGTGTGCGGTAAATTATATACATATTGTCCGCATTGCGGTGCAGACGCTACTAAACCGGCTTGGTATGCTGAATTCCATGATGAAAATTGTAGAGAGATTTTTCACATTGTTTCGGAATATTTAGCAAACGAAATAACTAAAGAGGAAGCGCAAAAGCGTATTCAGAAATGTGACCTATCACAGAAGAAGATTTTTAAAGCTTCTATCAGTAGAGAGTTGGATACGATTATCGCTTCTGAAAACAGGGAATTTCATCCGGTTTATACAGATGTAAAAAAGAAATTCAAAAATAGAGATGTTGAATAGTAATTAATTTTTAAGGGGTATACTTACTATTCAGCAGGTATACCCCTTGTTTTTTTGTGAAAGGATTGAACGGAGAAAAATGAAAATGAAAACAAATTTAAGACCTCGTGATTATCTTACGAGCGAAGTGTGTCGTATTATAGATCCGAAACAGCAGAGATTATATATAAAACACGGGGTTTTTCCTATAGATATATATACCAGTATCGACGCCAAAACCGAAGCAGATATTGTCGTTATGATATTTTTAAAAGAAGAAACAAAAGATTTATATTCTGCTTGGTGTAACTATGAATTGGGGTGATATTATTGGTAGTTAAAACATTAGATAGATATGTGATTGCCACAATGGACAATCCTACAATGTATTACAAACGATTAACAAACGGAGAACATTCGTTTGTAGAGAATATTGAATATGCTACAAATTTCTTATCAAGAAAAACAGCAAATATGTATAAGAATTTTTTCTATGAAGATACGAGATTAATAGATAAAGAATTACTTATTGTCCCGTTAAAAATTAATTATGAATTAGTGGAGGAAAAGTATGACTGATAGAATTTACCTTGACAACGCTGCGACAAAACCTTTATCCCCGAAAATAAAAGATTATATCATTAGTATTTTAGATGATTTTGGAAATCCTTCTTCGTTGTATGATGAAGGCGTGCGGGCAAGATATTTAATTAACCAAGCAAGGAGCGCCGTTGCCACATTTATTAATGCTCCCAATACAACTAATATATTATTTACTCCTTCCGGCTCGGCTTCGAATATGATTGCTATAAATTATGCCTTATCTAATGAGGTAAAAGAGAAATATGAAATTTTCTACTCCCCTATTGCTCATAAGTCCATATTAAAGGCGTTGAACGGAAAATATGTAAATAAACTTTTTGTAGATAAGGATGGAGTTATAAGAACCGAAAACCTTGAAAGCAGATTTAAAAGTATATTACAAAGAACAGGTAAGCGACCATTTGTAATTATAGAGTATGCAAATTCTGAGATTGGAACAATTCAGCCTGTTAAAGAAATAATTGAGATCGTACATAAAGTAGGGGGGATAATTTATTTGGATTGTACCGGGTCTGTTTCTACTGTACCATTAAACGTACAGTGTTTAGATGTAGATATGGTTGGTTTTTCAGGTCATAAGCTTGGAGCTCTAAAAGGTGTAGGTGTGTTTTATAAGAAAGATAGTATCGTACTCTCCCCTCTTATTTTTGGAACACAGGAACAGAGTATTGTAGGCGGAACAGAAAATGTTTTAGGTATTGCATCATTAGGGAGAGCAATTCAAAATTATGATTATTCCGAGCATGATTGTGCTAAAGAAAGAAATTATTTATTGCAAAAAATTAATACCATAGAAGATACATATATAATAGGAAGAAACTCTGACAGATTGGCAAATAATTTATACATATGTTTTAAAGGTGTCTCAGGTGAGGCATTAATGTTATATCTGAATGATAGAAGAATTTCAGTGTCAACAGGCACAGCTTGTAATAGCGGCGAGCCCACCCCATCTTCTACTTTGATTGAAATTGGTATTCCCGATGAAGATTTACATAGTTGTATTCGTATAACGTTAAGCGGTAAAGAAACCTATGATAAATTAGATTATGTATTTCAAATGATAAACCAAGGAGTAAGGAGTTTAAGACTATTAAAATGAAACAGTGTAAATTATTAAGCTTGGATACTTCGAGTTCTTGTTCCGGGTGGAGTATCTTTTTAAATGGAGAATATAGTAATAGTGGCGTGTTTAATTTAAAAAAAATAAAGTCATCTGATGAGCGTTTTAAACAGATGTGTACTATATTATTATATACACTTAATACCGAACAGCCAGATATCGTAGGAATTGAAATGACTGTTGTTACTCGTAATGCAGCGGCACAACGTTTGCTTACTATGATTTTAGGTGTAGTGTACGGTTGGTGTGTTGTACATAATGTTGAATTTATAATGCTTCGTCCTACCGAGTGGAGAGCCTTAATCTCTTCAGAAAAAAAAGGTAGAAAGCGTGATGCGTTGAAAAAGTGGAGTATGGATAAAGTTAAAACACTTTTTGGTAAAGACGTTTCTGATGATGAAGCAGACGCTATATTAATTGGACAAGCTATCATTAATAAAAGATGTAAGTGAGAAAGGATGTAAATTATGAACGAAGAAACAAAGAAAATAAAATTAAAAATGTTTATTGCTTGCTACCGTAAGCAGGTCAACGATTTGCTAAAAGAAAAATATTTGGAGAATAATCTTAAGGTGATTAGATATGTTCCCTATGAACAGAAGTTGACTTTTGCACAAAGAATTGTTGACTTTAGCTGTTATCGAAACGAAGGAACTGAAGAAGAACCCCGAATAGTATTCCATGTAGACACTCCTATGAGGGAATTTTTGTTTCAGAGAAGTTTAATTGAATTGTATACTAATCTTGAGATTGACAATGACGCTTTCTTGGAACATTATAACGCTCTTAATGAATTGGGAATAATGGATTATATTTTAGCTACTATTCCGGAAGAAGAAATAGCTACTCTGCGTGACTTAGTAGACATGGTTTATTCGGACGAGATGACAAATAATTATGAAATTCACGGATATATTAAGAATCAAGTCAGCAGAATTATTGATGTTGGCAGTGTGCTGTTGGAACCTATTCTCGAGAAGGTTTCGCAGAAGATAGATGCTTTGGATAAGAAAGATGCTGAACGTCTAATGAAGAGATTGGAAAAAGCTATTGCCAAAAGTAAGGAGTTTGTTGGCGGAGGAAACGAGTAATAGACAGAGGTGAAATTCTGTTTCAGACAAGGTGATTGGATTGCGTAAATTTTATGAGTTAGAGTGTACAAATTTTGAAGAATGGAAAATCCATATGCAAAACATCTTAAGAGAAAGAGAGGACGCTGATGAACGCACCCTCTTACATAAAATTAATGACTTCCCATTTGAGTTTGAGCTTGTTAAAACGAAACGTGCCCCTTTCTTATTTGTTTGGTATACCCTCTTAGAAAGTTTGGAGTTTCTATTGAAGAAACTTCGCCACACGAAGAACACTTAAAAGAATATTTTGCTCTTCTAAATACGTCTTTACTTTTCAAAGAATACGATTTTTTGCATTTAGGATTTGGGCAAATAAAACGAAAGATAGGATTGTCTTTACAAAAGTTTTCTGTGTATTTATCCATAATACCATACTCCTTAGTTTTTTTACATTGGATACATTATATCACAGAATACTTATATTGTAAATATTTTATATTAAGAAATCTTATTGGCTTTTTTGCTAATAGATCATATACAAGATTTGAGGGTAGAATGATAAAAAAACAGGCTGTAAGAAACTACAACCTGTTTAAGGATAGAAAGGAAATTGAACAGCAACTATAAAAAAGAATTATTTGCGGATATGTATATCTTTTGACATCATCTGTGTCAAAAATTTCACCTGATTATCTGATAAATTATTATTGTGTGTAATAATATACGCTACTACACATTTTGCAATAATATTTGTCAAATAACATACGGTAAAAAACAGTCCGCTTTTTAGAAGTATGTTTAGAACTTCTATCATTCTACCCTCCCTTCTGTAGATATTAGTTTAAAATACATTGGGAATCGTTATAGTGTCCAGAAAGGACAAGATATTCAAAATTCCTCCAACGAGTGTATCTACAACTCGTTGACATCTGCTAAGAAAAAATAGCATTAACGTTATTATATCATAAAAAACATTAAATGTAAATACAAAATTTTACAACACAGAGCCTTGTAATAACAGGGTTCTTTTTTACATCCCAAGAAAGGAGGAAATATGGCAAGATTTAAATTAAATAATAATACAATTAATCTTTTAAAAAGTAAGGGACAAGAATGCGCCAAAAAATTAGCTATAGATGCAGCAAATAAATTAATGGTAGAATATCAAAGATTAGTTAAGGATTATTATAGCGAATACACACCGAACCATTATAAAAGAGTAGATGGACTTTCTGATCCTGTTAAGAAACTTTATAAAAATGCACATGGGGCAATTTATTACGGAGGTATTGAATTACTTCCTGAAAATTTAACTATCAACACGAAACAGCAGGGTGTTGAAAAATCAATTATGGCTTTTGATTCATTTCTTGATGGTTTTCATGGCCCAAAATTTTTAAATATTTCACAGGAAAGCAACCCTTACAAAAGATTATTAATATATAGAGATTTTTTAAAAATGAATTATAAATAATATAGAGGTGATAAAATGACATCTAATTCCAATATAATAGAAATTGGTTTTGATTATCGCAAAGAGTTAGAAAAAGCAAAAAAAGAAATAGAAAAACAACTTAGCTCTTTGGATAGTTCAGGAGTTTTGTCTCAAGAACTTAAACAAATACAAAATGTTATAGATAAGTCCTTTAATGGTATGTCTACAAAAATTAATAAAGAGCTTGCGAAAATTTCTCAAGGGAAATTAGACATAAAACAATTCTCTGAATTTCGAAAAAAGTTTGAGAAAGAAATAGATGAGATGAAGGAGAGTTTTGTATCTCTTCAAAACAATTTATCAACTGTGCAAAATGGCTTTGATATTTCTAAAATAATTAATCAATTTGGGCAATTAGAAACCTCGATTAAGCAAAGTAATATCGCATTAGAAACTTTAATAAAAAGTTCTAAAACGATAGGAGGAAAGGTTACTTGGGACATTGAAAAAAAACCTTCGGAAAAAGATACACAACCCGTACAGTCTTTAGAACAATTAAGAAAAGATTATAGTGAAATAATAAAATTATATAGAGAACTACAACAAGAAAATGGCTCTTTTTATGACAACAAGTCTTCTTCCGTGTTAAAAAAGGCATATAAGGAGCAAACCCAAGAATATATATCATTACTTTCTCAATTAAAAACTGTTAAAAGCGAATTGTCTTCTATGCCCGAGGGCGATCAACAATATGTTGAAACTTTAGCAAGTTTAGAAAAGCTTAATTTAAAAATATTAAAAACTAAACAAATAATTGATGATATAGTAAGCGCCCAGCATTTTGAGGAAGTAGTTAACTGGGAAAAAATATTTTCTGAGGAGCAATTAGAAAAATGTTTGGCTAATATCACATTAAGAACTTCAGAATTTGCCAAATCTATTCAAAGTAATATGGCTATTGTGAAGCAGTTTATATTGGCTAATGATACAGCGAATGTTGAAAATTCAAGTTTTCCAAATGGTACTGTAAAGGTTAAAATGGAGGTTAGTACAAGAGAAAGTACTCTAAAAAATCAGCTTAACACTACCATAGAAAAGCTTCAACAGATTGCCAATGTAAATCCTATAATTGTTTCAATAAAAATGCGATTGTCTGAAAAAGATAATAATATTACAAAAAATCAAACTAACATTGCCAAAAAAGAATTATTATCATCCTCTGAAGAACAAATAATTGATAAACATATTATAAAAGCGGCAGATAATAGTTTTAAAGCAACATTGCAAAGCGCCCAAAAATCTGCTCAAACTGCGTATGATAATATAGTTAAATTGTTTAAGGACAATCCAATACTTGTAAATTTAAAAATTGGAAAGTTCGCAGAAGGCGAAGTTGACAATTTTTTTAAACAATTATCATTAAAGGACAAACAAGGAAACCGATTAAATTTAGACGTTTCTTCAGAAATAAAAGCACTTTCAAGTTCTTTAAAACAGTTATTTTCTACCCTTCCGGTTAATTTTGATAAAGATATTAATTCTACAGAAATTACAGGTAATTTATCAGAAAATTTTAAACTTTTAGAACAAATTGAAAAATCCTTAACACAAATTAATAATAAGAAAAATGATGTTTCGGGGCTAAAAGCAATCGAAACAGAATTATCGAATTTAAAAAATAGTTTAATTGAAATTGAAAATATCTTTACTCATATGTTTGATGCTGCTGGCTACAATAAGCTTGAAACTTCTTGGAATGGATTATCAACAAAATTTAATTCTATAGCAGATAATAACGGAAAAATTAATTTGCTAAAGCAAAAAAAGGATATTCAAGATTTTTTAGCAGAATATAATCGTTATTTATCAATAGGGGGAAAAAAAGATTTTACTGATCTTACGTCTAATAAAGGAACACAAAAAAAACTTTTTGCACAATTACAAAAGACTATAAACAATGAAGAAAAATTACCCTCTTTTGACTTTAATGTTCAATTAATTCCTTCAATTAATAATTTTAAATCCGCAGCAGAATCTTTATTAGAAACGATTGATTTAACTAAAAATGTTTCTTTGACTGGTATTACTTCAAAAAAAATAGATAACATCGAAAATCTTCATGCTAAGCTTTATGAGTTGTCGGGTGTGTTATCAACTATATCTAATTTAAAAATTCCTAAAATTGATATTGGAGTACTCAACTCAAATTCCACCAAGCAAACCAAACAATCTACTACAAGACAATTAAAAAATCTTGTTGACATTTCAGAGAAAGGTGAAGGGTTAGAAAAGTTTGCAAAATCCTTGGATAACATTGCACTTGACTTAACGCATATTAATGACTGTGTTAATATTCCTAATGTTTTTAATGGGTTAAATATAAAAAAGGGCACTCCGGATAAACTCGCAGAATTAGCAATTGCTCTTGAAGAAATAAAAAAGAGTTTAGAGGGATTATCCGGTGATGGGCTTAATTTTTTAAGTAATCTTAATGATATTACTAAACAAGCTGAGACGCTTAGAAGTTTAGCGACTGTTTTTAAGGAAACTAAAGGGACTACTAAAGCCTCCACTCCTCGAAAAACAAAAACTGATGAAGAAACAACACGAGACAAATTAAATAATCGTATCAATAAAATACAAAACTCATTCAATGGAGTAGATTATTCAAGTTTTGGTTCGGAATTCAGTAATAGTCAAATGGATACCTATCGTAGTCGAATTAGTACGGCGACGGATATGTCTGATTTAGAAGCTATTAGTAAAGAGCTTGATAAAATTGAAACACAATTAATTCGTGTCAAAAAGCTTAAAGGAGAGTTTGTTGCAGATATAAACACTGAACAGTTAGCGCAAAGTGCTTCTATATCTGATGCAGCAGGAAGGGGTAAGATTATATCACAAACTGCCCCAATAGCTACATCATTTCCTGATATATCTCGTTGGACTATCCAAATAAAAACCGCAGAAGGAGAAATAAGAACCCTTCAATATACTTATGATGAGGCACTTGGGAAAATGACAGTGTCCACCATAAAGGTAACTTCTGCTACGGATGGGTTGTCGGGAGTGATTGGTAAGGTTCGAAAAAAGATAGGTGATATTGCAGCATATTGGACGGCACAATATTTTAATCCCTATCAAATGATTAACTTGATACGTCAAGGTGTAAGTGTTGTCAAAGAATTAGATAGTGCATTATTAGATTTAAAGAAAACCAGTACAATGACTAATAATGAATTGTCTGATTTTTATTTAGAGGCCAACGAATCTGCAAAAAAGCTTGGTGCTACAACCAAAGAGATAATTGAACAAGCCGCAGAATGGGCAAGACTTGGTTTCTCTGATAAAAAATCTGCTACAGAAATGGCAGAGAAGAGTGCAAAATTTAAAGCCATCTCCCCCGGTATGTCTTTAGAGGATGCGCAAAGTGGACTGGTTAGCACAATGAAAGCTTTTGATATTGGTGTTGACGATGTTGAGAGCAAAGTTATGGATAAAATCAATGTTCTGGGTAACAAATTTGCACTCGATAACGATGACGTGATTCAAGGTTTGAAACGTTCTTCTGCCGCAATGGCTGCAATGAACCAAAGTTTTGAAGATACCGCCGCTTTATTCACCGGCGGTCAGGAAATACTTCAAGATAGTGAGTCAATGGGTACGGCTCTTAGAACTTTATCCATGAGGATTAGAGGTTATGACGAAGAAACTCAGGAATTATCAGACGATTTAGTTGAAGTAAAGGGACAAGTAGCAGACTTAACAAAAACTGCTTCTACTCCAAATGGTATATCCTTGTTCACTGATGCTTCTCAAAAGAACTATAAGTCTATGGTTCAATATTTAGGTGAAATTTCTGATATATGGGATCAAATATCAGAGAAGGATCAGACCAAAATCCTTCAATTACTTTTTGCAAAGACGCGAGCTCAGGCAGGTGCAGCGATTATCAAGAATTTTGATCAAGTTAGACATGCTCTCGAAGAGATGGAAAATAGCGCAGGTTCAGCCAATGCCGAAATGGGTGTTGTTATGGACACTGTTGATTATAAGTTAAACGCTCTTAAAGAGACTTGGACAGGCTTTACTCAAAATGCAATATCGCAAGAAAACCTTGGTAATATAATAGATTTTCTTAAAAATGTATCTGAGCTATTAGGTAATATATTAAATGTCGGATTGAAATTTTCAAAGTCTTTATGGGCTTCTGGAATTGGCGGAGAATTCGGCGCTTTAATTGGATTAGGTCTTAATCATGTTGGTCTTGGTGAACTTACGGTTCCAAAATACTGTATTGCGCCCACCCCTTTAAGATTATGTAACAATGCCATATAATTAACGAACGGGAGTGTTTTTATAAAAAACAGAGACCAAATAAAATATAAACCGAATATGCTGGGAACCCTAAAGATTATATACGAACCAAAACAGAGTTGGAAACGACAAATGATATGGTGATGAAAATCAGAAAGAAATGTATATAATATGTTATATGGTGAGAGCCTAAGTAACAATTTATGCTTTTTATAAAAAAAAGGAATGGGTAATCAATAGGTAGGTAATTTTATACCGAAAGCAGGGAAAGGCTAAGTTCGTAAGAATATTATATAGTTCACAATGCTATATACGCCTTAACCCCCAGAGACTGACAAGGTTTGACGAAATATGGGCGTAATTATATTTCGTTATGAAAGACAGTCCGAACCTTGGGAAACCAAGTTGTTGTGTACAATATTATGCTGACTTCTGAAAACAGATAATGTTGTAAAAAATTTATCAAAATATTAGAATATTTTTATCATTTTTTTCATAAAAAATTATTGACATTTAGAAATAGAGGTGATATGATTTATGTGTAAGATGGGAGTTGATCATATGAAGGCTATAAATGAAACTATTGTGAGTGTTATTAATTCTCCTACGAAAAGAATTTCATCTGGAGAAGCGAAGGAAATTCTACGCAATTGTGGAATTTTAGATGCACAAAATCAAATAAAAAAAGCATATCAGAATATAATTATTAAAACAAGTAGTAAGAATAATGACTAAAGATAAATATGATTCATATGTATATCAACAAGCTGCACAAACGGTTATTGGGTTTCATGGATGTGACAAATCTGTTGCTATAGATATATTAAATTCTCCAAATAAACATCTTAAACCCAGTACAAATACTTATGATTGGTTAGGAGATGGCATATATTTCTGGCTCAATGACCCGCAGCGTGCTTATGAGTGGGCTTGTGACGTGCATGAGCGAAATTCAAGAAAAATTAAAGAACCTTATGTTATTGGAGCTATTATTAATCTTGGACTGTGTTTAAATTTTTGTGAACGAAATTCTATTTTACTTCTGCAAAAAAGTTATAATATTTTAAAGCAAAGTTTTTTAGAGTTAGGGATGGATGTTAATGAGCACTATAAAAACACTTCACCTGATAAAGGAGGTTTCAATCTAATGAGACCATTAGATTGTGCCGTTATAACAAATCTACATCGTATTATGAAGGAAAGAAACATTAAATTTGATACGGTGTATGGATATTTTCAGGAAGGAGACATTGCTTTTGCCGGTACAGAGATAAAAGAAAAATCTCATATTCAAGTTTGTGTAAGAACTCCTGCTTGTATCAAAGGTTATTTTCTTCCACGAGAACATTAATAAAAAATCTCCAAGGGGAGATTTTTTAATTTAACAACAATCCAGCTATTTTAGCTATTGTTGTTGGGTCAGAAATAATATTATCCGCAATTTTTGAGGCAAGCTTACTCAATGCTCTGATAGATATTAATCCAATTTTCTCGGCTCCTTTTTTGGTTACATCCCAAATTGTCGGGGATAATAAAGCCAAGGAAGGCGTACTCAGTCCAAGTAATGTTAATAATATCACAAAATATCATCTTCATATCACGAGTATTAGTTATTTTTCCATCAATGTACTCGGCTTGATATAAAATACAAAGTGGATGAAAAATAAAATTTATAACATAATGATAAATATGTTGTAAAAAACCGTGAACGCTATTGAATTTTATGCATTTTTATGGTATAATATAGACTACCAAAGACAATAGGTTATTTATAAATCCTATCGAGGTAATTTTTTATAGTGAACCTTAGTCTTTGGACTATGGTTTTTTTGTTTTTTTAATAAATATAATTGGTGCTTCATTATTAAGACACTACATATTTCTAAGTATGCCAAGCATACTATTAATTATATAAGATATATGTTACTCGGATAGGAGAATATAATGGAGTGCCACAATAACAGATTGAAGGAATTTAAAATGTGTACTAAGTTAAAAGAATTAAATGGATTAACACCAGAAGACATCTTAAATAAATACTGGAACCCTAAACGTAATACTTATCCAATAGATATCGCTAAAATACTTTATCAAATGAAAATAAGAGTATTACCTTATGATTTTTCTAAATATGATGATGATAATTTAGAAAATAGGATTCTTGGTGCCATGATCGCTGATGAAACTGATTTAGCTTTATTGTATCGAAATAGTGAAACAAAAAATCGAAATAGATATACTCTTGCTCATGAATTGGCTCATTGTTGTTTGGCACATTTAGAAGAAGAATCTATGCCATATATTGAATTACGCCACGATGGAAGTGTAACAGATACACGTGAAATCGAAGCAAATATATTTGCTGGAGAGTTACTAATACCAATTACAGAATTAAGAGGCGTTCTTTCGATGGAGTATTTGAATACCTTGCCTCAAGTAACAGATTTAGCAAAAAAATTTGCAGTTTCAACTAATGTTATGAAAGAGCGTCTGAGACATTTAAAGATACCTTACATTGATGAATATGGTTGTAAAATTTTTTGCTTGGAGTAATTTAAAATATGACTGACAGATTTGATAAACCGATAGAAAATAAATTATGTGCCAATAATGGAAAAAACGAAGATATTAACGCCGTATTACTTTCCGAAGCAAAAACTATTTTAAGCGATAAACTTAAAGAAGATGATAGTACAACAGTTTCGAGTTCAACAATTATTAGTGTCGACCACAATTTGAGAAAAAATGGCGTTTCTGATAAACAATGGTTAGATGAGTATGTAATGCAATCGTTTATGGAATATTCACCGGTGAGTCGTGATTATCATAAAAGTGAAATTAAGAATGTTAATTTTATTATAATATTCATACTGGTACTATTAGGTGTGTTTTCTTTAATAACAATTATTGCAGTAGCCGTATTTGTATATTTAGAAAAGGATACAGGTGCAATAATATCATTGGTAACTGGTGGTGTTATTGATATCATCTTAGGATTTTTAGCACAGATGTTCAATTCTACATTAAAATCAAAAAAGTCTTATTTTGATGCCGAAAATGACTTGTCAAAATTTAATAAAATGTTGTTACTCATACAAGTAATTTCCGATAATGATAATAAAGATACTATTATTATGGATATATTACGTAGTCATTTTAATATACGAAGCAATACCACAAATGAAGGGTAAATTAAAGGAAGACCAAGGAGGTAAATTTAAATGGATATAAATGAAATATTGGATTTTTTTGACCAGACTAATCACATTGTTTTTGCATATAATATAGGTATAAATATAAATTCTTTGTGGTTAATTTAATTTTGTTGTTTAGGTTAAATTATTTATTATATTCTGATAAAATTTATTGATAAATTAGGTAATTTTACCGATTGTAATTTTAATAAAGATGTGTTACAATACACATAAAAGATAAAGATATTGTCTTTATTTGATTCGTAAATGTTTTCCGCTTGCTGATGGTGCGGGATATAAATTATTCAGTTCGTAAATGTTTGCCGCTTACCAATATGCGGGTTACAAGTAGTTGGGTTGTAAATTGCCTCTCATATTTAAAGATGAGGGGCTTTTTTACGAAAGGATTTATTATGAATATTACAGTTGAAAAATCATATCACATAAACAATGAATTTTTTGCATTAGTAAATGACCCGATGCTTATAGCTAACAAAGAGGGTTCGTTTTAGCAAATCAGTGTTATGTTTAAAAATTCTTCGCAAAATGTTGAAACTGGCTCTATTTTTTGATGAAAGCATATTATTTTGTAAAACAATCATAATATATATTGACAAATCTTATACGAGGTGATACAATATATGTGTAAAAATTTATCTAATAGGAGGAAATATAAAATGTCTGTGCTCGCTACGCCCAAGAAAAATTCATATATAGTTAAAAAGGCTTATGCCTCAAAGATTATAAATAGTAAAAATAGTTCAAGCGACGTATCTACAATTAAAGAGCGTGCGCAGAAATTTGTATTGAATAATCTAAAGAAAACTTTCGATAAATAGGATTTAGTATGTGTATATATGGTGAACAAATTCCGATAGAGATGAAAATTCTATCACTCAAAAATCGAAAATATATTAAAGATTTCTTCTGCGATAATATTTCAATTGATGATTATTACAGAAATAAAGCAGCTGTTGATAATTCATCGGTAACATATTTGTTTATAAATACAAGTGACAATTCAACAATTGCTTGTGTAACAATAGCTTGTTCGGCTATATTTACCGATACAGATGAACAAGATGTATTTTCTACCATTCTTTCGGCTATGGAAATTAAATACTTTGCGGTTGATGAGTCGTATAAGCATATACCTTATGTAAAAGGAAGTAATCTTACTCTTAGCCACTATATATTCAGTTATATGTTGGAATATATGCGAGAAATTTCGCATGATAAAATAGGAGCTTCAAAGATTGTACTCTATTCTGTTCCGCAAGCAATTAATTTTTATAAAAGATGTAAATTCAAGGAATTTGGAGATACTATGTATGGTGATGAAGGCTATTATGTTAAAGGTTGCTTACCAATGTATTATGATTTAAACTAAAATTAAAACAGAGATTATCTGTTATAATAACAAATACCCCATGTTTACCGATTATTTAATCACATCCGGCACACCAATATTCTTAAACTTTAACCTCCCTCCCCAATTGTACAAACCAGTTGAGGAGAGATTTTTTATTTAGTTCGATTTTTTCTTACTGTGATATTCTTTTTCCAATTGATTAAAATCAATATCATATCGGTTTTCAAGAAAAGAAAGAAGATTAACTAAGGCATTGCCAATATACAGATGATTTGAACCGAATTTATATTTTACTGATGCAATATCAGGATATACTTTTTCAAATTGATATTTTTTAAGATCATATCGACCATTTGTTATCTTACCATATACTCGCTTTTCAACTTTATTATATTCACACCATACCGGATATCTAAAATCACATCCTTCTTCGTGGGTGTATCCATTATATGAATTAGGGTTATAACATTCTGAACCAATTATATATTCTAATTCAGCGATTAATTTTATTATAGTTTTGTTAATCTTCATAACTATACCTCACCATGTCGCCCTGCAATTTTTGCATTGGTAACTTTTATTAATTTTCTTACTGAACGGCCCGAGCATAAAAACAGATGTTGCTCTTTCGCCGAAACCAATTTTATGTACATTGGGAGATTGACAATATGGACAATGCACGACATATTTTTGCGGAGTTGTAGGTTGTGGTTCTGGCTCTTTCTTTTTCTTAGTTTCATCCCACTTTCTCAGTGCTTTGGTGAGTTCTTTCATTGCTTGATAATCACGTAATTGTTTAAGTTCAATCTTTTCTGTCTTATCTTTTTGAGTTTGTATCTGTTTACTATATGTATCCGGGCTTTCTTCTTTTAATTGCTTCATGCGTTCTAAATCAGTTATTTTATACCCCGCCCTAAGCAATTCTTCCTCGTCTTTAGAGGTGCATAAAGAATTTTCACATCCGCATACAGGACATACAGTAATTTTATCATTATCAATTGTTTCCTTACAGATATAGCAATATCTCTTCAAAACAAAGTTCCTCCTTTGGTATAGAGTATTACTTATTCATATGAGAGTTGCAATTTCTTTAAATATTCTTGCTCATTATCCAGTAATTCTTCATAATATCTTAAGTCAACATTTAATTCATCAATTTCATTTTGAATTTGTTGTATTTTATCTGGATCTCCCGACTGTCCAATGCGACCACCCATAACTACTCGAACATCACTACTTTTTGCAACATTATTCATTTCTGTAGTCTTATTGTCAATTTCTTGTTTTATGGTTTTTATTTTAGATTTTAACCTTTTGATTTCTTGCTGAGTTTTTTGTATTTCATTATCTATTTCCATATTGTGTTCATTTACAGGTTCGGTTATAGTGCTATTAGATAGAACAGATGGTGAACCAAAAATAACAATTATTCCATTTGGATTTGTCATCGTACTTACACTTATAATTATATTGTTAACATAATTAATTAATATAGTATTATTCGAATTTTTGTTTGGAGTTATATAATACCCATCATTTGTTAAATAATCTACATATCTTTTAGCAAAAATAGAAGGGTCTTCTACGTCGGTTAAGTAATATACATATGTATAAAATCCATTCGAAGCATCAAAGGATTTCTTTATCTCTTTTCTGTCTAAGATATTAGCAAAAGAATATAATGTAGGTGCCTCATCATAAAATGAAGAGTATGTTGAAAAATAAGATGATTTTCCACCCGAATTAAGCGATACTGTTTGAGTAAATGGTTCCCAATTTACAATAAACCCATTTGCTTCTGCGATTACGCGCACGGGCACAAGAGTTCTTTCATTAATAATAACAGGCGCCTTTTCTATTAAATAACTATTTTTTTGAAAATAGTTCGTAACATCTTTGTTGTTATTATTGTATTCGTTCAAAAGTTCTTTATAAGAACCAGCTACTATTACTGTGATATTGATGTTCATCAAAATAGCTCTATCTGCTTCTTGATTTATTGCTACAATCATTTGTGCTTCAGGTATCCATTTAACAGTATATCCTAAAGCTTCAAAAATAGCTCTTACCGGCACCATAGTATAATCATCTACAATTTGCGGCGGGACGTCAAATTGTATCTCTTTTCCATTCATTACCACTCTAATATCGTTTTCAGCGTGTGCAATAGGTATTATTGTTGTTAATACCATTGTTATAGCACAAATTATACCAAATAATTTATTAAATCCTTTTTTCATAAAAGTTCCCTCCTATTAATTTCTTGCTTATATTATATATTGTTTATCAAAAAATGTCAATACATATTTTTCCTTATTATGTTAAAATGTTTATCAGAAGTAAATATGTTTCAGAATTTTTAAGGCCTTACAGTATGATTCTGAAACAAACAGTTGGGGTTCTGCGTATTTGGATTTTTTTAGAGAAAAACGTAAGCAGAGAAAAAACATAAAAACTGGTCGTGCACAAGGAGAACAGTTTTTCAAAAAATATCAACCAGAAAAATTCCAGAAAAAGTTACAAAATGCACAAAAATACGGTACAACATCGCAATTTTTCAAAAATCAGGGCATTGATGAAAATTCAGATCTTTACAACTTTATATTGAGTAAGGATATTGAAGATTCAACAAAAAATTTCAAGGGTTTTAATAAATATCTTAAAGAAACTAACAAAACATCCAGTGTACTATCTAAAACTTTAAAGGGACTTGGATCTTCTTTACTAAACATAGGTGCGGGAATGCTGGCAGGAATAGTTGCGGATTTGTTCATAACAGGTTTTATTAAACTTACTCATTTAGCCGAAGATGCACGTAAGAGAGTTCAAGAAACCACCCAAGAATGGCAACAACAAGATAATCAACTTCAATCCACAATAGGAAAATATGAAGAACTTAATAAGCGGCTTCAAGATTCTAATTTATCCTTAAATTCATATAAGGATGCTAAAAGCGAATTAACTAATATTCAAAATGAATTAGTTAAAAAGTACGGTGTAGAGGCTTCACAGCTTGATCTTGTCAACGGAAAATATGATGAACAAATTAAGAAGCTACAAAAAATCCGCCAAAAAGAAGCAGTGAGGTATTTAGGTACTAATGGTAAGGATATTCAAGCAACAAGAGATTTTTTAAATAATACTGTAACTGTTAAAGTATTAAAGGGAAGTCATGATAATCTTGAGTCGAAATATATTGATATCCTCAACCAGTATAGCGTAAGAAAAACAAGGGATAACACCAGTGAAGTAGGAGACAACAAGTATAATTGGAGTATTGCTGGCACTCGTGAAGAAATTTATCAACAATTAACTGCATTATACAATGAGTTTTTAGAGAATTTTGATCCAACTGATAAAACGGCACAAAAAATTCTAAATGATATTTCTTCCGCTATAAATTTAAAAACAAACTGGTGGACTTCAACTGTCGGCGTTGATGCAGATGAAATTCCCATACAAAAATCTTCTTTAGAAGCCTATGGGCTTGCCGTTCTTCAAGCGGACAAAGAAAAATATAAAGTTTATTCATCCTATCAGGAAGCAGTAGATTCATTAAATGAAGCTTATAAGAGTGGCGATGTTAATAAGGTTAATTCTGCAATCAGAAATTTTGAGGACTTAAAAAAACAAGCGGAAGCAATTAAAAAAGAGTCTCCTGATACTGCTACGAGTATTGATAATGTTACTAAGTCTGTAAGCAACGCACTCGAAAAGACCTACCAAATGGAACAGAAGATTAAAAATGGCGTTGATTTTGCAACCCAAGATGGTCTTTTCGAGGGAAAAACATTTGATGATATGGCTGAAAAGCTCCAAGGCTTGACGGATGAAGACCTGCAAAAGATTGTTGCGAATGGAATGAACTATGATGAAAATAGTAACTTGTCCATAGAGCAATATGGTTTCTTTAAAGGATTAATGGATGGATTAGAACTTTCTGCCGAAGACGCAGATATTTTAATTCAAAAATTAATCGAACTTGGTAAGATAAAAAGAAAAATAACCGCTCCTACCGATAATGAAATAGTTCAGAGTTATCTTGAAGCTCAACGAGGATATGTTCAAGACAAGAAGGAATTGCTTGAAAGTCAGAATTTTAAATATGGTAATATTGATTTAGCAAATCGTCCATATATATATTGGAACGATAAAACCATATCTAAAAATCGAACCGCCTTAGAAAGTTGGGGCGACAACCCCGAAGATTATAAAGGTACTACTTCGACGGTTATGGGTTCTTTTGGAGAGTATGGCAATATACAAATTCCTGTCGCATTTACTCCTGTTATAGATGATGGTACGGGAGAAGGAAAAGTCCTTGATAAAGATACTGTTGAACAATATATTGACACATTAGTTGGTCAGGCTACTGATGAAAATGGTGTGATTAATACTGACAAGTTATTTCAACTTGACACCCAAGGGTTAGAAATTCAGGGAACGAAGATTAGTGGAATTATTGCGGATGTTGGCGATACTGCCGCAGCTACAAGTACCGAAATGCATGAGCTTCAAGACTTTTATGTAGATTACGCAAAAGCTTTTGACAAGATAAAAACAGCGGCAAAAAATGCTAATCTTTCTGTATCAATGTTTATTACCAGTGCTCGTAGAACAAAGTTTGGTGATGTTTTCAATCTTAAAGATACTCAAGGACAGGCTACTACATTAGGTAACTTATCAGCAAGTCTTGATGAGCTCCAAAATGCTTATACAACTATTACAAGCACAATCAAAGAGTATAATTCAGTAGGCTATTTTAGTGTTGATACATTGCAGTCAATTTTAAGTTTAGGTGATGAATACTTACAATACATGTTTGATGAAAATGGTAATCTTGTAATGAATAAAAAGGCGTTACAAGAGCTAACTATAGCCAGACTTGAAGAGCTGCGTGCCGAAACTTTATTGAACTTATCAAAACAAATTGATAACATTAAGAGCGAAGCCGATGCGCAACAATGGTTAGCAAAGCAAACATTAAATACAGCTTCAAGTATGAATACGTTGACCGAAGCAATGATTATTAATATGATAGCTTCAAAAGATTTGTCAGATGAAACTAAAAATAACCTTATTGCAAGTTTTGTCGATAGAATGAATCAAATAAACTCATTGTTCGATAAGTCACGTCAGGGGCTATTAAGTAGCTTTAGTACGGCTGTAGGCAAAGACGCACAAGCAACCGCAAAACAGATTAAAGACGCTAACAACCAACTCGAATCATCAACCATATCAAACGAAATAGATAAAATCAAGATTTCAATCGACGGATTGTCTGATAGCATTGCAAAGCTTAAAGACTCTGAAAGTTTGCTCCCAGAAAGTGATTTTCTTGGTAAGATAACGTTATCTCAAAAATCTATTGAATTGACAACCAAAAAGACAAGCGCTTTGATTGATGAGTTTAATAGATTAAGAGGTATTGTTCCCTCCACCTCTGAAAGCGCCAATACGCTTGCAAACAGAATGAAAGAGGTTGGAGAAGAAATCTTTGAGAGCAAGAAAGCTATCTATGAGTATCAAACAGAAATTGCTAAGAATTATATGTCGGCCTTAAATGGATTGACAACAAATTCAACTTCAATGACTGATGAAGCAGTAAGTAATTTCGAAAAGAACATGGAGAATCTTGAAAAGGGTTCATTAACCGGATTAAGATTTAATGTTACTCCCAATGTTCCTTTGAGCGCTGTAGAAAAGCAAGAGTCTGAGATTGAACAACTTCGGGATATGTGGCAGTCGTATTATAACGATATCACCGCTATGCAAAAGACTGCTTTAGAGTTAAAGCATGCTGAAGATGTTAGGTCTTACAATGAGTCAATGGCTGATCTTAACGAAGCTACTACGGCCGCTGTTAGTACTATAAAAGATACTAACGATACTACTTCAGAGATACAAAAAGCAGATCATGAAGAGAAGAAAACTGAAACGCAAGGTTATGTTAATGACACCAAAATAATTATAAACGATTTTCATGCTTGGCTTGCGAATAACCCTACAAAATCGCCTGCATTAGATAATAATGCTTGGCATAGCTGGGTAGAAGGTATCAAAGGATATGTAAAACAAGTTGAGGATGTATTTGATAAAGATTGGCTTGGCGATAATCAATTAAGTAAAGCGTTAGGCGCTACGCCTAAAGGTAATGCTCTTGCTAATGATATTAAAGAGTATCTTGGTACTAAATATGTATGGGGCGGTACTTCGCCTAACGGTTTTGATTGTTCAGGTTTAATGCAATATGTATACGAGAAAAATGGAATTAATATACCTCGTACTACTTATGAACAGTACCCGAAATCAAAGAAAGTTGATTATTCTGATATACAACCCGGAGACTTAATATTTACAGATTTTAATAAGTCAGGATTGCCGGAACACGTTGGAATGTATATTGGTAATGATACTGTTATTGCGGCCTCTTCAAGTAACGGTAAGGTTGTCGAGCAAAAGCTTAGCGGTGGATACTGGAATACAGGTAAAGTTGGACGTTTTTATGCTACCGGAACAAAAGATTATGGTATAGCGGGCGAAAACTATAAGAAAGAATATGCCATAAATAAAAAGACAGGAGAATGGTCAATTGTTGACTCCCCCACTCTGTTTGACAAAGGTGAATATGATATTGTAGGTGAAAAAGTATCTGAAAAGATAGATAAGCCTATTGGTACATATGCTAACGGAACCATTCCTGTTCCTGAAGGTTTAGGAAAGTATACTACTTGGATGAATTGGATGGCTGTAACTGACAAATCATCCCAACAGTATAAACTCAGGCAAGCAACTGGAAATAATTATGATAGCGAAGGCTATGGTACTATTAACGGCAGAAAAGTCGTCGCTATGACAAACACTTTCGGAAAGATCGGTGACTATGTAAATATTCATTTGACCGATGGTACTGTAATACAGGGTGTAATTGGTGATGAAAAAGACCAAACTTGGGCTCACGGTACCCCTGCAAATAAGTGGGGACATGAAAATGGACAGAATGTCATTGAGTATGTTACAAATTGGAAGAGAGGACATGAAAACCCAAGTCTTAACGGAGCCGGCGTTGCATATGTTGACAACTTAGGAAACTATTTTGACAACCCCACTATCGGTTTAGACAATATAACCAGTGCGCAAGCTAATGCTCAAAAAAATAAAATAAATCCATATGTTGAAAAGATGGGTCAATATATTAAAGAAAAGAGACAACTTTCTTCTGAAAATGATGAAACCTTCTATAAAAATATGGCTCAACTCAGCAAGGACACCAAGAGTAACGCCGAAACATTAGGATCAATTTATGATGAGTTAAAGGACAGTGCCGGCACCAATATGTATGATGCTAAGGAGTCTGCGTTTGTAACACAAGCCTCTAAGTGGATACAGGATACAATGACACGTTCTTCGGAACTGATTTTGGATGAAACCAAACGACAATTTGAGACAGCTAAGGAGTCTTATGATTTAGCTGAAGATTATTTCAATAAGCGTGTTGCAGAGGGTGCAAGCGCCAGCGAGCTTGAAGCATTGCGTGAGGGTATGAAAACTCTCGAAGAAACAATGAGTAAAGCAAGCGACGCATACGTTAAACAGTCTGAGAATTATACTAAGCTTCGTATAGCAGACCAACAGCTTGAGAGACAAAGGTATCAAGATGACATCACCAAGACTAATAAAAAGATTGAAGACGCTGACTATGAGATTGAAACTAATCAGTTATTATATGACAGAGTTAAATCCAATAATGCTATTGTAGATGAAGCTCGCAGCCAAGTAGCTGAAGTTCTTGGCGACTCGAAATACCAAGATATTCTTGCTGGTCAAGATATCGAAAAATGGTTCAATGGCGAAAATGAGCAAAGCGCTTACTTCAAAAAATATTTACAGGCTGTCAGCGAAGCCAATCCTGAAGATAGTGTACTGTTGACACAAGTTTTTGAAGTAATTCAAGACGCTAAAAAAGCTGAAGCGGAAGCATTAAAACAGATTACTGAAGATGAAAAGCAGATGGCTTTAAATCAAGTAGAAGCATATATCAAACTCCAAGAACGTAAAAAAGAAGTTTTAGATTATGTCTATGAGAAAAATCAAGCCATTATAGATGCTGAAACTAAGAGAAATGACCTTTTACAGTCTATTCGAGATACCGAACGTGACTATACGGCTGAACTAAAAGCAAATAAAGATCTTGGACAATGGTTAGATGAAGATACCCGTGCTTTGTTATTCAACGAAGAAGACTATAGTGCGGTTATGGGTAAGATTAGCAATATCAAAAATGAAATATATCAGAATGAGATTTGGTATCAAAATGAGATTGCCAAATTAGACGAAAATGATATATATCAGAAAGAAATGCTTACCCAGCAGCTTGAAAATATGAACGCTCGGTCACAGGAAAAGCTTGAGATAGCAAAACAAGAACTGGATGTTGCTAAAAAAACTGCTGAATATAACAATATTGCCAAGGAGCGTGATACTCAGATTATTCTTGGTAACCGTAAGGTCAATGTTGCAAACCCCGAATCTTTATATAACGCCGCAAAAGAGATGAGTAATGCTCAAATTCTTTTGAATGACACTCAAACTAAGTATAATGAGAACGAGGCAGTTCGTCAAAAGCAAGAAACTAACGATTTGATTAAGAATGAATCCGCTGCTCTTTCCGCTCTGACCCAAGCGTTAAATGACATGCCTGAAAAGTTGCGTGTTGCCATTGCTTCTGTCTTACCGTCCTTTGAAATATCAACGGCTGAAAAAGCAAACATAGAAAAGTATAGTCCAAATTGGATTGCTGAAAAGAGTGGCTATATCGACGATAAAACACGTGATATAATCGAAGAAAATAAAGCTGATGGCTATGATGTTACGACTAACTATACTCATAATAAAGATTATATCAAACAAGCTTTTGTTAATGGTCAGATAACTCGTGAACAATACGAACGTATTATGGGCGAAAGTGATAGAAAACATGGTCTCAAAGATGCTAAATGGGAAGGCAATCGTTATAATGCTGATACCAAAAACAAAGATAACATCCTAAAGACTGATGTTCCTCCGAAGTATCCAAGCTCAGTATTTATCAATGGAATTGAGTATAAAAAGTTAGTTGAAGATATGTCACCCACAGAAAAGATACAGATGGACTATCCTAATATTCCTATGGTGAATTGGAAAGATATGTTGAGTTATGATTCGCAATCTGGTTTTATGTTCCCTATTGTTTCTTGGGATAATATGTCTATGGCTAATCCTTTATCCAAGAGTGAGGATAATTCGACTAACTACACGATTCAAGGCGATATAGTTGTTAATGAAGCCAGTGATGTTAAGGAAATTTTTGAGAAATCAACCGAACTGATTAAACAAAAGTCTCAAAATACAAATAATATGAGAAAATAATCTTGACAGATTAAAAAGTTGTGGTATAATAAAAGTGTGGAAATCCAAGACGGTTGCCACAGAAGATACAGTTAACTAAGGCGAGATTGAAAAATCTCAAAACTCAGTGAGCCACATCTGTTGCAGCAGACGGCTCACTTTTTCTTTATATGTGCTATTATTGCTTTTAGAATTGCATAAGCAAATCTTAAAATAGTGCATATAGCAGCAATTTCAGATAAAGTAATATGTATCAACTCCCTCCGAGAAGTTATTTCCCGTCAAGGGCTATACATTCGCCTCCATTCCGCCCATGCGGGATGACAAGGCAACCGTCTTAACCGTCCAACCGTTTACAAGATGGCAAAAACTCAACAGTGCAACGGTGGATTTCCACAATATGTATTATATCAACTTCGACATAATATGTCAAGAATTTTCAAATATAGAAGTATTATCAATCATATAAGAGCTATCTTCGAGGTAGCTCTTATTTTATTACAGAAAGGAGATGTGAAACTTTTGTTATATAAACCCACTTCTCCCTCCCCTTGCTCTACGACATTACCGTTGAAAAAGGGCGAGGAACAAATAACATTTCATAGCAGTGTTTTTAATTGTAGTGAAATTATAAGAACAAGATTAAGTTTGTTAAATACCAATGCTACTAAGAACTATTATTGGTATAGTGATGACTTGATTGGTACGGATAGAGACGGAAATGAAGCAAAAGCATTTTTTAATGTTAGTATCCAAAACGAAGGTGAGTATGGAAAAAAGATTATTTGGCAAACACAAGACGGTAAATTTTCTGAGAAGATGAAACACGGATACACCATACAGAATGGTGTGGATAGAAGATCGCTGAAAGACTATTCCTCTTATTATCAGGGTAGCACAACAATTTACGGTGAGGCTTTAAATGCAATTGTTCCATACAATTCTACGAACCTTTGGCAAATGAGATTATATGAAGAGAATTGCAATAATGTTATTGGATATGGCTTTTTAGAGAGTGATAAAAACTATGGTACAATGTCGGGTGCAAAGTTTTTACCATATGACGCTCGTACTCAAAAAGTCAAAGATAAAGCCTATATACAAATAAGACCTCATACCAACATTTATGATAAGCATGCAACTGATATAGTCGGATATTCCGATCAACATACTACATATGCTAACCTTATAATATATTGGGATGACAATGCAAAATATTCAATTAGAATACTTGGCAAAGAATATCCTATAAGGATGTATACGTTTCGACACCCTCGTAACGGAAGTATATATGCGCCCGGACAAAGTGTAGACTCAGTTGATCCTCATAAAAGTGCTGACTTAGACTCTTACGGAGACCCGCTTTATGGCTATGCGATTATTGATTATGATGATGATTTGTATAAGGTGCTTGTAGCTGGCACCTCATATCAAATACTCTGTAATTATATAGATAGTGACGAGTTTTACTATACAGTTACCGAACAACCCACAGTAACATTTACTATAAATGGGCAAGACGGATTAGCTTCTACACAACAATCCCCCATCGCTGTCCAATATGCCAATCCTACATTTAATATAAAATACAACACATCATATGGTATTTTAAATCATTATTGTTTTACTCTATTTGAAAAGAATTCATCGGGGGTATACGAAACTATATACTCCACGAAAAACGTTTATAGTTCTAACATTGTTTTCAATTACAATCAGTTTATGAGCGGACACGATTATAAAATAGTAGCTTCATTCGTTGATAATAATCAGATTAATATTACTAAAGAAGTTTATATCAAAGCTCAATATAATCAAGATACTACGAATTCATATCTTACAGCTAAATACTACAGAGAACATCATAGTGTTGTTTTGGACTGGTCTAAGACGTTATTTATTACACCTTCTGTTACGTCGAACAATGCTGTAAGCTATGGTAAAATTGATGATGCGGACGCTTCGAATAATTATATGAGTTTACAGCCGAATAACGAGATAGCTTATACACAAATAGATGGAGAGGACAGTCTTGACTTCAAGGATAATACAATATATTTGCGTATAAAACTATTCCCTGATTATATAGGTAAAATATGTGAGGTCGCCGATGATAACGGTAATATAAAATCAATTGAATACGATGGTATGAAGCTTATAGCAAAGATTAATGGCAAGGAGAAATTCTATTTTTATTTATATGACACTCATAATGATTGGGATGGTTGTGAAAATCAAAAATATTATTCTACTTTAGTAACAGCGTTGCAAACTGAAGATGATAATTTAAGTATGCCCTTCATATATTCAGAGGATAACCCTACAGAGTTTAATTGGGGTGATGACAATGGCATAGTGTATTATTGGCACGAAGAACGCCCTGTATCGTCACATTGGTATTTAGTTGTTCTTTCAAATGAAAGTTTTCAAGTTCAGGATTTAGAAAAGGAGTGATGACATGGCATATTTAAAACTTTATGGCGGAGTCAGTTACTCCGGTGTTGGGGTTGACGAGCAAGCAAAAGCTACCAATGAACTCGTGGATGGTTTAAAAGGAAAGGGTCTTAAACAAGACTTTGAGTGGAATTCAACTACAAAAGTCTTAGCCAACATGAATGATAGTTTAGCGGGAGGAAATTCGAATAGCGCAGCTACGGGATTACATCACTATACTATTTATAAAACTATTGGTGAAAAAGATAAATTGTATAAAATTTTTGAAACTTCTGATATTAATCAGAAAATTATTGAAGATTTTATGGTTGGTGATATGTGTGATTATAAATATTACGTATATCCCGTTTGCAAAGATTCAAATGACCATATTACAATGGCTACACCGTTAATATCAAAGACTGTAAATTTGCGTACAAACGAAGTGACTATCGTAGGTTTAATTTCTACTGATACAGATGATGTTTACAAGGTTGACCCTGATAATGTTTGGTCTTTTATAATGGATATTCAGGATAGCGGACAAGAGCAGAAAATATCAAAAACATTCTATCAGACACAGAATGCATACAGTAAGGTTTCAGGAGCAAACATAGCTACTGTTACAAAAAATATTCAGGGGTTACTTGGTAAGGTGGAGTGTGGCGGCTCGGCTGAATATTTAGAAACATATGATTACGTGAACGACTGGTTAAAGTTTGCCCGTAGTAATTGTTTAAAAGTATTGATAGACAGTCGAGGATTTATTATCCCCTGTGATATTTCAAGTAGTTCTATTACCTATGGTGATACATACGAGCGGGCTGTCACGGCATCGTTTAGTATTGAACAAATATCCGATTTAGACAATATATCCATTTTAGCAAATGCTATTGCGACTAACCCTGTTACATCTACTTTGTTGTTAGACTCAAAAGCAAAATATTTACAAGATAGCGTAAGTAAATATCTTATGGCAAAAGGTGGGTGATGTGATTGTATATTTTGGAGAATAGTTATATAAGGGATAATGCCTACAACTATAATATAACACACATTGCTAACGAGGTATATGTTAATGGAATAAGCGAGTTACCCATAGATTTAAAGATGAAAATTTTTAAAGGTGATGTAGTTATTCCTGTTTTTAGATTGTACCTATTAAATGATGATGAGACAATTAGAATGGACATTAGTTCTGATTTTATGAGCGGTAATCTATCTGTTACATATCAAACAGGTCAGCGCCGAACGTTATCTATAACCTTACAGAACTTTAATAAAAAATACACTCCTTCTCCCCTAACAGGAATAATTTGGTTTGGTACCAAGTTTAGACTGGATGCAGGAGTAGTATATAAAGATACTGTATACTGGGAACAACAAGGTATTTTCTGTGTTAATGACCCTTCAAGTACAAAAGAAGTCTCTAACCATACGATTGCATTTTCATTGTGTGACAAATTTGGATTGTTTAGCGGAGAGATATATGGACGCTCTCCCCTACGCACAATTGTTCCAACGGGCGTTCCAATGAAGCAAGCCTTCCACACGCTCTTAACGGCCGATAGAGGCAACGGAATACCTTGGGACTTTCAGGATATTTATTTTAATAATAAATACGCCGAGCAGGTAACATATTACAAGCTGGACAATTCAGCCGGAAATGCTATGGGTGAAGTTTTTACAAAGCTTGCTGAAACAATTTCCAGTGACGTATATTACAATACTACAGGGCATATGTGCGTAGAATCGAATGTTTTGGAATTTGTTAATAACAACGTCCCGATTATATACAGAATTGAAGAGGGTGATAATGATTTACTATCTGTCTCTATGTCTGATAATTGGAGCAAGATGAGAAATAAAATTATTACAAAAGGGGCTATTACAAATGGATATCAATTCTCTGCATCGGTTGAAAACAATAATCCTAAAAGTCCTTATGCAATAAAGTATTGCGGTGTGGTAGCAGAAACTATTGAGAATTCATCCTTGTATGCAGATAGTTTGTGCTTGGAAAACAGTATGTATGAACTGGTACAAAGGAGCCGAGGGGTCAGAACTTTAAATCTATCGTGCAGTTATTTACCGTTCTTGGATGTAAATAAAGGTGTTTTAATCACCTGTCCGAGCTTAGACATAAATGATGAAAACTATGTGATAGATAGTTATTCGTTTAGTTGTAGTAACGATCCCAAAACATCAATAAGTTTATCAAATATGAATGAGGTGAATATTGCTTGCTAAAAAATATTTTAACTAAATCCGAAGAGGATATTAGCAACGAGTATTATGTTGCGTTACAAAATATGATACATCAAGAGGTAATAAACTGTTTGTCTAATATAAATTTTGAAAAGTATATAGATGTTGCTGTCGTTAGTTATGATGAGGAAACAAAGTTGTGTACTTGTAAAGATTTGGGCACAAAAGAAATCTATGACGACATAATAAATTATACATCTGATACGTTAGCCGCTGGTAATATAGTTCGTATATATTACAATGGACAGGATAGATTTATAGGCAGACATTTAACAAGAAAGGAGTGATTAGATGGGTTGGTTTACAACATTTAAAGAAAAATTCCCCACGGGGAAAGCAACATTTTTACAGTTTCGGCAATGGGTAGAAGATGTGTTAAACACGGTTTGTAATAAAACTCAGGAAACAGTAACGAATTGTTATGAAAATACCAGAATGGTTTTTGGTACGTATAACAGTCCTACTGTGACGTATGATTTGGACAAGGGTGTAGCCGAAGCATTTATTAATCTTGGGTTTCGTCCCAAAGCTGTGTCTATATGGGATCAATATGGTATGCAAACACAAATGTATCAATATGAAGATCGAAAGTGGAATGAAACTTATGGTGGAACCGCTATAGACGGAATGCCCTGTCAATTAAAACAGCCATATTCGATAGATGGCGGTAAGGCAACGTATAATACCAGAGTAGTTCCGGGAATTGAAATTGTTGATAATGGCTTTTATATAAGACAAGCTTTAAATATGATAACAAAAGATGATGTATATGTGTATACTAATTCGATGTCAGGCTATGTTTATTTAATAGGCGGTCTTCATTACTTTGTAGCCTACCGTAACGGCGACATAGGCACAGTAGCTTCAGATGGCACATTTACAATTAATTCATAACAGGAGGTGATTGAATGGGAAATAGAAATATATTACAGGATTTTCCTTCTTATATGTTATCAAAAGAAGCGCCTGATATAGATGAAATTTTAAATAATTATGACGATCTAAAGAAGAAGGTACAAGTTTTACAAAATATTACAACAGGTGTATTTCAGTATCAAGGTTCTCGTTCTTTAAAAGTATTAGTAGATGATATTAAGGCTTACTTGGCAAATGGCGGAGACAATAAATATTCAAAGGGTTGTTTCTATAATATCAACGACTTAACAGGCTTTGATATTAAGGGATTAACGGTCGGAGATAATATTGTCTTCACGGGAACCATAGTTACATATTCTGATGAAATCCCAGTTTCATATAATTCACAAACCGGCATAGGTAACATTTGCGGCTTTGAATTTGACCGTTTTCCTTCTGTTGTTGACTTATCAGAGTATTTAAAAACTGCTGATGCAGACACAAAGTATGCTTTAATTTCTGATTTAAATAATATTGTAACGGAAATGGAAAATAGTATTATCCAAGGTGGAAATATAGACAGTTTAACGCTTGATGTGCCTATTACAGATACGTCTCGCATTAATAAGATTTACAATGTAGCTCGTGGAAATTGGAATGGGGTAAGAGACGAAGCCGGTGGATATCATCGTTTTAACTATAACTGTACGATGACGAATGCTAAAATTATAAATGATAATGGTTCTTATTATATCCAGTGTGGTGTAGGAGATATTCCGACTGAGTTGTATTCTCGCCCCTTGGGTAATTTTGCTTTAAATGATGAACTGAGTACATTTGATATTGTGATCGACAGCTATATTTATACTTTTGAGTACACTTCTTATTCGGGAGATCCGCCTTCTGAGATTTTAAAGTTTTCTTTAAAAAATGTTCAATATGGGCCTGACTTTTCTGATGATTATTATGCCCAAAAATTTGTGGATAATATTTACGATCTTGGTGATATAGCGACTGTTTGGGCGGTAGATATCAATGTTGGTGATAATTTTGTCATTACTAAAAACGGATTTGACTCGTTGGTTGGTAATTATGCTACATCTGGCGAGCTCAATGATTTGCAAAGAAAACTTGACACTATCAATAAAACATTATCCGGTGTATATAAAAATGGTGGGGATGTTAGTGAAATGACATTAGATGTTCCTGTTCCTTCCGGTAAGATTAATACAATGTATAATGTTAAAAGTGGATTTTGTCCCAGTAGCGGCTATGGAGAACATGGAGCTTTCAAATATAAAATCACAATAAAAAATGCATACATTCTTAAAACTACAAGTGACAGCGGAAATACTTATGAATTGTGTTTTAAGCTCGGGGATATTCCAAGTGAATTATGGTATTATTCCATAGGTATGGTTACATTTTATGGAAAATTTCGAAATACTATTGATTATCAGCCGACTGACATAAGTGGATGTTTTGAATTTACATCTCCATCTGAATTGTCAATTCAAATGTCTCAAGAGGGGTTAGAATATATAGTTAAACTACCTTATGAAGTTTCTTATAACGCTCCTCCTATAGATTATTATTTTTCTGATAAAACTTTTACCGATAATAAATATCAATTAGGCAATATTACAACTATATGGTATAGAAAAGACATTTCAGTTGATGATAATTTCGTTATTACAGAGCATGGTTATGATGTTTTATCTTATAAAATAACTGATTATGTTTCAAAAAGTTCATTTGACAGTTTATCCGCTACCGTTGCTAAAAAGGCAAATTCTTCAGACGTTTACACCAAAACCGAAACGGACAGCGCAATATCCGCGCTACAATCAGAAATAGACGGAACGGGCAAATACGACACAATCATTGACTATACCTACACGGGCGATGAAGCAGCAACGGAATTGAACATATTGCTGACGGTTGAACAACTGCAAAAAATCAAAAAATATGAAAAATTTTTCTGCTATGTCAAATATAATGTATCCGCTACCACGGGAACAACGTCATTTTGGGCAACGGCAACGCTGAACTTGTGCACCAAGGGAACAACAGCCCTGCTATCATACGGCGGTATATTTATGCGTGCGGCAAACACAATGCAAAAAATTACTGCCGATAACACGCCTATAACGTGGATTGCGACCACCGAAAAGGTCAGATTGCCCGACAGCGACATTTGTGTTACAAACGTGTTGGATTATGGCGGCACCCAGTACAATTTATTTAATATTTCAACATTAACAGGCGGTTCATCGCGTCTTATTTCGCCTGTTTTGTATAAACATTCAGAAACGGAATACGATTGGGTTATGCAGCTAAAATCACCTACTACAATGCCGTTCATGCATGGAATGAAATTTATAATGTGGGGGAAATGATATGGAAACTATAATTGAACAGATAGAAATGCGAAAACAGCAGCTACAGAATACCGATTATATAGCGTGTAAAATCGCCGAGGGTGCGGCAACCAAAGACGAATACGCCGCTGAACTGGCAGAACGTCAGCGATTGCGCAAGGAAATCGGTGCATTGGAACAACAGTTATATGGAACGGAGGTGCAGAATAATGAAAATGACAATTGAAGATAACAGGATTTATGATTTTAACGTTATCAAAAAAACATTGCCAAAAACAGACGTGTCGGGCATAACAGAATATGAAATTCCTGTGGAGTATTTATCCCGTGTAATAGATCAAGGGAATATTGATTGTTGTCCAGCGTGTGCATTAGCATCTAACTTAACAGCAATATCAGCTTCACAGGATAATAAAAAAGAATATTCTGTAGCGTATATATATGGAAAACACCGTACAGCCGACAGTACACGCCCGGGGATGTTGTTGGAGCCGGCGTTAAAATCTATGTTAAATCTGGGAAGCGTTCCTTACGAGATGCTTCCCCAGTTAATAGAGATGCCAGAAGTTAAAGAAATAGTTAAGTCAAAACCCGAATTGGATGAGTATGCAAAAGATTCAGCCATAGCGGGATATTGTAAGATACGTTGGTCAAACACTGATGAGAAGATTAATAACTTTAAGCTTGCTATTATTAACTATAATTTGCCAATAATCATCGAAAGCAAAACGGCTTTTCCCGAAAAACATTGTGTGATAGCGTATGGTTTTGAAGAAAGAGATGGATATTTCTATGTAAAGTTTCAAAACTCTTGGGGGAAAAACTGGGCTAAGGGTGGTAGAGGAACTATCCCCATAGGTGATGTCAGCAGTATGTATATGATATTCCCGAAAGAATTAACAATGCCGTTTACGGACGTTAAAAAGGATGATTGGTTCTATAATACAGTTCGCAATGCGTATCTTGCGGGATATGTAAACGGAAAGGACGAAACAACATTTGATCCGAACGGATATATAACAAGAGCTGAACACTGTGCTGTTCTTGATCGTGTATTGAAACGTCAGAATGAAATCCATACATTAGAAATGATTGCGTTAGAGGAGAGACTGGAAGAATTAGAAAAGAAAATACGAGAGAGGTAGAATGATGGATGAGATAACAATTAGAGAAAGAATAGCTACTCTGGAAGCAATAGTGGAAGAGGAAGGCAAGGCAACTCGCAGAAGATTAAATAATCTTGAAGGGTTGGTTGAAAGTGTACATATTATTGCTACGGAGACAAAAGCATTGAGAGAAAATATGAATTCTCTCACGGGCAGAGTTGAAGAAATTGAAAAAAAACCTGAAAGGCGCCTCGATAGTATTGTTAACATTGTTTTAACTGCTGTAGTGGGCGGCGTAATAGGTTATGTATTAAAAATGTTATTTTAAAGGAGGCATAGGTTATGAAGATTAATTGGAAAGTAAGATTTAAAAATCCGGTATTCTATGTACAGGTTATAGTTGCAATATTTACACCGATTTTAGCTTATCTGGGTATAACCGCAAAAGATTTAACATCTTGGACGTACTTGGGACAAGTATTAGCACAGGCTATATCGAATCCGTATGTACTGATGTTAGTTATTGCTAATCTTTGGACTACAATAAACGATCCGACTACGACAGGATTATCAGACAGTACACGTGCATTGAATTATGAGGAACCCAACAAGGAGTAATGTGATATGAACATTATAAAAACTGATTGGAAGTGGAATGGGGCGTTATCAAAACGCTCCTCCACCGAATATATAGTTCTTCACCATGCTGAGGCAAGCAAATGTTCTGCTCAACAGGTAGATGAATGGCATAAAAACAATGGATGGTCTGGTATAGGCTATCATTTTTTTGTTAGGAAAGATGGTAGCATATATGAGGGCAGACCCTTATGGGCGCTGGGTGCCCACGTACAAGGAATGAATCACTGCTCTATAGGTATTTGTGCTGAAGGAGCTTATACACACGAGACTATGCCACAGGCGCAAAAAATAGCCATTGCACAGCTTATAGATTACTTAAAAAGCAATTATTATCCCGATGCTACGATTGTGGGACACAGAGAGATTGGTGACTCAGATTGTCCGGGCAAAAATTATCCACTTAATGAATTAAAGAATTATAAAAATTTATTGGACAAAGGTGGTGACGAAGCTATGACATCTGAAGAAAAGAAACGTTTTGACATATTAGAGCAAGAAGTTAATGAATTAAAAAATCCTATGATATACAATTATGTGGATAATAATATGCCAGAATGGGCGCGTGAAGGTGTTCAATATTGTATTGACCATGGTATCATTTCAGGTACAGGTAATGGTTTGGGGTTGGATGATAAAGATTTGAAATACTGCACTATGATAATGCGATTGATGAAAAGTCTTGACAAATGA